TTATATTGCAACGTTCATTTTTTTTATTTCTTCTGACATATGATCATCTGTGACATGTACATATAAATCCATTGTAACTTGAATAGATGAATGCCCGAGTATCTTTTGTAATGTTTTTGGTTGTACTCCTTTTTCTATACATCTTGTAGCAAAAGTATGCCTTAATGAATGCATATAACAATGTTCAAATATTTCATATTCACCTCCAAGAGCATCTGCCTCTCTATCCTTATTGATATTTTTTACAATACGAATCATTGTAATTCTAAATGTAGATGCACCAACCGGATTGCCATTTATTGTAGAAAACACTAAATCATTCCATTCGTTATGCCATTCAGAACTTTGATGTTTTAATTTATATTGAAGTTTTTGCTGATCTAGTAGTATATTTTTAGCTTCATCTGTTAGTGGAACTTTTCTTTTACTACTTTTTGATTTGGGAATTCCATAATAAAAACCACCTTTTTTACTATCTTGTAATAATGTTCTCTTTACATATAAAAAACCAGAATCCAAATCAATGTCCGACCATTGCAATCCACCAATTTCCCCACATCGCAATCCCGTCTCAAGAACAAGCGAAAAAGCATTATAATATATAGATTTTTTTGCATATTTAATAAAATCTCTTTGCTCGTCTCTTGTAAGGACTCTTCGGTTATTTTCATCATCATCCAAGTTTCGTTTTTTTAGTTTTAAATTGTCAGCAGGATTTCGAATAATGTAACCGTTTTCAACAGCTCCTTTAAATAAAGCATGAAGCGTTATCATCGTTAATTCCATTGTCCCATAAGAATATTTTCCGTCTTCAAACATTTTGTTTAATATTTGCTGACAATTTATATTCTTTACATCTCCCAAAGGTATATTACCTATATATTCTTTAATATTATTCTTGTAACGATTGGAATAATTTTTTTTAGTATTATTTGCAACAATCCCTTCTTTATAATTATTCAACCAGAAATCAAACCACTCATCAACAGTCATGTTACAATTGTTCAACAGACTATCTTTGTATTTGGCTTCTGTTAGCCAATTACGAGCTTCTGTAATTTTATCAAAGTTTTTTTCTTTACGTTTGCCATTTACAGACGTAAATCTTGCTTGATATCTACCATCTTTTCTTTGATTTAAACCCATTCCAAGCTCTTTACCTTTTAAATCTTTACCCATTTGTTACTCCTTTCTATGGGAAAAGACCAAACCTATATGAACAATATATCACAAAGTCTGGTCTTTTACAAATTTTTATATGTACGATTTATTTTCTAAATACTTTTCAAATTGCTCACGTTTAAATAGAATTGTTTTGCCGTTATGCAACGTGTAAATATTTCCTTCTTCTTTTGCAAGTTCATATAATTTATCTCTTCCTATGTTAAAATAAGCACTTGCTTCATTGATAGTTAAATTGAATTTTTCTTCTGGTGAAAGTTTAATCATATTACGCCTTTCCAGTAGAACCAAATGATCCTCTATTAACATCATTTAAATGTTCAATCTCTTCAAACTCAATCTCTGGCTGAATTTTCTCAATCCTGAACTGACAGATTCTATCATTCTTGTTGATTGTAGTATCTTCCATAGCAATTACAGGCATCATCCAAACATCATTATCCCCACAATAACTATGGTCAACAACACCCATATGGTTTGTCTGAATCACTTTAAAATTCTTATATGTACTACTTCTCGGTACAATATGTGCTTCATAACCTTCTGGCAATTCCATTCCAACACCTAAATTAACTAAATGAAACTCACCTTTCTTCAGATGGATTGTTTCGGCACTTCTGAGATCAATCCAGTCACCTTTGCTGATTTTTCCAATTCTATCAATTTCGTTATCAAAATATTTAATCTTAATTGTTTCCATTTTCTTTATTCTCCATATCTTTTAATTCTTTTTTCAAATCTTGAATATAATTGATTGTATCACCTAATATTGGATATAAAATTAGTATTACAATAAATGCACCAATCATGATTCCAAGAAAAAATAATAAAAATCTCATAACTTTATTTTTCTTTGATCTCACCGATATAAGCATCGAACCCATCATCACAATCTCTCGTTGTAACCATTACCATTCCGCTTTGTACAAATACTGCTTCTACAGTACATTCGACAAGAACTTTGTCTCCTTTCTTTAGTTTATATAAATCTTCTATTTCCATATTTGTATTATCTCCTTTAATCACAATATAAAACTACTTTGTTCTGGTCAAGAGATTGTTTCACATCAATGCAGTTTTGGTTTTTTGAACCTTTGAATTTCAATGATAGATCTTTCTGCTCATCTATATATTCTCCGTCAACGAGTACATCTACATTAGAAATTATTTCTTTTCTCTTTTTATGAATTTCTATAATGCGTTCAAAATCTTTATCTGGAAATGTTGGTTGACAAATTTTTGACATTAATGAATTCCACTCAAATCCTGTATAAAGCCAGATAGTTTTATCAGGATATGAATTACGGATTTGTTTAACTAATTTGAGGACTTCATCAAGGTTCTGATCCGCTAAACATTCTCCACCAAGAAATGATACTCGTTTAATATATGGTCTATCAATTAATTTCATAAATTTATCTTTTATTTCTTCTGTCCATTCTTTTCCACCATTAAAATCCCATGTATCAGAATTAAAACAGTTTTTACAGTGAAATGGACAACCTTGGACGAAGAGGGAGACTCCAACTCCCTCTCCATTAGAAATATCCATAGATCTAATCTGTGCGTATCTCATTATAAATCCTCCGCAATATCTGTCATATGGACATATCTCTCCTTAATTTCCTGAGTACGTCCTTTTCCCCAGTAATTAGTTCCAATATATCCGCAAGTCCTTCTTGCTACATTCATCTTGTCTTTATCTCTATTGTGGCAATTTGGGCATTCCCAAATAAGTTCGCCACCTTCATCAATAATTTTGATTTCACCGTCGTAACCACAAACCTGACAGTAATCAGACTTTGTATTTTCTTCTGCATACATGATATGGTCGTAGATGAATTTATTCATTTCCAAAATAGCATCTACATTATTTACCAATCCATCTGTCTCAACATAAGATATTGCACCCCCAAGTGATAACGCCTGAAATTCTGATTCTTTAGCGAGTTTATCAAATGCATTAATTGGTTCTTTTACAAATGTATGATAACTGTTTGTGATATAATTTCTATCTGTAATACCTTTAATAATTCCAAAGCGTTTCTGTAGACACTTCGCAAATTTATACGTTGTGTTTTCGATTGGAGATCCGTAAATTGAAAATCCAATATAATGCTCTTTATTCCACTGGTCACATTTATCATTCATAAACTGCATTACTTTAATGCCAAAATCATGACCTTCCTGTGAATCAATATGTGATTTACCAGTCATATATTTTACACATTCATATAATCCTGCATATCCAAGAGAAATACTTGCGTATCCATTATGAAGTAACTTATCAATCTTTTCACCTTTTTTAAGTCTTGCAAATGCTCCATACTGCCATAATAAAGGTGCGACATCAGATAATGTTCCTTCTAATCGTTTATGTCTGCAAAGTAATGCTTTATGACATAATTCTGTTCTCTGTTCCATTAAATCCCAAAACTTTTCATAATCGCCTTCAGATGATAATGCTACATCTACAAGGTTTAATGTGACAACGCCTTGGTTTAGTCTTCCATAAAATTTATAATTACCATTTTCGTCTTTATAAGGTGAAAGGAAACTACGGCAGCCCATGCACGGGAAACAGTTGCCTTCTTTATATTTCTTCATAATCTTCTCTGAAATATAATCAGGGTTCATTCTCTTTGCAGTACACTTAGCTGCAAGTTTTGTTAAATACCAATAAGGGGAATTTTCATGAATATTATCTTCTTCTAAGACATAGAGAAGCTTTGGAAATGCCTGTGTGACATATACGCCAACTTCATTTTTAAGACCAAGTAATCTCTGATTAAGAAACTCTTCAATAATCATTGCAAGCTCTTTCTTATACTCTGTAGTCTCTCCAAGATACATAAATACACTCAAAAAAGGAGACTGTCCATTTGAGTTAGACATAGAATTGCACTGATAGTTAAAAGTCTGAACACCATCTGCTACTTCTTTTTTGGTATCAGATTCTGCATATCTCTTACAATCTTCATCAGAAAATCCCCATGACTTATATTTCTCATAGTATTTGTTGTAACTATCTCTTACAAATGGTGCTAAATGTGTAAGAGTAATTGTAGCTCCTCCATACTGAAGTGACGTAACACCAAGAATAATCTGAGTGGCGATTGTACAAGCAGTAATAAATCTATGTGGTTTTTCAATCATTACCTTGTTAATACAAGTACCATTCTGTAACATATCTTCGAGATTAATAAGTGAGCAATTACTCATCGCATTCATACCAAAATAATCAATATCATGGAAATGAATAATTCCTTCATCGTGTGCTTGCACAACTTCTGGTGGAAGTAAAAATCTACGAGAAATATCTTTGCTAACAATTCCTGCCATATAATCACGCTGAGTATTTAATACTTTTGAGTTTTTATTGGAGTTTTCAGTATTCCAATATTCGCTTTCACCATCTAACAGTTCATCAATCTCGGAATCTGTTGTATTCTCATTTTCTCTCTGAAACTCACGAATACTTCTATATCCCTCATATGCTTTTGCAGTAAGTCTCTGCTTCTTAGTAATCAATTTATCATAAACCATTGATTCAATATCAGAAATACTTACTTCGTCTTTGTCTTTGCATTCATTTTCAATCTCGTCTGCGATGTCTTCAGCAATCTTTGATTTTACAATGCCCGAACCATTTTTCATAGCTTTAAGAATTGCAGTTGAAATTTTTGATTTGTCGAAATTAACTTCTGAACAATCTCTCTTAATTACTTTTGTCAATATGTATATCCTCCTATCTGTTTCTCATAATTCCATCCAAATTATAGTGGCTTAGAAATTCATCTAATTCATCAGAAGTCTCAGGATTACCAGCTAAAAACGTTTCTACATCTTTGCCGATAGTTGGATTATTATTCCATACTGTCACAATGTCACTCAACACATCGTACATACTTCTAAATTCGTCATCATTGTCTGGTTTTCTTGTTTCAACACCAAGTGAATTGATATACTCTTCTGCTTTTAATAAATCGTTTGTCATTGTTGTTTTTACTTCATATTCTGCTTTACTAACGTTCATTTTATCTCCTTTCCTGATTCCACAAGAAATCAACCTTTCTTTGTATTTTTAGCATAAGATAGATCAAGTTATAACCATTATTCTTGATTTATTTTAGTTTTATTTTGATATATTTTTATGTATTCATCGAACCCACTGTTCTCATTACAAAAATATTCAAAGTTTGTCCAACTTTGTAACTTATCAGGTTTGGCTCTACTTCGATAACAACTACCTCTCATTGGGCAATTTTCGCTACTACACATTGTAATATTTGGCATATGATTTCCTCACATATCTTTAATTTTTATCTTTAAGGCTTCTAATTCTTTGTACCTATCAGATTCATATTTAGTATGATCTTTTACAATCATATGAGTCTGTTCATTACAAATTAATTCAATAAGTAATTTCCTATTATGTTTTGTCAAAAAATCAATTTTAACATCTGACGTCTTATAATTATCCATATTTTTACCTCACAATGTTTCCCTCTAATTCTTCACACACCAATGTTTTGTGCATCACACCATCGTCAACATTTGCATGTGTTTTTATCATTTTCGTATGACTAATACTATATTCTCTATTTCCAACTGTTACTGTTATAAATTCATCTGGTTTAGATAACAATTCTCTTGCAACCATATGGCTTGTATTTAATCCATTAAAAAATATTTCACTCACCCTCTTCCTATCTCATGTAAAAATCCTTTATGTATTCGCACATATCCATTGCGCACGATTCAACTCTTGTAAAACAACATTTTAACCATGGATGGATTAAGTTATAATCCCCTCGTTCATCATAAGCAATCACAGGAATATTATTTTTCCACGCTTCGTATACTTCAATCACTGATCCAATACTTGTATTTAATCCATTTATATTTACAATAACAATGTCACTGCCACGAACTAAGTTTAGATCAAATTTCATAACCTCCTGTTCGTTTTGGTATCTTGGTTCTTCAAAATTGAAATAATCACATGGAGAAATAACATTAGTTTTATAATTTGCCATATCTGAATATTTGTCCAATTCTGCTGCTACAAATTTTCTCCATGTTATTTGTTCTTCTATACTTAATCCTGCCATTTTACCAGCTAAATAAATTGTTAAGCCATTATTTTTCATTTGTACGCCTTTCTATAATGAAACAATACGCTATTTACCACGTCATCAATATTCTCATCAAAGTTGTTATAAACAATCCTGTTAGCAAGACTTTCTGCATCTTTAAAATCTGATATATCAGTTTTGATACGTCTTTCAGCCTCTTCCTTTTTATCTCCACGAGCAACTAATCTTTTGTTGATAGTTGAAATATTTGAATATAAATAAATAACCGTTACATCGTATCCTAATTTTTGAATATCTCTAATACCATCAGGTGTAAGAATAATTACAGAGTTTTCGTCTGCTTTTTCACAATCTTCTTTTGCTGATCCATAATACCAAGTACCTTCAGTAGTAATGTGTTTCTTCCATTCTGCAAAAAAACTACTTTCAACTTTCTGTAAAAAATCTTCTTCTGAAATATAATGATATGTAACATCAGGAATTTCATCTTTACGCATTGGTCTTGTAGTATAAGTTATGACACTATTAAATCCATGGTTTTTTACAAGCTTATCTCTCACCAATGTTTTCCCAGATGCAGTTCTTCCCATTAAAATAAGCATTATAAATTCCACCTTTCATCTAAAATCTGTACAATATGTCCATCTTCAATGACAGCCGTTTTACTTTCCGTAAAATCTCCGTTTAAGAAGTCACTAATTCTAATACTGTCTAAGTCAATAACCTGCGAATAATTCATGTTTATTCCTCCACAATCTTATATTTGCTGCAAATTTCGTTGAATCTTTTGATATAATCCTCATTATCGGTATTAATTACTACCGTTACAGGATTCATCGAAATTCCAATCATTCCTAAATACGACTTTGCATCAACAATACGTCTCCCATGTTTTCCATCTACATCACATGGAATTTGTGTCCAGATTTCCATTACAAAATTATTTAAGTCTGTAAGACTGTCTAAATTTAAAGTAAATTCTGTTTTCATTATTTTCCCTCACTTTCTGCCAGTTTGGCATAATCCCAATAGCTTACAGCAAACAAACCAGAAACACTCCATGATGTTGCACCATTGTTCCATACATAAACTCTTCCATCTTCATATTTTGCAAAATATCTACGCTTCCACACACTATCTTCATTGTTTCGTACCAAAATTTTTGCATCTACCGAAACCTTGCTCCAATCGACAGGTGGCTCAACTGGCTCGATATATTCGCTGTTCACCCATTCTCTAAGACCATCATAGCAAGAGCCAAACTTCTCAAGACCACATGTATTGCACTTTACACCTCTACATTCTCTTGGTTTCCCATCCACGACTGCAATTCTATTCCCATTACACACGATATCTAAAATCTCTTTTTCATATTTCTCTCTGTTTAACATAAATACTCCTTACCTATAAAAACTGTGACCGACACTATCTTTAAATAAAAATTCTCTATTTTTATCAGCCCATGAATTACCATTAGTTGAATCAAAATATAATGCTCCATTCGTTGTATCCCTAAACTGAAATGCATATTCACAAGCCAATATTGTTGTTTCTGTTACAGTTACATTTTTGTAAGCACCACTTGTATAACTTGAGAATTGTGGATATTGTGTAATAACATCATGCATTGACTCTGGGAAATCGTCATGTTCCATTCTGTTTAGAATCACGCTTGCAACATTTACCTTTTCGTCAAAATATGTATCTCCACGCACTTCAGTTTCTACTATTCTGAATAACAATTCTAACTCATATGAATTAAAATAATCATAAATAGACTCATCAGGATCAACCCATTCAGAGTATTCTTGTTCAATTTCTTTATAATTCTTAAACCATTCTTTTGTATCAGAAGTGTCTAAAGCATTTATTTTCGTTACGGCTTCTTGAATTTTATCTAATTGTTGTTTTGATATAATATCAATTTGTGCTTTAGAAATAGATTCTTCTATAACCAAATTCATTTCTTCTGTTATGCCTGCTACTAAGTTGTCTTTTAAAATGCTGCTATCCTGTCCCCAAACGGGGACGACAGGAAAAGATACAGCAAACAAACATGCTAAAATTGCTAACCGTTTTTTCATTATTTCTCCTTATTATGTTGTATAATGGATTTTGGTTTGATTTGTTACATAGATATATTCTCTGTTTGAAAACAAAGATTAATGAATCATTTCTAAGAATTGATCTTCTGAGATAATGGGAATGTTCAAAGATTTTGCTTTTTGATTCTTAGATGATGTTGAGTTGATATCGTTATTAATAAGATAAGATGTTTTAGAACTTACAGATCCTACTACTGTACCGCCATGAGTAACTATATCGGCTTTCAATTCGTCACGATTTTTATAATGATTGACAGAACCTGTTACAACAAATGTTTTACCATTTAATGTTTTTGGAATTTCCTCTAATACTATATTAGGTGTTTCAAAAGTAAACTCTTTTGATAATTCATATACCCACAACGAATTCTCATACCACCATTTCGTCATTGAGTTCATCATCGTAATACCAAAACCATTAATGGTTAATAATTTTTCTGGTGAAGATTTCATCAAACCAACAAAATTATTAAAATTCTCTTCACATAATTTACTGATATCTTTACTTACTGATTTTCCGATTGATGGGATTGATAAACTATAGATGAATCTTTCCAAAGATGTATTGCGTGATTTCTCAATAGAGTTAAGAAGTTTTTCAACCGATTTCTTACCAAAACCATCTAAAACTTTCATTTCATTTTCGTAGTCTGATAAATGATAAATATCCTTAATTGAATTTAACCAACCAAGATTGATGAATTTTTCAATAGTTGATTCTGACAAATTCTCGATGTCCAATGTATTTCGGCTTGCTGCGTGAACCAACTTACCTAAAAGCTTACCCTTACAGTTTGGATTTTCGCACATAAGAACTTCTGAATCATTCTCTTTAACAATTCTTGTAGGTTTACCACAAATCGGGCATTTATCAAGAATTTTACAAGTATTACTTTTTGTTAAGTTTTCTCGAATTTGAGGAATGATTTGATTTGCTTTTATTACAGCAATCTCGTCACCGATTCCAAGTTGCAATTTTTTCAAAATTGATACATTGTGAACGGATGCCCTACTCACAATTGTCCCATCTATTTTTACTGAATCGAATATGGCAGTAGGTGTTAAAATTCCTGTCTTCCCCATTGTCCACTCGACATGTCTTAATGTTGTAATTGTTTCTTCATCATAAAATTTAAAAGCCAGAGAATGTCTTGGATGATGCCCTGTTATACCTAATGATTTGCCGTATTCTACATCATTATAAGAAATAACTAAGCCGTCAATCGGATACGATTTTTCTTCAGCAATAGCTTTTAATCGTTCAATTTTTTCTCCAATATCATCTGACGAGCTATTGTATGTAACATATGGGACTACCTCAAATCCAAGCTTTTCCGCAATTCCGAATCCTTCGGTATATGTTGATACACCAAATGGAATCTTCCATGCAACAAAATGAATGTGTCTATCTCTTGCAATTTTACTATCAAGCTGTCTTACTGAACCAGAAGCATAACTTCTTGGATTTGCGAAAGAATTATTTCTTATGTAATCTGTGTATTCTTTTCCAGTTAAACCTAACCCTTGAGCTTCACGCTTTGCTTTCTCAACAAGAGGATCATTGATTGCTTTAAAGTCTCTGACTGTTACAATGGCTTCGCCTTCAACTTCAAAAGGCGTATCAATGTGTATTTGTGTTGGAAAATTTTCAAACACTCTCGCATTGTGTGTTATGACTTCTCCTATTTCGCCATTTCCTCTTGTTTCACTTTGTTTTAATGAATTGTATTCATACGTGTTTAAAACCGTTAATCCATCCATCTTCAACGAAAGAACGCAATCTCTACCATTAGAGAACTTCACTAAATCATCTGTAGATTTAGTTTTATCGAGTGATAACATCGGATGAGAATGAGTAATTTCTTCTAATTTAGACACTACATTGCATCCGACATTCTGAGTAGGACTATTTGCTAACACAATCCCTGTAATTCGTTCCCATTCTTTCAATTCATCAAATTTACAATCAAATTCATAATCACTCATAATTGGACTGTTTTTATTATAATAAGCGTCAGATGCTTTATTAAGCAGCTTCACTCTTTCTGCAATATCGCTTTTGTTCATTCAATCCCTCCTAATTATCTTTAATAAATACTGTAATTTTACACTGTCCTCGTCCTATATCTTCCATATATGTAAAGAATCCTTGGTTATTCAAATTCTTTTCTTCATCAAAAGCCTCTTCCGTCGGAAGCTCTGTCGAATAACTATAAAGCAGAGGAAAGCCTTGTTTCATTTCTTCTTCTGATAATAAAAACTGCATAATTTAGTCCTTTCTCATATAATAATTTTTAATCTTACATTTACTTTCTTTTCGGCTTCCTACCACATGACTTAGTTTCTGTGCAATAACCTACTTCGTCACATTTTGCATGGAATAAATTGTCTACAATCCACTTCCACTCATCTGAATATTCTCTTAATGCATTGCAAATATCATTAAACATTTTTCTGTATTCATGATAAGCTCGACTACACATCCTTACTCTACTCATATCAACAATGCTTCTAAGGTTACGCTTATCAACAATTTTTGTTGACATACCGAGAGGTAATGCCATTGCAATATCTTCTCTTGGGATATCACATTTTTCTAATTCTTTTATTCCGTAACAAATATTTGACATTATGCTTTTATATTGCGCAAATGCATATTCATTATTTTGAATTGATGCAGGAGTTACATAATCGAAATTCTCATAGTTGATATAGCGTGTTGATGCTTGAAGTTTTGTAGCCCCAATTACGTGAGTATACCATTCACGAATTGTACGAGCTGAATATCCATCAATAATCATTTCTACATTAACATATTCCATAACTCGTCCATGTCCTGATTTAATACAATCAAGACCACGCTTATAATTCTTTTCATCATCTGTTATATTAGCATTCCAGCAGCATCCTGCCCTTCGTCCCATTAATGTAATTGGGTTCTTTGTTGTTTCTGGTAAAATTGTAATTGTTCCCATTTAATCCTCCTATAAAAATTCTTTATAAATAAACACTGCTATGAATATTAGTAATAATATAATTGACAATAACGTTGTCATGACTTCTCCAATTAATAAACCGATGACATAAATAATTCCTTTAACAGCAATACAAATCATTGTCGCTGCCAGAAACCATAGCAATGTAAACATTATTGCTTTTAATATTTTCTTTATTTTAATCACCACCATTCCAATGAAAGTCCAATTTACTTGAAATCTTTATCTTCTAATTTATTAAGTAAGTTATTTGTCATTGAACATAATCCACTAATAAAACTAGAATATTTGAAAGTTTCACTGTCTTCTGAATATTCTGTTGATTCATATACCTCGTTAAAAACTCTTCATACAACATTTCTTTGCTAATAGATTTACTCATTTTCTTTCTCTCCTTTGTCTTTATTTTTTCTAAATGACCAGCAATAATCAACAAACCTGTCAAAATTCATCGTTATTTGGTCATAAACGTCAATTTTAATGTCATCTGCTCGTCCAGTCCAAGGTGATAAAATTATTTCATATTCACACTTAGACCACATATAATACATAAGATATTTTTTTAAACTATCTGCAAATTCATCTCTTGACAAATTTTCTTGTAAAATCTTATTAACTTCATTTTTAAAACTACCATGATTAAATACATTCCATTTAATAATTTTTTGTGCATTAGAGTCATGATAGTAAACATACCATTCTATAATAATCACCTCCTGATTGTTTATTTACTTTTTTCTGTGAGATAATGAACAGAAATGTTCTAAGATAAAATTCGATTAAACTATCCAAATGTAATTACACCATCTGGATTTTCTTCAAAAAATTTTGATATTTTATTTAACTGTTTTTCTGTTAAATCAAAATACTTTTTCCCCATCCATTTTCTTAAACTTCTTCTACATGTAATAACCTTACTTGGATAATTATTAACCCTAAAAGTATCTCCATATTCTGGCACATCAATATATAATTTTTTTCTTCCACGTATTTCATGTGCATATGCTTGACCATTCATCAGTTTTGGATTACTACTTCCCCATCCAAGTTGCCACCAGTATTTACCATAAACACATGGAATATTCTCATTATATGATTTCATCAAAGATTCATATAATGTTTTATCATATATCCCAATTTTAATATTTTCATTTGAATCGCCAATAAGATCATACATCTCTGTTGGTGCATATTCTTTGATTAACTCAAATTCTTCTGCTGTAATAGGTCTACTAAACCATGTATGACATCCCATCTATTTTCATCTCCCGATTATTTATTCTCTTTTTATTTGTGAAACAATGAGCGAATTGCTCTAAGAAATAGAATGAATATTATATAGAAATCATTACAAATTATCTTCTAATAATTTCGGCATTCTCAAACATCGGAATATATACGCTCTCATCATTATCCCATTGTGGAATATCGAGATAATCAACAAATTCTAATGTTGGTTCAAAATGCTTTTCTATAGTCTCTTTAAATCCAACTGCCATTTTATTCCAACTCATGATAGAATCTAAATTATGCAATGAAAACCACAATGGTTGTATATATTTCTTCAGTAACGGAAGTTCATCTTCTTCTGGGAATCGACCTTCTCCAATAAATATTTCGTATAACATATCTGCAAGTAATGATAATGAGTACCAAAAATCATTATCGTGTATTGTCACTCGTAAATATTTTGTTGCGCATTCTTCTTTCAACATTAAATGTCTCCTTATAATAGTATTGTTCTCTTAATTTCTTCATCAGTCATTGTTTTTAATTTCTCAATAGCAGCTTCTCTAATAGTAAGTGTACTAACTGGCATATTGGAATTTTCTATAATAATATCTAGCACATCAACATCTTCATATTCATTATCAAAATCTCTGACAGCCTCTTCCATAAAACTTTTTGTTTGTTTCTCTGTATGAGCCGTATAAAAATCTTTCTCATACGTTGATGTTGGATAATAACATTTGAATAAATCAAGCTTGTTGTCATAACACCATAGTTCTTCCATCCAACCGCTACCATCTTCAATCCAGTCATGTACTAACTTGTTATATTTTATTCTAATCTGTTTGCCATTCTTTAATTCTTCCACATAATTATTTTGCAAAATATCACCTCCATTACATATGAAAGTTTAGATTCCTGTGAATTTTTATTTATTATTTTCTACTAATTCTTTAACGTATTTACAACTATCATCGTATGTAATATTAATTCCTTTCTTCCTAAAAACTTTCAAGTCATTTACTCTATAATCAGCTATACGATACCAACCACTATCAGGGTTGAATCCATCACTAAAAACATGTTTTGTATTGAATCTACCTTCACAGTTATATAGTCCTTCCATACATCCATGACCATATACATTGATGTCAATTAAATTATCTTCTCTTTCTTTACACATATATCTTATTCCCATATATCTATCTCTTCCTTTCACATGAAATAATAGTCTAATCTTCTTCGTTATCATCACCGTCATTGCTCGTACTAATATCAACACTAGCTTTAATACAAGCAGGAAACAATAACGCCCAGAGACACCAAGCAGATTCTGTATATTTAATTGCAAAAATTACTGCTATTGATGTTGCAATCCACGCAGATGCATAAGCAATTGTCGTTGCGATATTTTTCATTAATGTATTCTCCTTTCATCTTCTAAAGATTCTTACTACTATATTATTCTCCTTCTAAAATTTCTTTTGGGCAGTAAATAATCTTCTTACCTGCTTTCTGTGCTTTACGAATTGTTGACCAAACACCACCAGATTTATTACCATCCCAAATTGCAAGAAGTACATCACAATGATCAACCATATATTGATCTCTTACATTGTCACAGCCTTTGTAGAATTCATCTGATAACTCAACCCATTCGTCAGCATGTTCTTTAATTGAATTATATAATTTATGAGAAGAATTATAATTTTTACAAGGCAAGATACAATGCAATTTACAACCTAATCCTTCTTTAAGGATTGTACCAACTAACCCAAAAGCAATATCACATCCTGAAGCCATACCACAATACAAATCAACTGTTTCATCTTCTATAAGTGATACTTCTGCAATTTTAATAATCTGCTGTGATAGCCAATCTATAATATATTCCCACTTATCAGAAGTCTCATCATCTGGCAATCCTAGTCTCTGAGGTCTATGACCTGTTAATGCTATTCTCATTTATTACCTCCTTAATTTTCACAAGAAACTGTCGATTCTTGCTACTGTATTATTCTCTATTCTCTACAAAACTTCATCAACAATTCCATACTTGACTGCTTTATCAGAATGAATATAGAAATCTTTCTTCTTTTCACGAATCTCATTAATATCATCTTTTGTGAGATTGGTTCTGTCGATTACATATTCTTCAATCTTTTTATTCAGCCAGTCCATTTCTTCTCTGTCTTCTACCAAATCCTGATATTTACCACTTCTCCAAAAACTTATCTGATGATACATAAATGTTGAATGTTTATAGCAAAATCTTTTATGCCCTGCTAAGAAAATCTTAAAAGCTGCACTCATTGCAGATCCTGTACAATATGTATAGATTGGAGTTTTGCTATTGAGAATAATATCAATTAATCCCCACATCTCATAAGCAGATCCACCATACGAGTTGATGTATAGTTTAATTGGCTCACGTTTATAATCTTTTTCCTTCTCATCTTTCTCATCATCTTCTTGAATCTGTTGTAAAATACTCCATGTTAATTTACCAATAGATTCGTTGTCTACATCATCAGATAAGAACAATGTCTTTTTTTCTGTATTTGCATATGAATTATCTCTTGAACTCATAAATCCTCCTATTTTTTTTGTTATTTTATTCATAATATGTGGGTAGGGATTTTCACCCTACATAAGCCGTGCACTGCTCACATTGGATGGAGTTGAACCCATAGGTGTCCTACCGAGTGTTTTTAATCATTCACCTGTCTACTGCCCATTTGCGTGTCTACATATTCCACCACCACATATTTTGACAAACATAAAATCCATCGTTTAATTTGCTTTAATATCGTATTTCTTTAATAGCGTGTTTTTCTTTTTCAAATCAGCTTTGCAAGACTTAATATTGCTTTGGTACATATCAATTCTATTTTCTAATGTATCAATTGCCTTTTTAAGACAGTCAATACAATATTGCTTTGCTTCCTCCATTGTTTCAAATGAATGATATTTTGAACAAGCTATATCCATATCATCCATGTCCATTTTTGAAATTTTATATAAAGAATCAACCTGATACATTGTTTTCTTTGCAAGACTATCCTTAAATTTCTGAAGCATTAAATCTGCTAACTTATATTCTTTTGTTGTATATCCATAAAAACCACTATTATGTTTTTCGACTGAATTTTCCACATCAAAATGTAAGACTTCTATTGATGGATATGTTTCATTGATATAATCTGTAACCTTTTCTTCGTCATACCAAATATATACAAAGCGTGGCAATTCTTCCATTTGAGCCAATACCTTAATGTAGTTCCTTTTATCTAAATTAATAAAATCAACGTCAAGACCTTTTGCAATATCCATCTTTTGCAATTTATACCTTGTTGAAGATATAATTGCATTTGTATATTCTCTTGACCGATAAAACACAAGCATTTTCATTTACTTATTCTCTCCTTTCTTTCCAAAGAATGACTAACAAGAAATCCGTCTTTCCTTGGCTTTTTGAGTCTCTGAAACGCCCTATTGATGGGCATTCCAGAAATCTAAATTACTCTTCTACTGTATTATTCTCTGTTTCTAACATCATCCAAGTGTTTCTATTATTGTGACTTGTTCTAATACATTGTAAAAATGCTTCTGGTTCAGCTAATAATAAACATCTCTTTTTTGCTCTCGTAAGCAATGTATAAAGCATACAGTTATCAAGAAGCTGATGATGTGTATTATCAATAATACCAATTACTGTCTTTCGACCAGCACCCTGTAATTTATGTACTGTCATAGCATAAGCAAGATCCAAAGCAGCTAACTCTTTCTTTGTGTATTCAATGATTTTGTCTTTTCCAAAAATATCAGTGTAAGTTACTTCACAATACTCTTCTTTTTTCTTACCATCATATCTTTCACTGATTTTTGTCACATAACCAATCTCGCCATTAAATACATTTTTGTCATAATCGTTAACTGTTTGCATGACTTTTGCACCAAGTTTGAAAGTTGTATCAAAACCTTCAATACTCTCTAAAACATCACCGAGTAATTCATTTTGAATAACTTTGTTAATTTCATTGGTGCTATTCAAACAATCTTTTCTACGAGGTACTGCAATAACCACATTGTCGATTCCATCTGATTCAACAGATTTAATAAATGTCTTAACAGCAATATTGAATAATGACTGTCGATTTGTACGGAACATATAATACATATCCTGTAACTCACCATGAATAATTCGTGGCTGTAACTTCTCAGATATAGGATTTATATTCTCACGAATCTTATTTGCATCAACAAGAATGCCTGATTTTTCAGCCTGTCTCATAGGTTTTACTAACTTACTCACAACTGATTCATCGAACATTTCAATTAAATCTGAGAACACATTGCCAAATCCTATAGGTGGTAACTGTTTATGATCTCCTGAAATAATAATTCTTGTATTATCTCCAATTGCTTCAAGCCAATGCAAAAACAAACTGGCATTAACCATACTTCCCTCATCAAGAAATGCAACATCTGTAATCAAATGATTGTCTTTATTGTATGTAAAATCATTTAAACCTTGGCATCCAAGTGTTCTATGAATAGTCATTGCAGGAAATTCTGTTGCTTCTGTAATCCTTTGGGCTGCCATTGCTGATAGTGCTGAAGCTGTCATCATATAATTATTCTCCATATAAGCTTTAACAATTGCTCGCATTATTGACGTTTTACCAGTTCCTGCTTTTCCAGTTATCAAACTAACAGTTCTATGTAAGCTCTTGTGAATCGTGTCTAACTGCTCTACTACATAATCAAATCCTTGTTCTTCTTCCGCATGTTTAATTGCTTTATCAATCGCTTCATCAGAAATATTGATTGTTGTTTCAATTTTAGATTTATTCAGAATCAAATGATAAATCTGCATCTCAATATCATAATAATATTTCAGACCAATTCGACCATTATCAATATGAAGAAAGTCATTATTTTCTAATAACCAATCAACCTTATTACAACACTCATATATGTTATTACTTATGGCTGCCCTTAAAATCTTCTCAGAACACCATGTATGACCTTTACTTTCTCCTAAGTCTTTGAAATAATATTGGATAAAAGCTACAAGTCTTTGTGTAGAATCAATCAGTTCAGGTTTTAACTTCAGTGCTAAATCATCGACACGTTTGAATCCCAAATTGTCCACACGGGTTAAAACCCATGGATTTTTTTCAATTTCTCTCTTTAATAATACTGGGTTAGGTTCATCAGATAGGAGTTTTTTAATCATTGTATATGTAACTCCCAATGGTTTGAGAAGCATAAGAATATCAGAAATCAAATAATTATTGATTATTTTTTCTTTAACTTTATTCCATGTAATTTCTCTTACGCCTTTGATTTTGGAATAGTCTATCTCTTTCAACGTACCATTTGCAACATCATTTACTAAATTAGGGTATTCGTTAATAAGATTTTCTGCCATCCATTCTGGAATTATAGTTTTAAGAAATAATAATTGCATTTCTTTTGTTTGTGGAACTAAGGCATATATTGACAATGGCTTATATTGATGACCATATTGTTTATTATACTCATACTTTGCTTTGATCTGATATTCTCCACCTATAGACAACTGTTGCATCTTACCAACAATGTTACAAAATTTCTTTTTTTCTCCTGAATTATCAAACTTATTTGCTTCACCATTGGTGTAAAATGGTATATCATCTTCTGTATATGCAATATAACTTCCCCAAGTTGTATCATCGCTGTAATATTTTTCATATGTTACAACAATTTTAAATTCGTAAATATTATCATCAGACAATTAACTTACCTCTCTTTCTTTTTCTATATCCTCTACATATAAGAAAATGTATCCTTGACACGTTTTATTAACTCTTGTGCAACATTTTGATATAGCACTCCTTGAACAGCCTATTATTTCTGCTGCTTCTGTTACCGATTTATATCTTGCAATTTCTTTATATTTCAAATCATATTGGATAACCTCTTTATAATGAGCCTCCTGTACTGCTCGTATCATAGATTCTGAATTTTTCTTCCCATATCTACCATGTTTTTCTTTTGGTATTTTCTTATGAGCCTCTGACATTTTCTTTTTAGATTCGTTTGTGTGGTGTTTCCCATAAAAAGGATTATCCTCACTCAAATATCTTTCTTTTGCTAAATTACTTAATACTTTTTTTGTTTCATCTGTATGATGTTTTCCGTAAAATGGATTCAACTCTCCAAGCACTCTATAATGTGCATCTTCAAGTTCCTTTTTACTTTTTGGTCTTCCAGTATTTGCAATTACTATCTTCTGTTTTGTTTCTTCTGTATGATGCCTGCCTTGAAATGGATGTCCATATTTTTTCCAATGATCTTTTAGTTTCTTTTTCGTTTCCTCTGATGCTTTTCTACCTAATGCTTTTTGTCTTATTTTCTCTTTCGATTCTTCGCTTAATGTTGAATTTTCACCACCTGAACGAATATTATATCCATATTTGCTATTTGTACTTTTATATTTTTTAATTAATTCTTCCTCTACTATATTAGCCATTTCTAAAGACAATCCATCTATTAATACAACATGTTTGAAGTTGTTCCAACCATACTTATTAATAGCATTATTGAATGCAACACACGACTTATATCCCCACCCGCTATCCCAACGATCCTTTACATCTTCTTGACCTGTTTGACCTATATAAATCTTGCCATTAATTTTATTTATATGAACATATATTTTATAATTTTTCATGTAAAAATCACCATCCAATATTCTCAAAGAGTATATGAAGAACCAGTAATAAGCTGGTTCTTTTTTTAGACTGATACTCCTTTCTTTCTCACATATTCAAGCCATTTGCTATATGGCTTTAATTTTTCTACAATTACCTTTTCTTCGCTATCTTTCTTACAAAGAATTGCTACTTGCTGTCCTTTTTTTACTAAATCTTCATATTCCTTTAATTGACTATGCCATACAATTCCTTCAACAAGTCCAAAACTTGAATAGATATTTATATATGCGAACTGCTTACCATTCTTATCTTTTTTCTTTTGAACTTTTGCTATAATGCCAACTAAAGTACATTTTTCACCATCGGGTACATCCTCAAATGGTGTTAAGAATGTATAAGCTGCATCAAATGGATTATCATTAATAAATACCTGTAATGTTTGGAATTCCCAAAACTGTTCGTCTTCAAGATATTTTTTGTTATCATCTATGTACTTTTGGAATCTTACCTTCTGATTTTCTTCAAACTGTATCTTTTTTAATCTGTTATATTCAGTAAGTAGTGCTTCCTTGTCATATACAATTCGTTTTCCAGATGAAGGAATTACGTACCTCTTTAAGTCAATATTCCAATCTTCTTCGAGCTTCTTATAGGTAGGCAATGATTGAACTTCTGAGAATTTTAATGGTTGATACTCTGATTTAAGATATGATATAAGTTTTTCACGCTTATTTTTACAAGGAATTGCACCAGATTTTATCAGTGCAATAACAGATGCCTTACCTAAAGAAAGTCTCTGAATCAAATCATTAAACGATTTGTATATACCATTATTCTCTCTTTCTTCGATAATTTGCTTAGAGAGTGATTCACCAATTCCACCAATAGCAGATAATCCAAAAAGAACCTTATCTTTATCAACTGTGAAATTCATTCCAGAATGATTGATATTCGGTGGCATAATATCCACATTAAAATACCTTGCATCAAGAATATACTTATTAATTGCACCTGCTTTATCTTTATTCTGATTGAACAATGCTTTGAAAAAGTAAGTTGGGTAATGAGCTTTGAACCAAGCTGTCTCGAAACAAAGAACTGCGTAACTAAATGAATGAGATTTGTTAAACAAATACCCGCCCTTAGAAGAAAGCTCATTTGCAATTTTATCAGCAAGCTCTTTAGAGTATCCATTTGCTGCAATTTCACCACGAAGTTTTTCCGATTCCTGTTTTACTAATTCTGGCAGTTTTTTTCCTATTGCCTTACGGAATAAATCAGCTTGTCCATATGTTCTTCCACCAAACTTCTTAACAATATCAAGAAGCTGTTCCTGATAAATCATGCAGTAATTTGTATCTTTTAAGATTTCGTCCATATCTGGATGAATTGATGGTGGTCTACTTCCACCTGTTGCCATCTCAACATACTCGTCAAGTGCTCCCATACTATCAGGTCTATATAATGCCAAGATTACAGATATAACCTCAAAGTCTAGTTGTTCAAGCTTTGGTTTTAATCGAATAAGCAAATCTTTCATTCCTGCCGATTCAACCTGGAACACACCATTGGTCTTACCACTTGCTAATAATTCATATGTAGGTCTATCATTCTCAAATTCTGGATTATTGATATCATAATCCCAAGGATCTAAGTGTAAATCGTCCTTAATTTCTTTCACAAGATTAAGTGTTGCTACTCCAAGAAGGTCAAACTTTACAATTCCAATGTCTTCTACATAATGTTTATCAACTTGAATTACATGCTCACCCTTAGTTCCTATTTTCATTGGCATATAGTCATTAATTGTTGTATCAACGATTCCAACACCACCAGCATGAATAGAAACTGTTTTAACACGACCACTTAAATGCTTTGCAATATCAAACAAATCAGCATATTGTGGATTGTCTGCGAGTAAATTTGGATTTGCTTTCATACAGTCATCCCATTTATCGGATGTAAATTTCTGTGAAAGTTTTTGCATCTGATTGTATGGAAATCCAAGTATCTTACCAACGTCAGTAATTGCAACTGTTGGAGTAATATACGAGTAATTAATAATCTGGCATACTCTTTCTTCTCCATATTTGTCTACAAGGTAATCAATGATTGCATCTCTGTTACCAACATCTGTATCAATATCTGGGAGTCCTACTCGTTCAGGGTTTAAGAATCTCTCAAAAATGAGTCCATATTTAATCGGATCAATATCCGTGATATGACAACAATAGCAAACTAAAGAACCTGCTGCACTTCCTCTTCCCTTACCAACTTCAATTCCAAGTTTCTCAGCAGCTTTGATAAAATCCCATACAAACAAGAAATAACCATCGAACCCCATTGAATGAATAATACCCATCTCGTAGTTCAACCTAGTTCTTCTTACTTGCTGTTCAGCTTCGCTGAGATTGTCATATCCTCTATCTTTCCAACCTTGTCTAACTAAATGCCATAAGAATTCATTGTTATCTCTATATCCATCAGGTAATGGAAATGTAGGTAACTGTGGTTTCTGAAATGGCATATCCACATTTTCAATTAAATCTGCTACCTTATTAGTATTCTCCAATCCAAGACATACATTTTCATATCCAATCTGACTATCCATAATTTCATGGATTTCATCTTCAGATTGCATATAGCAACCTTCATATACCTCACTATTTTCGATAGCATTTTTGTCGTTGTTGCTACTTTTTCTACCAATCTGAATAAGCTTGTCCTGATAATACAAATCTTCTTTTTTAGGTGCATGACTATCTGTTGTAATGATAAATGGGGTATTTGTTCTTTTTGAAAGTTCTAAGATTTTCTGATTATATGAACACTGATCCTGATGAGAATGCGACTGCATTTCAAGAAAAAAATGAGGAAAAGCTTCTTTATATTCATTAACATATTCAATACACTTCTCAAAATCTGACTCTCTTGCTAACTTGCTTGCTAAACAAGCAGAAGAAATAACAAAATTATCAGCATAGGGTTTAATATCTTCTACTGTGCATCGTGGTTTAAAATAAAACCCTTCAAAGTTACTTTTTGTAATAACTTTATTTAAGTCTTTTCTGCCTTGCTCATTTCTTATCAAACAAATCAAATGAAAATATTTATTGTCTTTATCCTTAACAGTGATATCTTCACATTCGTATAACTCACATCCATATATCATTTTAATATCTGGATAGTCTTTTTTAATTAAGTCAAAATAAATATGAGAATATACATTTCCGTGTTCAGTTATAGCAAATGCCTTTAACCCTATTTCTTTTGCTCTATCCAACATTTCTTTTGGACTACCATATCCATCAAGTAATGAATAATATGTATGGTTATGTAATGAACTATACATAACTCACCTCCTACCAATCATCGTCTTCATCGTTACTATTTGTACTAATAACAGCCACATCTTCGATAATAATCTGTGGTGTTCTAATACCGTTATATTCGTTTATTGAAGGTTTTCCGACAATATTAAATGTAATACTATCGTTATCATCCCATGCGTTTTGAAGAAAATCATATAGCTGATTACCTTCTTTACATTTGAACTGAATGTATTTAATATCATTCACCATAAAACTGATAGTATCTTCATTCTTGCCAAATACTTCAAAACAATCTCTTGTCAATGATATATTCTCTATTGCAAGCATAGGTTCATCAATTCCTTGACAAATAATATCTTCAAACTGTGATAACTTAATAATTAAAGGGATTGTGACATGATTAATGTCTAAGATAAAATCTACACGATATGTAGAATCATATTCAGTATTTTTAAGAATACTGTTCATCATATTAATTGCTTTTTCTTTATCATCAACTGGTAAATCTACAATACCAAAAGCATTTGCATGACCTTTACCATTAACGAAACCTGTTGAATTAACAATATCTTTAAAACTATCAATTGGGCTATTATCAATATTTCTTGCACTACCGCCAAATACAGTTGTTTTTGTCTTTTTATCAAAATGTTTCTTTAGCAGAATACAAGGTTTATTATATTGTTCTGCAATTTTAATTGCTACAACACCAGTTAATCCACTATCAAGTAAGTCAGATACATCAACCATAATAACCCTGTCATCAATTGGAAGGTTATCTACGACTTCTGAAATGGCTTTTACACCTTTTTCTTTCATTTTATCTTGTCGTGATTTTGCATTTTTACAAAGTCTAGCAGCTCTATCATAAATGCTTTCCTGAATTGTTTCTGCTGGTTTGTCCTTTGTGGCTCTTTTTTTATATTCAAAGAACTCATCTTTTTCAATAAAAGCTCTAAATAACAATTCCTTTTCATCACTTGAACCGATACGAATCATTCCGTTCAAAATAGGTGTTATATACCATTGAATATTGTGAATATTAACCTTACCATTCATACTGTAATCTTGTGCTTTAATAAGTGCCTGAAAACATTTATTTGTAATATTTAGTAATCCAAGATTTGTAATATATCTTGTCTCGAATGAACGCATATCCATAACATCGCTAATATTTGCTAATGCACACAAATCTAAATAGTCATCTGCAAACTCATTCCATGTTTCTGCATCTAAAGCCTGTAAAAACTTATATACAACACCTGCTCCGCAAAAATCCTTATTGAAATAATTGTCACTCATTTGATTATTTACAATCAATGCATATGAATTTTCTTCTTCTGACTCATGGTGATCAAGAATAAGTATATCAATACCCTTTTCTGAAAGCTCTCTACACTGTTCTGTGTCATTTGTACCAGCATCAGGGATAATCAATAATTTTGTATCATCAGATATCACAATGTCATCATCTAGTCCATGTGTCTTTGCTCTTGCGTGTAATATGTAATTAACTGGATAATCAGCATTCATTTTCTTAATATAAGAATACATCATAGCTGCTGAACAAAAACCGTCTGGATCTTCATCGACAAGTATTTCAATTTTACCCTTGTTATTAAAATGTTTCATAAACAACTCTACTGCTTCATGTATGTTATTCAAATTTTCGTATGGAATTAAAACACTTCCATCTAAGTTGAGATATTTCTCATAATCATCAATTCCTCTATTTCTCAAAACTTCCTCTAATACATTGGAAGTGTTATTGTCGCTATTTTCATATAATCTATACTTCAAATACACACCTTCCTATCTTAATCTGTATATATTATTCTCTACCAAGTGCTTCCATTTAATAGGATCGTCTGTTGGGGATTCTTTTTCATCAAGAATATTATCTTCATCAAACATATAATAAAGTGGAACACCATCAGGAAATCTTTCTGCTAATTCCTCTAATTCTTCTTTTTTTACATCTTTGTCCAAACATAAAACTATATCAACACCAAGTCTAACTAGCATATCAATTTGATATTGTGAAAGTTCCTTCCCACCTGTACCACCAGTGTTTTGATAACCATAACTCCATGCTTGTTCAACAAATTTTTCAGATTCACCAACATAAATCCTTCCTGTTCTTTTTATATAAGGAAGAGTTTTATACAATCCATATATAATTTTTGATTTTGCACATGGTTCTAAATAAATATATTTATTCATTCCATCAGGTACTTTTCTATCAAAATATCTTGCTTTTACACCGACTAAATCTCCTAATTCAGAACGAATAGGAATTGTGTATCGGTTTGTTTCTTCATCAAAACCTATCTCAAACTCTCTTTGTGTTTCATAATCTATATGGTCTTCGTAGAATAAATCATTTACATAAGGCTTATAATACGAAAGTATTTTCTCCGAAATAGGTTGTAATGGTTTTTCTTTTTCTTCTGATATATTAGAATCCATATCTTCTAACATTTTCAGTATTTTAAAACTATCTGGAATATCCTCTTCAAAATCGTGATAATAAGACATTCCTATTTCTGAGCATATTTCCTTTAATCCTTCTGGAAATGTAAGGTCTTTAACATAACACACAAGATCAATAATATCTGTTTGTCTGTTACTCTTTATCATTTGTCGAGTTTTATTCAAGCAGATAAGGGACTCATTATTGTATAAAATAATTGCTCCTTTATTATCTCCATCAGGATTACCAGCAGTCCAATATGCTCCAACTGAATGATATTTGATATGGTGGCAACCAACGGATTCTAATATCTGTTCACAATAATTATTTTCATATATATAATTCTTCAACTCTTTTACATCCAAGCTGCCACCCTCCAATTAGTCACTATTTTTTGGTTTTTTAATGATATAACCTATATTTCTCCAAATATTTAAGTTCAAATCAATCTCAAATAACATAATCTTGTCCTTACTACCTGCTCTGTTTTTATCTGGTTTGATGCAAAAATATTGTTTACTTAAATCCAAATCTTCCGTCACTGGCTCACCCCAAGAATCACATTCTAAAACAACTTGATATTTATGGTATTCTTCCTTATTTAACTTTTTACCAATATTCAGAATATCAGCTACATGTTTTATCTGCTTTGCATTGGCAATGTTATTACTACTCAAACTAAAAATATCAGTAAACACCGTATCATCACTTAACTGGAATACTGCATATCCACTCATACGAAGTTCTTTTGTTAATTCTTTCAATTTAGTTGCAAACTGTTTAATCTGTGACCAATCATCAGTGTTATAACCTTTTAACGTGTCATAACCATAATATTTAATATTCTGAACCATCTTTGCCTTACGCAATTCAAATTCAATTCTCTCAGGGCTATAATCATCTCCAACATCTTTAAACATAACTTTGCCCTTATGATCACTACTATCAATCCAATCTGTAACTTTTTTTACATTCCAATATTCCTCTGACGTATCTTTTATTCTCTTTATATAATCCTCATTGCTTTCAAGATAAACACCATTATCGTCAATTTTTCTTCTGATAATGTCACCATTTTTATCATGATAAACACCTAATACAATCTCTTTCTCAGGCTTTGTAATATGTACGCCATGCAGTTCTTGAAACTCTTTATTATTAATAACAGTCGTAATAAGACAACTACGAAGATCTTCTTCATCCATCTCGTTGCTCATAAGAAAAAAGTTCTCATTTTGTACAAGTGCCACATAAGCTGCTAAAAGTACAAGTTTTCTTGTTTTACCCTCATTAGAAAGGAAGCCTTCAAAGAGAACTTTTGTCTCTCTAAGACCAAGAAAAAATTCGTTATACATATACCAAGGGAAAGGTAAGCCGAAATTTGGCTTTTCAAGATATTTGTCGATTTGAGATGAGTTTTTATCAGTAAGCTCAACAGCTTCTTCACCAGCATTAATTACTGTATTTATCTTATCTGCTTTTGTACGGATAATTCTATAAATGTCATTTGGTGACATTTTATCAAAGTTCCTATGAGATAATATCTTCTCAACTGGAAACCCATTTCTTCCATACTCTCTTACTAATGAATATTTCTTAACAGTATCAAAATAATTTTTCACATCATTTTCATCTGCCAATGTCATAAACCTTTGAAGTGTTTTCCAACCTTTATACTGTTTATATAATTTAAGTCGTTCTTCATTCTGACTCATAAACACATTCATTTTTGTTTCATCTAATGTTTGTGAAAATGTAAGAAAATAAGTTTCAAGATTATCATAAAAGAATTTTGTCGCAGGATCAGAGAAGTCATACTTACTTCTCATAAATGTACTGTAATTTACAATCAAGTCTAAATCCTTTGCTATAGAACCAACAAATAGAATTTCTGCTTGCACGTTACAATCTTTTAATTCATGTTCATTATCCAATATTATCTCCTATCCAAAAATATCATCCACCAAGTCTGAAATATCATCTGTATCAACTTTACTATCTTTGGACACATTAGTATAACCAATTGATTGACTGACAATATTCTGTGATTTTTCTGTTTCTTTCTCGGCTTCTAGTATTTTCTGTTTTTCTTTCCACCTTAAATAACTGTCATATTTATTAATCAGAATGGATAAATCATATGAAAGTCGTTGTTCTGGCTGCATATGAATACCTTTTACTTCATTCTTCTTTGCAATACCATTAAGCATATCTATTTTTCTTTGCCACATATCAAGTAAGTCTGAAGGTGGAATACCTACTGACATCCCTTTAAAAGTTCCATTGTAAATGTTACCCAATTTCTGCCATACGGTAGTAGGGATAATTGTCAAATCATATGCTTCTTTAATAAACTCAAATATCTCGTTTTGTTCTATCGCTACTGCGAGATGCGAATATGTATCTTTTTTTATAGAATCAATGTGGTCATATACCCAAGTCCATTTTGCTGATACGTCTGCCCTTTTATTAGCAATACGCTTCTGACATATATTGATAAAGCAACTACTATGATATGTTTTTTTATCATAGTAGATTGCATCGTCAATATTATTCTTGTTTATATAAAGGTTTTCTCCGCAACAACCACATTTTCTTTTAACACCATTTTTATTGTTACCTGTGTATCTTGCCATAATCCTACCTTTACATAAGCCAAATTTAATCAAACATTGCTAATACTTTATTAAGAGTCTCAACATCAGTTACATTCTTGTATGCTGTAGGAAGTCCTGCTGCTTCAAGCTTTTCCTTCATTGCTTTCTTCTCTGTAGGTGGAAGTGCATTTCTCTTAGCAATAATCTCTTTCTTGATGGCTTCAATGTTTACATCGTCTGAAGTAGTTTCACTTGTAGTTGTTGAATCACCCTTTAATGACTTATGAAGTTCCATAGCTTCTTTTTCATACATCTCTTGCTCTGTCTCCACAGCCTTATCTAAGTCGTTCTTTAAGACAAATTCCTTCTTATCAACATTCTTATCAATAACTGTCTGCCAATCAAGAAGAGTTGGATCTTCAAGAATATCTCCAGCTTTATGCACTCTAGTTCTATCCTTAACAACTTCTGCACAAATCTGACCTGTTTCTGAATCCTGATACATGTGAAGAATAGTCTTTACATTATAATCAAGTCCCTTGAAACTATCATGTACTTTTCTTCCTGTAGAAACTGATACCTGCTGACCATTTTTATCCATCTTCTGTACTGTCTCATCCTTCTCTCTTGCGGTAAGGACTACATTAATACCGATTGCCATTAAATCAAGTACAAGATTCTGTCCAGAATAATTCAGTTTCTTATAATCTTTAAACTCAAGATCTGCTCCCTGAATCTTAACAAATCTATCAGCACCAACTAGACCATCCTTATCTGCCTTGATTGTATTTCTCTTTTTAGATAACTCTAATAGTCCCTGTTCGCTTGTTAAACGAAAAATTGTTGTACCATCAATAAGGATTGCATCTGGGAAAAACTCTTCTCCATCAGCGTCTACGATAGGCTCGTCTGTCTCATTACCATCCTCATCAAACTCATAAAATGTGTCATGATTCTTAATTTTATCAAGAATTGTAGTAAGCTCCTGGAGACTCTGTGTATAGAAGATATGAATATTTCTTGTATCAATGCCTCTATCTTCTAACTCATCTACTGCATCATCTACACCGCCACCCTCTGCATCTACGACTGCAACTCTAAATGGCTTTCCATCATTTCTCTTAAAATCCGCAAGCTGTAAACCAAGTGTTGTTTTTCCACTGAATGTTGCACCATATAATAATGTAACTAATTTTGTCTGAATTTTGTTTGCTGCTCTTGTCTTCAATTTTAATTCCTCCATAATTCTGTAATATCTGATTTATTGGAACGTCATTTCTGACGTTCCGCTTAGTTATTCTCTAGTTGCTAAATGATTAATCCCAAGCCTCGTCCTCGTCTGATCCGTCAAGACCATCAGCACTTCCCCAATCGTCATTAGAGTCAGAACCAAAACTCTCCTCTGCCTTATTTGCATTCTTAATCTTTGCAATAGCCTCTGTTACATTCTCCTCTGTGTAAAGTTCCTTATCAATTGAAGAACCCTTTGCTCCTGTGATAATAAACTCTCTCTTTGTAGGTGCAGATACTTTATCCATACTGTCCTCTTCACCCCAATTGTCATCATCATCTGTTGTAACTGTCTCTGTCTGAGTAGAAGAAACCATATGTCCACTTACCTTAATTGCATTGTAAGGTTTAAGTGACTTATTAAACTTATTAGCGAGAGCCTTATCCTCAATGATAAACTGAACATCCTCAATATTGCTGTATGTAACAATCTTTGCAAGGACAATAAATCTACCTGTTGGCTTATCGTTATCATCCTTTTCCTGCTCGATACCCATGAAAATAATTACCTGATTGAAATCGTTCTGCTTCTCAAACTTCTCATCATCAAAGTTAACCTCTGAACAAAGTGAAATCTGATTTGGAACAAGCTTTGTAGATGTTCTCTTATTACCCTTGTCATCTGTGAAGCTGCTATAATCAAGATTTCCACGAATAAATACGCTTGCACCGTCCTTCAGATTCTCCTTAACTTCCTTGCAAGCATCAAAATCTGTAAGAACCTTCTTGTCATTAACTGTCTTGCCCTCAGAATCAACCTTCTTCTTTACACCAATATTCTTACCAATCATACGATAGCCTTCACGGTTATAAGAGAATCTATCAGCCCAAGGTACTTTTACAGTATCAGCCTTTTCGCCCTTCTTCTCAGCTCTCTTAGAGAAATAAACATTCTCCTGCTCCATTCCCTGAAGATTGACATATAATGTCTCTCCATCAAGGTAGCTTGTACCAAAATTAAGCATTCTCATAGGCTTTCCATTTTTAGTCTTAATCTCCTTAAATGCCGTATCCTTCTCCATACCAGATACAACTCCTTTTAACTGGAATGCACCCTTTGTCTCAGGTAAATCAAATAATCTTCCTTTTTTCTTTGTCTCTGCCATTTAAAAAAATGTCCTCCTTATAATATGTAATAAAATTTTTTGATAACTATATTTGAACAGTCTTGCGACTGGAACACAGAAAATAAATTTATGTAAAAATCTATCTTCAACAGTGATTTTTGAGCGTACAAACCCAAGGGTATGCTGTTCTTCCACCCATATTTATATTCTCTATTCAGCTTTGATTTTTGGAATTTTTGAACTGAATTGTTCAAGACTAATTACTAAGCAGTAATCTTTACTTTTATAAGTCTATATGGCTGATAAGCATTTGGATATTTCTCTCTATCCACTTTACTGATAAACATATCATATGGTCTAATCCATACTCTCTGATCCTTTAAGCTCTGATATACAACCATCTTTTCTTCTGTTTCTGTATTAGTTCCAATGGTAACAATCTTATAAAAACCGCCTTTGAAATGTTGTACAGTATCTCCTGGTTTGAAATCTCTGTTATACATAAATACACCATTTGATTGCATATGTCCTAATATCTCAACATTCATTGTGATAAATTCACCATGTTTTAAAAGTTCGTCCTTTTCAATCAGTGCCACCTTATCAACTAAGTAACCATCCTCTTTTTCTTCACAAGTAACTGTCTGCCCTGACTTCCAATTATTTACAAAGTCTTCATTAAATCTAAATTCTGTCACTTTCTCACCTCGCTTATATATTCTCTAAACTATCTAAGAATTGTTTCATCCACATATTTTTATCAGCAGTTCTCTTTAATTCTTCCTGCCAGTCTTTATATGCTCTAGTAACACTGTTTTCATAAAACTCATTAATCTCATTCATATATAAATGAACTGCTTCATCGCTAATGTCTAAATCTTTTTTTAATTCCTTATTACAATATTCTCTCATATCTGTATTTAGCGATATATCAATTTGATTTAATGCGAACTTCTTAACATTTTCATGTTCAGATGTTGGTGGAATCCACTTTTCAATTTCATCTCTAACTTTCATATATCGCTCATCTTCTGCAATAAATTCATCGAGAGACTTTTTTGCTGATTCCATATCTTTTTTATGCTTATCAATAAGCTCTTTCTTCGCTTCATCAAAAGTCATTTGTCTATATTTATTACGAACCTCAACAGTTTTCTCGTAATCTTTCTTGTAATAAGGATTTGGTTCAAACTGAGTTGGGACTGGTTTTGATAATGGTTCATCTCTCATATTAATAGCTATACCAAAATTTCTAAGACAAAGCTTTAAAAAGTCTTTTCCTGTTGTAATATCTCCATCTTTTATATACGCTGTGTAACCTGTAGGCATTTTTCCACCTCCTCGAATTTCCCATGAAACAGTGATTTATTTATATGATAATGTTTCTAGCCATTGGTTAATATCTTCTATATCCATTTCTTCTGTTGTAGCTGCGTTTGGATAATAAAATGTAATGCTATCTCTACTTAACCCTTCATCAAGTAACTGTTTCAATACAGACAATGTATTTTCTACACCAAGATGATAAGCTTGTTTTTGATCTTCATTATCGAATGATTTGTCTACACTTTCATTTGCTGAATCTATAACCATTTTCACTTCATTCGGAATATTGCATCCCCAAAACTGTATATCATCTTCAAATTCTGCAAACATAAAATCCTCCTTTATATGTTTATTCTCTATTTGATTTTCATTTTTATTGGAAATTGTGATTCGAAGGAATCATAGATAAGTTAGATTTACTTGCTAAATAAATATTCATCACATTTAAAGCCGTTTTTATTTAACCAATCGGATACTAAATGACGATGACAAAAATCTGTAGGCTTTTCATAGCAAATCAAAGCAATGTCATTTTCTCCAACATTATATCCATAGCAAATTCTTGAAAAATCTAAGACAACATCAGTAGCGTTTAATTTATTTAATACCTGCTCATTAAAGCACTTTATATAATAATCATTATCATGATTTTCTTTCCACTTCATAAAGAAGTCATATTTTGGTGCAAGCTTTTTATATTGCAAGCCTGTATACCAATTAGGTGCTTTTCCACAAATTGAAATTGGAATTATATTATCTGGTAACGATTTAAGTTTTGCAAAATAACTTGTATATATCACATTCTTACCTCCAACTATATATTCTCTGTTTTAATCACAATACACATAATTACAGCTATTGGATTCAATATTTTCTAAGTCAATAATCATTTCGCCATCTTCATGATATCTATCAATTTCAATATTAGAAATTTTAATAGAAGTATCTGTCATTTCTACAATATTTCCTATGTAGTGATCATGATGATTTGTCACTTTATTGAATAACGTAAATGCAATATCTTCACCAACTCTAAAGTTTTTCTTGTTATCTGTTACTAATGTTCTTACTGTTTTAATGTTGTATTTCACAATCTCACCTCCACAACCAAGAAATGTCAGATTCATTGGCTTTAAAAAATACCATTTATTATCAAAATATTTGATAAACGGCTAAAAACCATAGCCTCTATCCAATTGTTTTGTGAACCTTTGGGATTACCTTTCACTTGGATGTTTAATGGAATATTCAAGTTAATTACTCTCGAATATTCCTGTAACATATAAATCACACTCTTGGAAGAGTGGAGTGCTTAAACACTCCATAAAACACCCAAGGTTTTATATAAAATTATTCACCATTTACCAGCCTTGCAGATGCTTACAGCCAAATACAACTATGCTAAACTGTATATCAAGGTTTTGATAAATCTTTACAACTTTACTATTTACTCTTTTAACTTTGACTCATAATTTAAACTTTGAACTTCTGAGCGTTGTTATTTGAGTCTTACAACTTTAAACTTTACAGCACACACCTATCATTATCGTAGGCAATCTGATAATTAAAGTATAATTTCATATTTGATGTTATACATATCAGCCAATGGTTTCACCATTATCTTGCCGAATTATGTACTGTAGTAAGTTGAAATTATACAAATCATATAAATTAATCATCTTTTATCAATTCAATAATTTGCATTTTTTATTATTTTGCAGATTTCTTTTTCAGCTTTACATAAGTCTATATCTGCAAAAGACTGATGAGTTGTAGTTTAAAGTTTTCGGTAAACAGTGAATAACTTCTAATTAACTATTCTCTCTTTAATAGTTAATTTCAATCTCTGTTACAGCATTTGATGTGCTAAGTGAAGCATCTACTTCTGCTTTGAAAGATGCAATGCTCTCTTCTAATGTATTAATTTTGTCTAAAATCTTAATAGGATCAATTAACTCATATGAATTTGCATTGATAAAATCTTTCTTTGTCTTCTCGAAATCATCTGTATTAGTCTTGCCTTCCTTAGAACCGTAAATGCCAATTACATACTGTTCTGCTCTCTTTTCAAGGTCATCACCGTTCTGTTTGAGGATTTCAGCCTGTGCCTTATCATACTGTTTCTTTAATGCGGCTAACATCTTCTCATCAAACTCTACACCATGATTCTTCATTTCAATAGCTTCTGCCACTGTGTATTCAATACCATTAATAGAAACCTTTGTTGTAGCATTTGATAAAACAACTGCTCTCTTGATTGCATTTCTTCTTTTAATAAGGTCTGTTGCCTTGTCGTAGTAGCCCTGCATAACGCCTTCATATTCCTTAACTGGCACACCCTTAATCTTTTCATTGGAATGCTTGTTTGCTACACAATAAGTACCACCATTGATTGCAGAAATAATTCTGTCATCTACGATTTTTAACTCTGCAAGTGCCTTGTGAATTGTCATCTTTTCTGTTGTCATAATGTTCTCTCCTTTTTAACTTTGAATTTTAAACTTTATATTTTAGGCTATCGCCTTGTTACACTTATATATTCTCTATTTCGATTTAAAAGAATTTCGAATTTACGTTTTTACAGTTCAATGCCTTCCATAGCTGCCCTATCAGCTAATACAGTCATATAATTAACCATATATTCAAACTGATTATTGTATGTATTTCTTGGACAAGTAGGAGTAAAATCTAATTCTCCATTATCCCATTTATCAAGTATCTTCTTCAATCCATTTACTCGAATCTCTAACTGATAATACTCAGCTTTAAACCTTTCCTTATAGTCGTTGCTATTCATCATTTCTACTGTATCTTTTAATGTCATTTTAATTACCTCCACTTTAATATTCTCCAAATATAATTACCATCTGCTTGTATATCTACTATCTATAAATAACTCTTCCTTTGGTCTTGGATTCATTAAGTCACTGCTACTTAATTTAAGATGATCACCATAATATCCACTCCACGAACCACAACCTCTTACATTTACCTCTCCATCAAAACAGATACGAGTAATTCTATAAGCAGGGTGCTGACAACATTGCCAGTAGCTGATTTTGAAACAGTTGTCCGTATTTACATTCTCTAAATGTTTTGGTATAGAATCCCAAATCTCACACTCGTCATTGATTTGTTTTAATGTATATCCATGCCTAAGCATCACATTAGCTCTCTCAATTCTTTTGTGTCTTGTTTCACAAGCTAAAGCATCTTCAGGTGCATCAAATAATTCTCCACATTCAGAACATCTATATTTAATTACTTTCTCCAAGATTTCACCTCTACTTCAATATTCTCTTAATCAATTACTACTTCTGTTTCATTGCTTTATATAAACTTTTTTCTAAAGTTCCAATTTCTTTCTCTAAGTTCCATAGTTCTTCTTTTTTATTTCTCAATAAATTTACTAATTCAGTAATATTCTTTTTAACTTTTTCAATATCAATGATACAATGAGGAAATTTATAATTTGAATAAATAAGAAGTTGCATAGGATAGAATTCTTCATCTGTAAGCTCTTTTACAAATTTGAGGTCGTTAATTTGAGAATCATCAAGACTATAGTTTCTATAAGAATTCCTGTTTATTATTATATTATCAATTTTGAATCTTAAATCTGTATGACCTTGATCCATACAAGCATCTAAATAACTTGGTTTTTCTATATCTCCATATCTTCCGTAAACCATATCAGACACAGATAAAACTAAATAAAAAGCATCTTTTGCAGGATTGTAATATATACATTTTTCTTTTAAAATAATTTATTCCTCCTTTATATTTTTCTCCTTTTGTTCACAAGAAATCGAAATTTACTTCGTTTCTCTCCAACTGATACTGTAATATGGTTCATTGTACTGAGTACCAGTCTCAACTTTATAACCAAGTTCCTCTAATTTCTTTCGTGTTTCAGGTTTTAAAGAACCATCTTCACTAATTAAAAATTTACCATCTGCAATCGCATCCCTAATTAATTTAGATAATTCTGCTAATTGCTGTGTCGTGCAGCTATCAATTGCATTGTTTGTCATCTTATTTGCTTCTGATGCAGACGGAATAACATTCTTTGGTGGCTGTACTTCTGGCATAGGTATGTTGGAAGTAACTGCATCTTCACAGCAATCTATATCGCTACAACCTATACAAAATTTATAACTTCTGCTAGTTATTGGATACTTACAAGTCATTTATTTATTCTCCTTCTAAACCTGTCTGTATAATGGGTTTTGGAATTTTCCCAATGCCTTATTAACAGCAGCTTTGCCCATTTATTTATTCCATATTTCACCTTGTCTAACCTTTGCAAAGAATAAAGCATATTCTGAAATATTATTCTCTACATCTTTATAAAACTCTTCATCTTCTTCACCATCGGCAAGTTCAGCTTTATATGTATCAAGAATTATTTCTGTTAAAATTGTTTTCGCAACTTTCATTAAATCTTCTGCCGTCTCAGCCTGTTCTTTCACAGATTCAACTTTTAATATTGATCTTTCTGGTACTGAGAAGTAATATAACTGTTTAAAATCATCCACCACATCTTCGATATGAATTCCCATATATTCTAATGTGAGTACACTTTTAAGATTTTCTTCAATCTGTTTTGGGTTATTCTCTAATTCTATTGATATCACCTCCTGATAGATTATTCTCTACTCGCTCATAAACCTCTGCTACAACAGATTGTCCATTTTTGGTGTCTATGATTTTTAATGCACAATCAAAAACATGAAGATACTTTGAAAGAATTTCCTCTATCTCAATTGCATCTATCGTCTTAATATGTTTTACAGCCATAATTCACACTCCTATGTGTTCTGGAAATTGTTCATAGATTTTATTCCATTCTTCAATAATCTTCCTATTCATAATTTCCTGGTCAATCAATTCTTCTACGATTTTTGCAGTAGCATACTGCGTCTGACCTCTAAGTATTTTACAAGCATTTTTCTTATACTCTTCTAAATCTTCAATAGAAGCACTTGACAACATTGTATTTTCATTTGTTAAACTTTGTATTACTGGTGGTGTTATCATATTATTTTACCTCCAAAGGAATCCAATAATTATAACTGCGACTTTTTATTAATATTCAAGTAATAAATTTTTCCTTTAATCTTGATATATCTTCCTATTTTATTAAAGTAACAAATCTTATTACAAGTCAGGTCATGATAATAATTATCCTTATATTTGATTTCAACGGTTAAACCATTATCAAAAATTATCTATTTGTCATCTGTTAAATTATATGGGACTTGTCTCAGATATGGTTTAACACAATCACCACAGTACATAAGTGTTCGCAAATCGGTGCATATAATATCTTGTACACCCATACTCTTACCGCATTTTTCACAAAATAACTCTGCACATCTATATGGCATGTATTCACTTTCTTTCCATTTTCGACCACTTTTATTCAACTTATTTTCTACTTTTTCCCATAATTGCCCCAAATCCTCACCTCCCAAGGAAACCGATAATTCTTCTTAATCATGAATATCAAGCACTGTAATAAATCCATCCATATTATCTGTTATAGCCTGTTTATATTTTTCATCGAATTTTTCATCTTTGATAATATCTTTACCATTCCATGAATCTCTTGCAATAGCTGAACCGTCAGGAAGAATACATATGTAACATCCAAGCTTGTTAATATTTAAAACATCGCTTTGTTTTGCTCCATCAACAAGAATATATCCATCGCCAAAACCCATATTCATAAACCAATCTTCCTCATGGTACATCCATTTAGGTGTAATATTCTCTTTTAATGTTGATAAAAGACTTGACAAAAATAATCTGCCGTTTCTATCTTGTCTGTCATAATAGCCCCAATTATAATATTCTCTATTTGCAGATCCTTCTTCATCTACTTTTAGTTTTAATTCAGCCTTGTACCTGCCACCGATTCGATAGTAATCCCATGTAAAAACCGGATAATCAATCTGCTTGTCTTCTTCATCTGAGCCATATATAAGTTCTGAATTGTATGGCTTCATAATTGCTGCAATTTTATTCTCACTTGGTAATTCTTTTGTGAGTAAATGAACGCAATAATGCATTTAATTTTACCTCCTGTTCTTATATTCTCTGTAAAAATTTTCAAAAGAAACGAATCTTTCTTGTCTATAGTTGTCTATTTATTCTCTTAATATCATCTACTCTTAATGCGATTTTAATTGCTAATTCTAATTTTGACTGCCAAATTCTCAAAATATTATCTCCTTCTTTCAGCTTGTCTTTGTTCAAACAATAGCTTGTAATCTCATTCTTAATACTATTTTCCAACTCAGAAGATCTTTTATTTGACCACACGTCAAGTATCGTTAATATACTATTGAATATCCTATCTATTGTTTTATCTGTATATCCATCTTCATCATAACCAAAATAATTTCTTTCGCACTCACCAATAAAATGATCCAGCTTAGACGATTTTTCCTCTGAACGTTTATACCACTTTTCGTATTGCTCAAGCCAATACGATGAACACATACCCCACATTTCCAATAATTCTTCATCAGACGCATAGGTTAAAGGTTTTAATCCCTTTTCTCTAGCTTTATCCGAAATATTATTTTCATCAAACCAAATCCATGTCTCACATATTCCACAGGTCATAAAACCATATTTCCCAAACAATTCAGGATATTCGTAATCCCATCCTAAGTTTGGAATGCAATTCCTTACTTTTTCTAACAATTCTTTTCTATTCAAAATTGATCACCTCACAGATATTTATTCTCTTATTGGCTCAACTCTATATCGTTCATTCCAATCTTCTCTCTTCTTTAATAATGGAATCCATGGACAGTGCAGATTTTCCATTTCAGTTCCTTTTAGGTCGTCTGGATCACAGCCAAGATATTCTTCATGACCACAATTAGGACACACAACCATATAATCAGGAACTAAATAACCGAAACTATAAGGATTCACCATCTGAACATTCCAATCATCCTTTGATTCAACTTCATATACACAGTTACAGCATCTACATACAAACTGAATATTTTTACCAAAATAATTACCTGCTATAATTTTCATAATGCACCCTCTTATTTATTCTATTAATTGCGACATTTTCATCAGTTCTTCTTTGTCTGATTCTGGTAATGTTAATCCTGCTTTAATCCAAGCCTCTGTCTGTTCATCAATTTTCTTCTTATATTCGTCTTGAATTATCCCATTTTCATTCAGTAACTTCGTACAATTCTTATACTGAATATCATTTGTTTCATGAGCATTTCTAAGATTACTTTCTAAACAACGAATAATATCAATCAGCTCATCTTTTGTCATAGATTTTAATGTACTGTCGGAATATGTTTTTATTCCATCACCTATTGACATATAGTTATTCTCCTAATCTTTAGAAATCCCAATTCCACTTACATGAAAACTTGTAACTTTACCATCAACCATCTCAACACTTTCTTCTGTACCACCATGCCAAACAAGACTAACGCCTGTGATATACATACCATTTTTATCCTCAATCAATTCAACCTCTGGTGCTACTCCAATAGGAAGAAACTGACCATCATTACATGGTATCTCAATTGGAATATCCTTTACATTTTTATAAGCATTTCTAATTGCTTCTTTTGAATATATGACACCATTCAAATCAGGCTTATCAACTGGAATTGGAATTTTAAATGTTACTTTTATATTCTCTGTTCTCATGTAACTATTCTCCTATTTCTATCTTCTGACCAATAAACTTCTGAAGCTGCTCATTTACATCATAAGGATAAGTTTTTACAACATAATCAGTACAAACATGAATTTTTGTAATCACTTTATTCTCATCATATTCAATACTTCCAAGTGTTCCACCTGGAATTCTGATAGGCAAACAACTATTCTCATAATCACAAAGCACATAATGTTTCCAATGTCCATTAGGATCAAGTCTAGCAAGTTTGTCCAGCTCTGTTGTGATTTCACAATAATATTCATTCATTTTTGAATATCTTGAATTCGCATATTTGTTAATCAGCTTCATAATGTTATTCTCCTAACTATGTTCATATATTTGTTGTTTATATCTTGATTTTATATACTCTGATTGGTTCTCCTTCACTTTTATTGCTTTCTTGTGGATAATACGTATTACCAACCCATTTAAATTTTAAATAGACCAACTCAAAATCGTTTTTATCAATACTACACTTTTCAAGTAATCCATGAAAATTTTTACTCAGCCTAAAACAAGTTTCTACATCATTGTCTTTGTACCAATTCATATTTATCAAAAATTGTGTTTTATCATTGCTGATACCACTATAAAAATTTCTCATTTATTCCACCTCCAATCTGTCCAAATGAAAGAAAAATTTCATTTAAATTTTAGAAGCCATAGTCCTGCTCTTCAGGTTCTTTTAATTTCATACCAAGAATACAACCAATTTCATATGCAGCGTTTGATATGCCACAATCATATCCGTCACAAAATACATCGGATTCATTTCCAGAAGATCTCATTTCTGTATATCCACATGCCTTTGGACTATAATTGTTCTTTACCCATTCAATTAATTTATTTTTAATTTCTTTGTCCATTTATTCTCTAACCTCACTTGAAAGAAAAATCCTAATCCAACCACCTATTATCCAAATAGTAGAATCCAAATACTATTCCACCGATTAAAATAACCCAAAAGATCCAGAAAATAATAATTTGGAAATCAGATTCTAGCCTTTCTATCGTCTCGTCAATAGTCAAATTATTATAAAATGATGTGTTATCAGAAATAGTTTTATCTCTCAAATTTGTAAAAATTGTTCCTTTATATTCAGTGTCAACACCATAATACTTATATCTCACATGACTTGACTCTTTAATTGTGTCAATATAATCAGTACCAGGTAAATCAATTTTATTACTTGTGAAATTTACTCCACAAAATGATACTTCTTTACACTTAATATCTTCACTTCCAACTCTATCCCAAGTCCAATATGTTTCTGTTCTTGTATGCGTTTGTCTTGTTTTTCCACTGCCCGTTGTATATGTAACAGTTCTTGTATGCATCGTATATCTCTCTTTGACTTTTTCTACATACATATATTCTCCAGCAATTTCAGGATATGTAACCGTATCTACCGCTTTTAAATCACCATATACAAACGCATTACCAACATTTGTGTCCATTCCGTATTGGAACATTTCTTGACTTTCTATCTTAACAGCCTTGTTATAAATTTCATTTTTATCCATTTGGTGTTCTGAAATCTTGGAAGAAATCAGAATACCAAACAGAATCATAAATGCAATGATAGAAATACTAGCCAAGATTTCACGTTTTGTTATTTTAAAATTGCCAAAATCAAAACCTTTTCTACCATATCTCATAGACTAATCCTCTTTAAACAAATCCTGTGGAGCATCAACTGGTGCATTGTAATCCAAATACTCATATTCCTGTACTTCATATCCAAGCAATCCAAGAAACTGTCTTGTAGGGAACTTTCTCACATATCGTTTGTATTCCTTAATCTGTTTATTGTAATTGCTGCGATATTCTGCAATCATATTCTCTGTCATAGATAACTCATTCATAAGAGTCTTATAGTTCTCATTGGACTTCAGCTCAGGATATGCTTCTGCAACTGCTGTAATAGCTGTTGTTACATTCTCAATATCTCCTGTTGATCCACGACCATCTGCAACTGCTGTCAATGTATCAGCTTCATGTTTGTCATACTGTTTTACGCAATCAGCAAGGTTATATACAAGATCAACTCTTCGTTTCTCTTGTACTTTAATATCTGATGATGCTGTGTTTACCTGCTCCTCAAGTGCAATAGCCTTATTCTGTGAACTCTGTACGCCAAATACAATCATCAAAATAACTGCTAATACTCCTACGCCAATAATTAATGGCACTTTCCAATTTGTGTTCTTCATTTAAAATCTCCTTTATATATAATATTTTTATATTTTTGAGATTCTAAAAGCCTTATTTTTCAGGGCTTCGTGACCTCTCAATTTGTTATTCTCTACTTTTTATTCATTTTCTTTACAAATTCACGATACTTCCTTGTATATTCGTAAGAATCGCCAAAGATAAAATTTACAGCTTTATATAGTTTTGGTTCATATTTTTGAATAATTTCAAGCTCATTCTCAAAATCTCTTCCAAATGGACAACCTGCACAACCTGTCCTTGGTAATCCATATACTACATAACAGTCTGAATGTTCTACGCCATAATTATTTTCATAATCTACTTTATCTTGGTCTTTGTACCAAAACAAAGGTCTATAATCGTCACATCCATTATCACCTTCACTAAAGCACGATTTATACGAAGTAGCTCTTACTCCACCTTCAGCACGTCTAACTCCAACAATATTCAAATCATAATCGTTTTCTTTAATGAGTTTATGTGAGACATCTTTTTTTGCATATTGACAACACTTCGATGAAATTTTATATTGAGGAGGATTGGCAATAATGAATTCTTTTAACCATTTATTGTTTGCGATGTTAAAAGCATTAGATTTTTTAAGATTGCACCACCATAATAGTGCAGCTTTACATCTTGGATATTCTTTATATAATTCTTCAAAAGACTTATCTTCCCATTTAAAGTTGTGCGCTTGAAGTCTGGATATGTATTCGGCAGCTTGTTTGTTTATAAACGGTTGACCATATTGTTTACACGATAATGGAATTGGTTTAATTGCTTTATATGGTTTGATTTCTATATTATATTTATTCTCTAAATACTTTAAATGGTCTTTTGTAGCTTGATACTCTAAGCCAGTATCGAACCAAACATATGTAACTTTATTATCCTTGTCACATCTCCAAACAATATCCAACATTACATCACTATCTGATCCACCTGAAATGGAACATACGATTTTCTGATATTTAAGGCTGTTAATTTTCGACCATGCTCTAACCAAATTATCACCAATAATTTGATTACGTGGACATGTATCTAATAATTCATCAAGAGTTTTTGCTTTTCGTAATGAATTAGTATTTTCTTATAGTGGTTGCAAACACTAGGAAAATCAATAATTTTATAATACAGAAAGGTGAAAATAGTAAACCTATAGGTAATTTAGATTGCGCAATCTCTATGAAAAATAAGAGATTATGAATGATGTAAATAAAAATACTATTTCTTTTTGTTACTGGGATTCCCATAGCCGAATGGCTTAGATATGATTAAAAATTTTCAAAAGAAAGATTGGTTTCTTGTGTTTTTAACCTTTAATGTTTAAACAAAATGATTAATATTCAATTTTTTTACTTTGTAAATTGCTTTTAAACGAAATAAATATGATGGATTCCTGCTCAGAAAATCTTTCACTTCATCTTCTGTATTAAAATCATATTTTACATTGTCCCAACTATCAGGATCGGCAGATTCTCCTAACCCATTATATTTATGTCCAATTACAATATAATTCTTATAATCATCCATGTTTTCACCTCCAAGATATTATTCTCCAAACTCACAAGTGTCACATGTCGAGAAATACTTATCGTGGTCTATGCAGCATTGTGGTCTGTTGTCGTCTTCATTGATTTCAGTAACATCTTTGGCAGTCCCTTTATCGAGAACTTCATTAAAGAAATCTATAACTTCTTCTTCGCCATTAAATGCGTACTCTTCATTCCAATATCTGATGTGTTTCTCTAAGAATTTAATCAAATTCTTACTGAAAATATCTGTTGGATATTCATATGTAATTTCATGTACCTTGCCATTTAATGTCTGCTTTACATTCATCTGCGAAGTAGAAAAACCAAAAAATTCAAACTCAACCTCCAATACTCCCATTTCTTCTGTCTTAAAACGAGTAGACAGATTATAATTCATCCAATCATAATCATTCAGTGTTAGGTATGTATTTGTTCTATCATCTTCAATTTCATTGCTAAAAATCAAATCTTCACTTCTAATCTTTTTCAAATTCATTTGTGCTTGTCCTTTCTAAAGTTGTGAAATGTTGCTTTCCTGTGAAGTTACTCAGATAAAATCTTCTGGAACATATCATCTACTGAGTCCAATAAGTCATATCTCTTATCAAATGCTGCTGTTGAGCTTCTTGCAAATTTACGCTCAACCATGTCGATGTAGTAAGTCACTGTTCCATCATCGCCCATATAGAACTCATTCCATTCATCATCAGACATCAATCTTCTAACATTCAATTGGTCGATGGCAAGATTATCAAAGCTAACTACTTTAAATTTCTCAATAATATCTGCAAGATTTTCATATAGCCAATTCTGCTTTACAACAATGTTTTCATGATCTTCTGAATAAAAATCATCACCACGTCTTAAATGCTTATAACCAAGAATTAGCATCTTCAGATTATTATTCTCTAAAGCTTCTACGTCCGATGGTTTTAATACCCCATTGATTACATGAATAACTGCATTTGGATATTGCTTAATTAGTTCAATAAAATTCTCTGTTGGATTTACAAGCGATACGCCAAGACCATAGATAAGTTTTTCATCAACAAGCTTTCTGATTAAATCCTGTTTCTTCTCAAAATGAATCTGATTTACAGTCATATTTACAATAATTTTTCTATCTTTGAGTTTCTGTAAGAATGGAATTAAGTCAGGATGACTTGTAGCATCTCCGCCCCCAAGAGCAACTTCCTGATATGGATGAAGTGTGTTAATGAATTTCTCATTCAAAATATCTCCAAATTTTCCTTCTATTGTGCTACCTTCATGGCAGAATGGACATCTCATATCGCAAAAATTACAAATTTTTATATCCATATTTTCTGCAAAAGCTGGCACAAACTCATCATCTTCCGTTTCTCTAATCTTTGTTCCATCGCTCAAAATTGTAGTTTTAAAGTTACCATTTATGTATCTTCCTAATAATTCCATTCTTAAAATCCTCCTAAATTAAATCAACCATCGTATCCATATTCACCAAACGCAACAATTTTATATCCACTTTTACTTGTATATCTATCTACAAATGTTTCAAGACTACTATATTGCCATTCCTCATAGGTTTTGGCATCCTCGTCTACAATATTGTTCTCTTTTGCATATTTGGTATAATACTTTTCTTTCGCAGATTCTGACAAGTCTGACCAATCTTTAGAAAATTCATCTTTGTTATTTTCATAGTCTTGTGCTGCATATTTCTTATCATCATCTGATAAACTATTTGCTTTTACAAATGGCTCAGAACCCCATTTATCAAAAAGAAGTTCGCCATTCTTCCACTGTTCAAATTCTTCCTCGCTACACATTGTAAGTGAATGTGTGCTTGATGAGTTAGTTTCATAAACTCCACGTCTAATCTGTCTCTTCATAAGTTAATCCTCCGTTCCATATGCTCTTGGATACTCATGATCAATAGCATCCATATTTACTAATCCTGCTTTCTTCATATCTGACCAATAACAATATTCGTCACCATCCTGAATAACAACATACTTCTTATTTGTCAGATATTCTTCTAATGATATATTCTCTTTTTTAAGGAATCCAATAAGCATATCTTCATCAACATACCCTGTATATGGCTTATCAAAATGAAAATATCCATTATCGCCTTCCCAATATTCGATTGTATCAATTCCCCAATCTTTCTCTTTCTGTTCAAGCCACTCATTAAGTTCATCCTCTGTTTTACCATACTTTTGTGCATATTCACTATCTTTATTCTCTGGATGATTTTTATCAGCGATTGAATCTGAAATCATAGGAATAACAATCCTTTTAAGACCAGGAACATATTTTAATGCAAGTGTTTCAAGCTTCTTATAATTCTCATCATTATACTCATGTACTAATGAAGCACACGCATACAACCACTTGTCATGAAAATTACCTAATGCTCTAAATGGACTTCTACCAAACTCCATATCACTATCCCCAATATGCCATTCGCAATCTTTCTCACCAGTTTTCTTGTCATCCCACAAATAAAAATCCTTTGCAATCTCGTCTGGTGTATAGTGTTCATCATTTTTCATAATGCAAAGTGAATGCTGACTACTTGAATTTGTCTCGAAAACGCCTCTACGAACCTGTCTCTTCATAATCTTAATTTCCTTTCTCATAAACTTCATAATTATCAAATTCTGGCTTTAGTCCACCATAATTCGTATATGTTCCCCAACTTGTTTCTTCTTCACCTTCGTTGACATACATTCTGTCATTATAACTATCACCATTATCATTGCCAGTAATTATAAACGAATCGCCAAATAAGAATCTAAATAATCTATCTGAATCCGATAAAACAGCTTCAACAAATTCTTTAGTTTCTCCTGAATGATCAATATAGCCATCAATATCGTAATAGTATCTCTTTTTACCTTCATACTCCCATGAATCTACTTTGAGTTCTGGAAGAGTGTATTCAATATTATTGCTATCTAAAATATCCTTTAACTTCTGTAAATTTTCATCTGCCTCATCTTTGTCAAAACTTAAAATCGCAGTAATTAAATATGAAGCCTTATTATATAAACTATCATATTCATCATTTTCCCAACCAAATTCACCAATTTCAAAATCAATATGACTAAATGAATTATGTCTATACTCACTTTTTGTAATACAAATTGCATGTGTACTACTTGAATTAGTTTCAAAAGTACCTCTTCTAACCTGTCTCTTCAATTTTTTTCTTACCTCCTTGATTTAATATTCTCTCTTTATAACCAATGAAACCTGAATTCACTGTTATTGCATATCATTTAATTCTTTATTAATATCTTTCTCAACTTCTCTTCTATACTTCTTTTTAAATAATCTACGATTCTTCTTTTTCATATTTCTCCAACCATTGTGATTATTTGCCCAACAAGCATAATCATGAGAGAACCAAGATTGATGATTTTCAGAAAATTGTCGTCTTTTAATCTCTGATCTCATAAATCTCCTTTACTTACCATTCCCAAGTCCAACCTTGTAATCGTCCTTGACATCAATAGTGACTTCTCTCTGAAATTTTCCTTCCTTATCATAGAGGGATAAATAATATCTGTTACCACGCTGCTCTAAAACGACATCTTCATTCTCGAATAGTTCAACTAGTTTCTGTTTCTGTACTGGTTTAATTTCTACCTTTAAGCTGTCTATTGCTTCTTTTGAACCAACTAATACGACAGGATTTACTTCTTCAAGAATACAGCTAATATCATCATCTAACTGACTATCATCATTCGTATGTTTATCAACTGCTTTTATTACGTCTTTCTCAAATAATAATCTATTTGCCATTTTAATATTCTCCATTTCTACATATATAAATGATATTTTCTTCCAATCTGATCAACAACCTCACTGTCCATTGGTCTAAAACCAATTACAGTAAGTGTCCTACCATCTTCTTCGGATTCTAATTCAGTGCGACAGTTATCGTATATTCGCCAAAAATCTTTACCTTCAACCATTCCTAATTCTTCTGCCATAGTCTTAGCTTTTAGCAACTGATTCTTATTCTTGGCTTGAAGAACACATTTTGTAAATTCGCCCTCAATCCAATTGTGAAGAATATCTTCGTCAATATAGCCATCGACATGACCATCTAAATCGGCATTATTTCTAATAAACCAACTGAGAAATGCCATAGAGCCGTGACTGACTTGAGCTGCGAGCTTGCCATGACTCATGTTTAAATCTTTTCTAGCAATAATAATTTGTTTATACATATACATCCTCTTTCCACTCATCTAACAAATAGAAACCATTAATCTGATTATCAAGCTTTCTAACCTGTTCTATTAGTTCAGCTTCTTTCTTCTTACTATCTGTTCTTTGACACTTCTTCCATAAATCCTCACGCTGCTTAGATAATTCATTATACTTATCAGATACATCTATCTCATCTACGACTGAAATCTCAATCTTCTCTCCGCAGTGAGGGCAAAATTGAATTGGATAATTATCTGTCTGCTCATACTCATCACCCCAAGAGCTAAATGTTTCTGTGTATGAATTACAAAATTGAGGAATTATATTGTCATCTGAATCTCTTACTAATAATCCAAATGTATCGTTGCATACCAAATCTTCACCTGTAAATACAATAGCTTTATCATTTTGAATTTCATCACAGCAATATGTAAATGGCTTATGCTTATAAGAATGAGTATCATTGAATTTTAATTTGATTAATTCTATCTTCATATATTTATTCTCCTAACAAAATTCATTCCACCAATCAAAAATTTTATGGATGTGCTGATAACCATTATGCAATTCACCTTTATATCTACGTATTTTCCTATTAGATAACTGTTTCAAATATTTACTTTTCTTACCACGATACAATCTCTGATAATATGGCTTTGGATTTTTAATATAGCCAATACCCTTAATCCATATTTCATCCACATATCTAACAGGCGTTGGATAATAACCACCAACAGTTTCATATAAATATCTGAGGTGATTCTGATATTTCAAATATCTCTCACGTTTATTTATTCTCTTTTTCTTAGAATAATTTTTATGATTTTCTTCGTCTTGTTCATACCAATCACTGCAATGACCAAAAGAATAAACTTTGCCACCAACTTTATCACACCAAACAAACTGTTCTGATTGATTGGCTCTATCTTCATCTGGATATTCACCGTATACCGATTTATACATTTCTGTTCTTAATGTAAAATCTTCAATCCCATAAGGACAATCTCTGCATCTCATCGAATCACCTCTCATATTTTTGTTCTCCTATTCGTTCGCTCTAAGTACATCTGTATCACCAACCGCCAAATCTTTTACTTCTACAAAAGAATTTAGATTATCCTCCATAGTTGTAATAAATATCTCATCAAATAAATCTTCCATCATACAAAAGAATCGTACAGATGGATGAAATCCTGGATATTCTTTCAAACGGCATTTATTAACGATACCTCTTAATACAGGAAGTCCATATCTTCTACGTTTGTTGTTATTCCAATGGATAGGATTGTTATAAAAGGCTTTCTTTTTTCGTCTGTACTCTTCTAATTCTTCTCTTGCAAGCTTGTCAATCTCTTTTTCTCGCTCAGTCTTCGGAGGATTACCATGAATGATATTTTCAAATTGCTTTCTGATATTATCATTTACTTCTACTTTTTCTGAAGCACTTATCTTATCAAAGTTCTGAGCTACATCTAATAGTGTGTTTTTCAAATTGTTATTCTCCTAATTACTCAATCTGTATTTGTCATATTCATACATCGAACAATCTTCGCAATAAAGATTTTGTTCTTTACAATCTTCACAATCAAAACATCCACCATAAATGCCACCATTTTCATTCATCTTACAGGTATTACATTTACAAGTTTCACATGATGTATTCACTCAGTCACCTCCTCGAATGAAACGTGGTTTTCCTATTGGTTTATTCTCCTAATGGTCTTTCATATGTAACCAATTTTTCAACAATCAAATCCTTTGGTAATAAATCTTTACAGAAATATGCCGTTGCAAATGGACTACCTTTTACTACAGAATCCATATGTTCTTTATTGTGATAACAAATTCTTGCATCAAAACTAAGAATCTGAATACCATCTTTGAAATATTTATATCTTGTTTTACCTTGCAGGGAATTAAGCGGTAGAAGAACCGCAAACGGTTTGTTGAATGAATAAAGTCTTTCTAAGACTTTATCTTTGATTGAGAAGGGTGGATTGCTAACTATGATATCCCATTTTTCAGGTTCGTAATTAAAGAAATCTTGACCTTCAGCTAATGAACTTCTGATTACATTGTATCCTTCCTCTTTTAGCCTGTTGTAGAAAGCAGACCAGTTTTCATCAAATGGACACCATATAATTTTATCCTTTGGAAGATATTTAATAATGTGATCTGTTGCATAATAGGGCGTGTATAACTCATTATCTTCCTTATCTGATGTTAAATATCCAATATTTAATGCCAATATTTGTTCACCTAGTAGCTGCGCAGCTTTACTCACATGTGAACGTTTTTCCTTTCCTTGTTTTGTAATTACATTGTTATATTCTCTTATTACTTATAAATCTTTGGTAATTTTTTAAAGGCAACTACATCATCTCTAAAGCAAACATTGTCCTTATAAATCCTTTTATCATTTAAATGAGTTTCATCGTTATATCCATATACTTCATATGTATTGTAAACATCTAATCGTCTATTATCTTTCCATCTTAGTGTCTTTTCGTCCCAAAATAAATCCATAATATATGCTTGTCCTGGTTCTTCGCCATATCTAATTGAGCATATATACCAACCACGCTTTTTAGGAATATGTTTAGGATATGCTTTCCATCTATTGAACATATTTTTACCTCCATAGGAAACCAAAATTTCTTGTTAGTTTCTATCCAAATAAATTATATTATCTACATTATAATGAAGCCCACCTATCTCTCCATTAAACATACCTTTGACATACCATGCATAAGGGCTGATACCTTCATTCATTATTTTTGCAAGTTCATCGGCTTTTCTTTGATGCTCATCAGCTTCATTCTGCATAGATAATTTTTGAGAATCCCATATAAGATTTGGAATTGTATCTATACACTTTCTATACATCTCAGACTCTTTCATATATTCTCTTATCACTTTTGTCATTTTGGGAATATTGTCTTTTAATATTGGTTCATTGCTAAGTTCATATGGATATAGGATTAAAACTCCTCTGTCTACATATTCCATAGATATTAATTCTTGTACACAAAACTTTGGTTCTTCTATCAAATAATCACCTCCCAGATATTTATTCTCTTATCTCGAATAATTTTTCTACTGCTTTAACTCGCTTTGTATTATCAATCGTTCTTTTGACTTCCTGTTGCCAAATACATTCCCATGCAGAAGGTGCTTCATGCTCACTGACTAAGACAATATTTTTCTCGCTCATCTTCTCAGCCCAACTCCAGAATCTGTCATAATCAAAGTTCTTACTTGATCCATATTGTTTCGTACCCTTATATGGAATATCGCAATAAAATAAGCAGTCAACTTTATCAGAATATAACTCTTCATAATCTCCACATTGGAATTGAATATCTTCTAACCTTGGAATCTGTTCAATTAAATTTTCTTTTGCCTCTTTATAATAATTTCTTATTATGATATGGTCTGTTGTTTTACTCTTTGAATAATTTGTTTTTGCAAATCCACCATCATAAAATCTGCCATTATAACTTCCAAGAAAGCCGATAGCACCGATATACCAATCAGGATATGTATTTAATCCTTTATTAAAACATTCCCTTACTTCTGAATAATGTTCCCTTGTTAATTCATCTGGAAATTCAGTAATTTCTTGTACATTCTTCAGCAATGCAATCAAATATTTTTGATTATCTGATGCGATTTTTGTATCACACTGAACTTTGTCGATTACATTACAACCACCGCAAAATGGCTCTATGTATGTTTTGATATTATAATCTCGCAATCTTTCTTGAATAATCGGTAAAATGTTATCAACTATTCGAGACTTTGAACCCATATATTTCATAAATTACTTGGAGTAAGGAATTCCTTCTTGTGTACACGAACCTCGTCTCCTTTCATTATTTATTTAAACTCTATCTTGTTTCTTTTTAATACCTTAACTGCCTTATCATAATCAGCTTCAGCTACCTTGATATTTTTCATCTTAGTTGGTTTTGGCTTAATCCAATGACGACATTCTGTAATATCTTCGTCATGCCACATCAAACCGCTTTCACAATATTTGTGCCATTGACAGTCATTATTGCCACAGTTACTCATTTATGTATTCTCCCAATCTAATGCCTGACCGCATTGATCACAATATTTAATGTCGGTATCTTTGTAGCCATCGTCACACAATAATTCTCCGCAAGTAGGGCAATACCATTCAAACGGAATTCTCTCTCCGCTATTTTTTACTTTCTTTGGTATCTGTTTTTCAAGCGCTTGTATTGCCATTCCATAAGCATTTTCAAAAGAACATCCCCATGAAGTATCACATGGAATTGCTTTGCCAAGTTCATTATAATCATATTTTAGTTCTTCAATAGCTTCATTCTCTGTCATTTACTTCTCCTTTATAATCAGCAATTCTCTTACTTCCAACTTCAAAAATATCCTTGTCCTTCTCAAAACATATGTAATTTCTACCTGTATTCAAAGCTGCAACTGCAGTTGTGCAACTTCCTGCACATGAATCAAGAACTAAATCTCCTTGATTGGTGTAAGTTTTAATGAAATATTCACAAGCTTCAACAGGCTTTTGGCACTGATGCAAACTACTTTTCTGAGTATCCCACTTGAACTGCAGAATATCTCTTGGATATCTTTGTGTACTACCACCGCCTGAAATGCCAGTCTTTGTAGCACCATAACAGTTACCATCTGTCGTATGCTTTGTATAAGAATGAACAGGCGTATGTCCTTCTGTCATTTGTGGATTGTATGTAGGGAGTTTCTTATAGAAAATCAAGACATTTTCGTGTGCCTTCATAGGCATTTTCTTAGCGTTTAGATGACCAGTTGCTTTGGTCTTTTCGATAATCCATTCGTAGCGATATAGCTTTTCATTACTACAAGCGAGCCTCTTATCAAATGGTGATTGCGCCCATAATGCAATGCAACCATTATCTTTGATAATTCGATTGTAATGAGTCCATAAACCATCTTTTTTGTTCTCATAAAACCAATCTCTTGTATACTCAAGACTACTATTTGTTACTTGAGCCAAATTAAATAGATCTGTTTCATAGAAATATTGTCCTGATAACTCGACATAATCATTTAACGGCATTTCACATTCCCAAGAATTATTAGTCGTATTATAAGGTGGATCTGTGAAGATGAAATCGACCGATTTATCATCAATCTTTTTCATACCTTCAAGGCAATCTTCATTGTATATTTTATTAATTTCTAACATTTCTTACTCAGAGCAAATCCAGATTTAATGCTGCAGCAAATCTCTTGCTCCTTTCAATGTATTATTCTCTTCTTATATGTTATTTAACAAATCAGTAGCATCAATCTGAATAAACAAGCTATTTGCTCTAAAACCATTTTTATCAGAATTTTTCAATTCATCTATTTCTTTTTTTAATAAAAGCTTTGGAGAAAGCTTTTTTAATTTTTCAAAAATCACTTTGCCATCTTCATCATCTTTTAATACCTTTGTGATTTTTAAATGTCCATTAATAACATATACTTTATTATATTTCTCAACGTCTTTTACAAATAACGAATTGGTTACACCACATGAATATCCACAGCTTCCATCTTTATAATACTCATAATCTATATATCTAATTGGATATACTTTTCTCATATCAACCATTGGAACTTTTTCAAAATTCAAATTGCTTGGAGATATTGATTTAAAATCATTCATATCTTTCTTATTTCTAAAAACACCAACTGGTTGCATATAATCAATCCCATCATACGTTTCAATTCTGTAAGCTATATACATTTTCTACCTCCTAACTTCCTATGAAACTTCGGTTTACTTTTATCTCAAAATCTTACTCAATTTCTTCACAACTTCTTCGCAAAATCTGTACAAACAAGTCTTCTTAAATGCTATTCTCAAATCATCAACGGCTTGTCTATATTGCTGACGTAATTCTTTGTCTATCATGTTATTCTCCAAATATTCATTATGTTATGCCCACTTACACCATATAAAGGGGTTCGAACCTAGTACAGCCCCACTGACACATAAATCACCAACTAGTATCCACATTTATGTCGTTGTCAATCTGAATTGAACAGCCCTACAATAATGAATAATATCAATTAATGTCTGCAATGCTTTCTACAAAGCAGTTATAGTAGATATATCTCTTACCGTTAAAATCAAACTTAACATATCCACCTTCGTTTGTATCAATATCAATTTTTCCTTCATATGTTGCAAGTTCTTTACCATCTGCCGTGTATACAGTAATCGTCCTCTGCATACCGCCATTTACATCACTCTTTATGTCTGTCACCGCTCTGTCCCATGACGCACATCCAGTCATGCCAAAACACAATGTCAATCCTAATGTAGCTGCTAAAATTTTCTTTTTCATATGATTTACTCTCCTAACTCTGAAACTTCTTCGTAAGTCTTTTCAAAAATATCAGGCTTGCAAGGATATACCTCACCATTGACACCTAAAATTATGTAATCACCATATTCCGATTTCATTGTTCCTTCCAATGTTTTAATATGACATGTACCATCTTCGTGAATTACAATAGTATTATTTGATACTCTATCCATAAACCAATCTGGTAAAGAATCTTCAATCATATATCTAACTGCTTCGATTACTACAGGTTTCTTTCTATATTTCATACTGAACCTCCTACCAGATTTTCATGTTCTTTCCTATATCCAGTTTCTTCAAGGAATTTATCAAATTCCTCTTTTGTCATATTGTTTGGATAATACATATCAATCACCATATCAAACGGCTTCAAATAATTATCCAACACATCTTCAGCATCTTCTTTTGCTTCCTGCATTTTCATATTGATATAATCTTCTCTCGTCATATTCCATGCTGTAGGACAATCCGTGACACTCGAAAATCTACAATATAATCCATTTGGCTGCTTTGATATAAATCCTGCCATATTATTCTCCTAACTGTTCTAAGAACTCATTGCCACAATCACAAAATTCTCTAATCATAGACTTCATTAATCCCCATGACATACCAGAATGTCCCTGATTTTTCATAATTTCAATTCCATCTTGGATAGATTTTTCTTTAACAGTTTTGATAATATCTAAGCACTGACCAAGCTCCATTCCTCTGTATAGATCATTAAGTCGAATAGGAACACATTTATCCCACATATTCCATTTATCTTTAGATAAAACCTTATGACCTTCTTCTATCCAATATTTTGATAATTCAGGGATTTTTCTTTTATGTTCTTCCTCTTCACGAATTAATCTTTGACGACTTTCTTCTTGTTTTTTATTAAATTCGTCAAAAGTTTTACCTGTACAAAGCATATAAGCATCATCTAAAGACATATCAGATGTTAGTTTATTCCCGTTGAATTCACCACAATATTTATTGCCATCCTTTGCTCTTTTGTGCAATTCCTTTACAGCTCGTACAATAGTCCAACCGCAAAGAAAATCAATCTCTCTATATTCCATATTGCTTACCTCCTACTAATTCATTCTCCAAAAGAAATCTATGATTGCTTTGATTCCTTATTAAGCCAATCACAATATTTCTGACAAGCCTCTTTACTTCTGAATGCAATTTTTTCTCCATATCTTTTACCATTGTGATATGCAATTACATCATCATTAAAATCATCAAAAATATTTTCTATTCTGAACTCACTATAATAATCATACGCTTCTGCATAATCCTTGTTTGGTCTGTGATTTTTAGTGAAATAGATTTTCTTTTTATCACTGTATCTTGGCTTATATGCTTTATGAAATTTAATCTCTTTATTCAATGAAATAACTGGCTCATAAATATACGTTGGGCGAGAACATTTACATTCCTTGGTCACAGTTTCACCATCTGGATATACTGCAACAAGTTTTCTTTCTTCGTTACATAAATTACATTTTGGTTTTTCATGAGGAACACGTTCTGCGTACCACACTTCTGAGTCTTCTAAAAGTTTCTCAAAAACTTCTTCCATTGTTTTATTGTAAAAGTCTTTCTCTACCTCTCTCTTATAATTGTCCATCTTGTACTGCAAATCTCTTTCTCTACAAGAAAGATTTAAATTTTTGTCATTGTACTCTTTAACCTTTTGCCTTAATTCTGCATTTTCTTTTGTTAATCTGTTAATTTCAGAGTTTACATCTTCACGTAAAATCTCTCTGAACTTTTCTTTCATTTCATCAAAAAACATTTCGCCTTCACTTGGCTCATAAAAACCATCGTATTCTGAATACATATTCTCTCCTTTCTCCACAAGAAATTCCGCTTTCTTTCGGTCTTGATTTTTATACAATATATAGTATTTATTGCAATTATTTAATACTATATATTGTATATACTGTTTTGTTTTTAACTACCTATTGTATTATTTTCTATTTGTATCTTCAAAAACCTTTAATCCGCTTCGCTGACTTCTTAATGTTGGTGCATAACCATTATAAAATCTTATTCCGTCAAAACCTTGTGTGTCATCAATGCAAACATTTGATACTTCAACAAGCTTTATTCCATTTCGTAATGCACTTGCTCCGATATTTGTTGTGATAGTTCCTATTCGTTCTTGATCTTTTGTAAACCTGCTATTATAGTCATCATATATATAAATTTTCTTATCTGAATCACCACAAGCAGAACTTAATCCGCTTGTGGGCTTGTAAAATTTCCAGAGTTGATTCCTTCATATAATCTGTTTAATGCTATCTCAAATGCACCAATCCCAGAGAAAAAACTACTTAATCTCAAATCATCAAAAAGATATGGCATAGCCTTATACAATTCAACTAATATGTAATATAAAACATCTACTACGATGGAATTCCCTGCTTGCTTGTACAACTGACTGTTACTTACCATCTTCTCAGCAGCTTCAAAATTCCCATCTGAGAAACCCATAAGCCTAAAACACTCCTTCGGAGTTAATTTTCTGATTCTAATGTCATTCGTGACAGGTAAAATTGCAGTTTTAAATCCTTCTGGTCTTGTTGTCAAAGTTGGAGAATATCCACTTCTATTCACTCTTTTATTAAATGCATCAATTGTATCTCCATAATTTGCATTTGAGTTTTCAAATGTTTCCAGTGCTTGTCTAAAAAATCTTTCTTTTGGCTTATTGTTGTCTTCTTGATTTACATCATAAATTGCAATCTTATTACCTTCGCCTTTATTAGTTGTAATGGTTGGTGCTAATCCATTCTCATCAAATACATTACCATTCATACCTTTTCCAGAAGGATTGATATTTCCTAGCTGAACAATCTTTGGTTCATGACTACCACCACCGCACGTATTTAACGTTGGACTACAACCATCTGTACTGTAGATTCTTCCTACTTGTGGATTCTTCCAATTTCCTTCACATTTGGAAATATTGCCGACCTGTTTCACTACATTGTCATTTACAAGTCTTGGATCTTTATAATCTCTTGCTGTTAAAGTAGGACAAAAATCATTGTATTCTCTTGATTTTCCCTCTCTTTTTACCTGGCAAGCATCATATAATAAAGCATCCTTATTATTCAGATTTGTTAAAAATCTCTGCACTTTATCATTTGAGATATAGAACTTATCATCAACATTCTCTTCAAGAATATCTTTTAATCTCATTCCGTTATCAAATGGTTCAGGATATGTAAACTTTCCATTATCCAATTCTTTCTTAATAAAAATCAGATACACACGTTCTCTATTCTGAGGAATACCATAATCTTTTGCATTTAGGACTTTCCAGTACACATTGTATCCATACTCGTCCAACTCATCTGTGAACATCTTGAATGTATCTTTAAACTGCTTTCCCACAATATTCTTTACATTCTCGTACATACCGAAATTCGGTTTATTTGCTCTGATAACTCTCAGATACTCTACCAAAAGAGATGAACGAGTCTTCTCAATGTTGTTACTTCCGCAGCATGGACATTTATCTCTTTTTGACCAATGAACTGTCAGTGGGTTATACTCATGTCCACAATCTTTACAAGTCCATACAGAACCTTTCTGTTTACCAGCGACTGAAAAATCTTGGCAGGGCGATCCTCCGCAAATCATGTTAAATGGTTCAAGTTTTGTTTCATCAACCTTAGTAATATCACCAAGATTTTTATTTTCGTTCTCATTGTGAATAGCACAATAAGAACTTGTTGCATATTTATCAAACTCACAGAAGTTCACTAACTTCCAGTTCTTCTCACAATAATTATTTTTTTCTTTATTCTCTGTCAAAATCCTTTAATCTACAGAGATTGCGCAATCATTTATCCTAGAATTTACTGCTTAATTCCTTTCTTCTTAATTATTTTGTTATAAAATCCTATGGAATTTGCACGTCTGCTAAAACCATAAGAAAAAAATATTTCTTGTTACTTTTACTTTTGGGAAATTTGGCTGAGTCGCCAAGATAGAAATTTCTATGTATGATTATTCTTCGTCTTGAAATGATTTAATTCGATTTTCTAAATAATCAATCTCATCATTCCAATGGTCTATTAGCATGTCTTCGATTTGATGCTTTGCATCTTCTATACTGTCTGCAAACAACGTATCATATTCAACATTTAGTTCTTTTGATACATATATAAATATGTTTTCGTCTGTCTCATCTTGTACAAAACCAGCTACTACATTTTCATCATCTTCTTCATAAAATTGACTAAAATGTAACCTGTAACATTCCTTACCAAAGTCATTCTTTTCACCTGTTTCCCAATATTTCTTCACTTTATCACCTCGCTTAATTTGGCTGATCAGCCGTGAATAGAATTACTTCTATATTAGATTATTCTCTATTTGAAACTTTTTTAATTCATCTTGAATCATCTTCTGCATATCTTCTTTGTCAAAAGATATATTTGCAACTGGAATAACTTTTGCATTTAGATTAACATCACCAATAATAGCTTTGTCAAACGCTTCTAAAAACATTTCTGCAATTTCCTTTTCATAATTACCACATATACCTTTGAAATCAATATCTGCAATTACTCTTGAAAAGAAATCCTTGAACTTGCCAGCGCTAAAATCTCGTTCATATTCTCTCGGAATATCAATTGTTATTTTCACTCTCTCACCTCGCCAACTTTGAACCATAATATGTGATGTGTACCTTCACTTTGAAATACTCACCACAATTATGACATTTTACTTTTACTTCTTCACACCAACCTTGTGTTACCAAATTCATCAAACCATATTCCATAAATCCATCTTGATATTCTTTCTTGCAATATGGACATTTTGGATATGTAAATTTACTTTTTCTCATATTTTACCTCGCTTATTCTCTGTATGGTTCAGGCAACGGCATCCAAGCTTTCATGCCACCATTAATTCTTCCCCAAAACCATGTCCCATCATAGCGTTGTCTTTGTACTTTTGTTACCATGCCTCTATTCGTAGTAACAAGTACATTAATTACTTTCTTACCTTCGTATCTTTTATCATCTTCGGGCATTTGTCCTTCGACACATTTAATCCATTCCAATTATTCTCTCACCTCACTGTCCAAAGATTTCCCCAATAATTTTCAACTTAATACTCTGACCAAATTCTGAACCAGCAGCTTTTGGATGACCACCGCCACCAAATAAACTTGCTACATCTTTACCAAGATCAATATCTTCTTTAACGGTTCTATAAGATACCGTACAACCATCAATATCAATCATTGCCACAAAATCAATTTCAGGATGCATTTTACAAAGTTTATTACCTAATTCACTAACAAACCTATCTGCAAATACAAAACCACAAACCTTACCACACATAGGAGTGGTAAACATAGTTTCATTCTTCTCTTCGATATATCTATCAATTTCATCCTGTTTAATTTTCAGGATAACTTCATCTTTGGCATATAATCTTGGGAATACCTCATCATGGATTTCTGAAATGCACCAATGAATAAAATCATCTCGACCGTAAAGATATAATAAATCATTTATCTGCTTACAAATAACACCTTCATCACCGAGTTCTGACCATCTCCAAGTGTCATAATCTCTCACAAGTTCAGCAAATTTCTCTAACGCTTTATTATTCTCTAACTCTTCACTCAGACAACCATTCATACCTAACCAATGATAAAACAACATAGTTCCAGATGTTTTAATTCCTTTGGAATCTTCGATAACTACATCACACCAATCATACTTATTTAATCCAAGAGCTGTTGGATGATGATCTAATAACTGAACATTGCCTCTTTTATTCAGCAACTCAGCAGTTTCTTCATTGACACGAATATCGGTAATATAAATTGGGATTGTGTCGTCCTGTTCTGTTTCTAAATATTCCTTTACAGTTGAATCAATATTGTCGTAATCACAATATGAAATTTCTACATTATCTTTACCAAATACAAGTTTTGCCAAAATACCACAACCGATTCCATCAAGATCCGTATGTGAAAATAATTTAACCATGTAATCTCCTCTCTGCTATTTCTAATAATTTTTCTTTCTCATTTATATATTCTCCACTAATGACTGAATCCAACAGATTATTTAATACCTCACCAATTTCTTTTCCTGGCTTATATCCAATAGTAATTAACTCCTTACCATTAACTGCTAAATCCTTTAGAGAAAAACATTCATCATCCTGTAAGACTTCTTCTAAAATATATTCGATGTTATCAATCTTCTGTAATCTTGTTTCCTGATTCATGCCTGCTTGTGCTTTAATATCGGCTCTACGAATATTTAATAATCTTCTAAATTGTTCTTCTCCAATTTTATTAAGCCATCTCTTGACATATTTCTTTCCAACCTCAAAAGTAGCATCATGATAATAAACTAATTCAACAACCTTTTCTCTTGTGTCATTATCAAATCTTAATCGCTTCATTATTTCATCAGTCATATCAGCACTGACTCTTCCATGACCTTTGAAATGTCTAATGCCATCCTCGACATCTTGATAACAATGTGGCTTTCCAATATCATGAAAAAATACAGCCAATGATGTAATCAAATCTCTTGGATTCAAGTCTGGTTCACAATCACATTCATAAGCTTGTACTGCATGTACTGTATGATTCCATACATCATAGATGTGATATGGATTATTCTGTTGAAAGCCAAACATATCTTTAATTTCAGGAATGAACAACGAGAATACTTCACGGAATAATCCTATCTGTATATAAAACTCGCTTGATAATGCAATCTTACAAAACTCACTGTTGATTCTCTCAATAGATATATTCTCTAAATTCTTATACATTTTATGAATGTTCAAACTTACATCAGAGTCAACTACAAATCCCAACTGTGAGGCAAACCGAATGGCACGTAAAATTCTTAATGCATCTTCTGAAAATCTGTCTTCTGCTCTGCCAACACATCTAATCTTGTGGTATTTAATATCTTCCATACCATTAAACGGATCTATAAGACCAACTTCATCATTGTAAGCCATTGCATTAATTGTAAAATCTCTACGCTTTAAATCTTCTTTAAGATTTCGTGTAAATGTTACGCTATCAGGTCTACGACTATCTGAGTAATTACCGTCAATTCTGTAAGTGGTACATTCATATCCTTCACCGTCAATTAAAATTGTGATAGTTCCATGCTGTAATCCAGTTTCAATAATTCTCTTGTCCTTGAATACTTCCATCATCTCATCTGGCGTGGCAGAAGTTGTAATGTCATAATCGTGAATTGGTCTGCCAAGAATACTATCTCTTACACATCCTCCGACTAAGAAAGCTTCATATCCATTATTTTGTAGACTATGGATAATTTCATTTGCACCAGATGGAATTTCAATCTTCAAATTAGATTTCACCTTTTACCACCCTTTCATTTACACTAGCAACAAATTCATTGATAGCCTTATAATTAGGATTATCAGGAAGACTTGTGTTTTTCTTCGCATAATCTAATCTCTTTTCATAATCATTTACCATTTCAAAGAATTCTGGGATTGGCTGATCGTTGCTATCCAAATACTTGCCATTGCGAATATCCATTAGCAAATTATGCTCATCTTATCTGTATGTAATTATTCTTTCTTTTTCAAGAATATCTAAGCACATCATATACAGTCGAATAAGATGCATTGAATGTTTAGCAATTTTACCATGTTCAATTGCTTTTTCATTTCTCTTACCAATTTTTCCATATTGACGAACTGTATTCTGAAGCTCATTCCACATAGAACAATAATCTCTTAATGGGTAATGATGAAGATTTATATCCATAAAGATTTCTGTATCGTAGCCTTCCTGCACAGCTTTATCAATATATAATTTCATAGAATCATCTTCATATGGTGTATATTTCTTTGTGAAGTCAGTCTGCATAAATTCAAGAGTCTTTAGAATATGTTTCTCTAATTCAGACTGCGACATCTGATGTGCAGCTTTCTGATTTAATCTGTATAATTGCTGATTAGCATAACCGCCAAACGAATGACAAGCTCTCTTTGATAGAAATAAATGTGCATTATCAATTAGCTCCTGACCAATAGCTGATACATAAAAGTAATGTTCAGGCTTATTTCCAAGCATTTCTATTGTATTTGGATTGGTGTTACTCAATAATGCAACCAATTTATTAAATGCATAAATCGTGGTATCTGTTTCATTGTTTACAAATTGCTCAAAATTCTCATTAGTGAGAATCTGCTTTTTGCTATTCAATGCACAACCACGAATATCTAAATCACTACCCTCATTATTTGTTCCATATGCATGACTTCCACCAAGAGTTAAGATAATGATATTGTTACCCAAATTCTTATCTGTTCTCAGGAAGTCATACTCTTTTGATTTTAATTTGTCCTTAATCTGTTCAATTGTCATTGTCTTAACCTCCAAATTTTCTAAAGAAATGTGCGATTCTTGTTACTTGTTCCCTAATGCAATTAACGAATTCCCACATGTAATTCTGTCATCATCTTCCTCTTTTGACGGAACAAATACAATTACATCCCATCCATCATTTACAAGTGGCTGCTCAAACTGCTCATATACATCAAAATCATGCACAATTTCATATCCTTCATCAACAGCTTCAACAGTCTCATGAATTGGTGTCATTTTAACAATGCATTTTTCCTTATCAAAATACTTGTTCATAAGGTCTACATCAAGATTACTCTTAGAAGTAACTGCAAAATTTAATGTATATTTTCTCTTCTTTGGATAAGGGAGTTCTTTGATAATATCACTGATTTCCTGTAATGATAAAGATCTGTTTCTGAACATTTCATTTCTGTCATTCTCATTAAGAGTATTTATAGAAAACTGTAATCCAAAACCATCTTCTCCACCATATACAAATCCAGTTGTTACCCATTTATGTAAAAACTCTTTGAGGTTTTTATTTGATTTTGGCATCATAGTAGACACTACAGGATGATATGTATCAAAGGTTACGTCTGAATTTTCACTCATTAGCATTTGTGCAATGAACTCTGCTGATGTGATAACATTTGGATTAAATGTCGGTTCACCCATTCTTGCATAATGTACGTTCAATCTCTGTCCATGCTTAATTCCAGATAAAGCAACACCTGACATAATTTCTGTAATCAACTCTGGCAAAGTTGCGTTGCCTTTAAATCCAAGCTTAGGACAATCACAGAAATTGCAATTCATAGGGCAACCTTTCTGCGAAGATACAGTCACTACAAGCTTGTCAGTAATATCTACAGGCTTATGCTCTACATTATCAATTCTTTTATCATATCCAAGAAATGAAGCCTTAATATTATTCTCTTTCCCGTAATCTCCAACATATAAATATTCAAGAGTTAAATCTGTATCAGTTACAATCTTTCCTGTATGTGTTTCTGTTATTTTTCTCATTTTATAATCTCTCCTATTCTATCAATTTTTTCAAAGGAAACGAAGTTTTACTGTGGTTTCTGTTCTTTGTCTATAAAATATGTATTTCCATATTCATTGACTTTCTCTGTCAAATTCATTCTTGCGTAATCAAGAACGTCCGATGCGAAATTTGCCATACATGAATAACATAGATAATGTTTAGTTTTTCCTACACTCATTTCTACTAACCCAACTTCTATTCTTCCGCAAATCTCACATGACTTATTTCTAATACATTGACTCATATAATACCTCTTCTAATTTACCAAATTCCATTTACTGTCTTATCAATAGCTTCTCTCATTACACCACCTGTCATTTTATTCATTGTATCTGCAACAAGACCTTTAAATTCTGCTCTTATTCGTCTATTATGACGAGTACATGGTTTTGAACAATAATTATTTCTTCTACATTTTTTACAGTTGCCATTCAATTTCCACTGTTCATTTTCCTGAATCTGTTCCATAATATTTGTATGCTCCTTTCAAAGTTATATATTCTGACTAATATTCCTCTGCTATATCATCATATTCTCTTGAAAGATATCCAACTAAATCCTTATAAATATCTAACTGATGTTCATGTAAATAATTACATAGTTCAATATCTGTATTGAAAAACTTTTCAACAGCAGTTGAATTAGCCCATCTGTCAAAAGCACTTTCTGTTGTAACTCTAAGTAACCATCTGTTTCTAGTTCCGCTATGAGGCTCTACTATCATAAAAATAACTGTATCTGTTCTTGCTTCTAAATGACCTTCGTATTCATAAATCTCGTAATCCTGACCATTGTTTACTTTGTCATTCTCAAACCATCTTCTTATATTTTCCATTTTTACCGATCTCCTTGTTTTGTGATTAGAAAAATAGCTCATCAATCGACAAGTCCATATGTTCGTATAAGTCAACAATTCTTGAATCATTTTCATCTAACCCAAGTAAGAAACAACCACCTTCTCCTTGCTCAATTTTTACAATCTCATTCTTATGAAATTGTTCTATATCTATTTTTAATCTTCTAATACCGTAATATTTATATAAATCTTCTATTGCTGAGTTCAAACCATCCATCATTTTTTTATATTGGGAACTCAAGTCAAAATCGTATAAACTATTAATACTGTTTTCAATTTCATTATAAATATCTATTAAATTCGTCATACTTTATACCTCCACATGAAATCGAACTTTACTGTTATTTATCTACAACAACTATCTCTTTGCCACAATAAGGACAATATTTTAAATTTGCCATATTTTCAGGTATCCTCCAATATGGATCATCAGCATCGTCATGTTCTTTCGGGCAAATCGTTCTATAATCGTATTTTATCCATTTACAAGTTTGTATTTCCTCGTATCTTCGGAGTACAACATTTCCTTCATCAATAAATATTTCCATTGGTTCACCAGTTGCATCCGTTTTCCCAAACACCTGCCTTCTAATTTCCTTTGGAATTACTATTCTACCTAAATCATCAACTCTACGAATTATTCCTGTTATCTTCATCTTTTCACCTCACAATCCAAATAACTTTACTTCAATATTTCTATTCTTATTTCTGTTCCCTCATAATTACCTGTTATATGCCTTTGGGCTACAGATATTCCCTCTTGATATTCATTAATAACATTCTCTAAAGATTCCATAATGTCATAAAAGTCTTTAAGCAGCCAAGGATGTGTATAAGATATATGAATTCCATCACATAAAAATCTCCAAAGAAAATCTTTTGCTTCGCTTTTACAACGCCACTCCTCTTCATATTTAAATTCCATAGAACCAACATAATCATAATATTCAAAATCATCAACTACTACGTCTCTATTAGTACAACCAAAATTTTCGGCATTCCTTAAACTGTAATCCCCGTCTGTATATAATGTATAACTAATATTTATTTGCATATTTTCACCTCACAATCCAAAGAAAGAAATAGAATTTTCTTACCAAAACAGTTCTTCAAATTCGCAGAAATATTCTAGTGAATACCACTCTTCTTTATCTACATCATTTTTAATCTTTACACAATCTCCATCAAAACCAATAACCAAATATTGTTTCCCATCTGTCAAATTAAATTGTTCACCTCTATTATTTGAAGTTACTGGTTTTCCAATGTGAACATTTACTACATTATGTATAACACAATTCATATTTTCCACCTCACAATCTAGCAAACACGTTTGTTTGTATCTATTTTTTGTTCATCTACTTCCAGGTCTTCTACTAATGTTCTTCTTTCTACTACTCTCTTTCCGTTGCAATAATCACATTTTTCTTCCCAATATTCATCTTCATTCCATGTAATCCGTTCTGAATGTATAAATTTACCATTTCCATCACATTTAGGACAAATAATTATTTCTTGCTTATCAGATATCTTCATATTCTCACCTCCAACTCAACCCCGTTTCAAAAAGCTATCAAAACTGTTTCTCATATATGTATAATTCTCTTTCTGATCATCACTAAAACCAGAACTATTTTTCTGATACTTTTGAATCCACCGTTCAAAATCTATATCTTTTTCATTTTTACAAGCATAAGCCATAAGCGCAACTAATGCTGTTTTACACTGCTTGTACACTTCCGAATCGACTCTTACACAATCATCAATCATGCCCTCATAACATTCAATGTCTTCTTCAATTACATTTGAATTTACATTTTTCTGAACAAATGAAAGTGTAGTTTCTTCTTCATCATCCTCTTCTTTAATATTCTCTGTTTCTTTTGTCGTCATTGATTCGTTGGCTAAAAAATCTTTTAAAAGTGTTTCTAAAATATGTAATTTGTCTGTAATCATTCCTTTATCTTTTGTAGAATTACATGTATCAATTTCAGCAAATGATAAATTGTTTGTCTCTTCAGTTCCTTTTGGTTTTCTAGTGTGTTCTACAACAACTTTTACGTTCTTTAACTTCTCAAAGTCGTTTAAGAATTCTCCAAATTTTTCATCGGGATATCCTGTTTTTTCAAACTTGTCAAAGAGCATAAACCATATAAGTGCATTTTTCTCACTAAACAATTTCCCTGTTGTCGGTGTTACAATATTGTACAATCTATCAAGATATTCCTTGAACTTATTAAACATCTCCTTGGTTGCATTCTCGTTTAAAAACTTTCCAAGCTGCATTGCATTTCTTTTCCACTGATCAAAAAAGTTAAGCCCCATAATTGTTTCATTTACAATCTTATCAATAGTTCCATTTCTATCTTTAACATCGGAAAATTTTGCACAATCGCTAAAGAAATCATGTCCAGATAATTCTTTAACATCTTTTGCAATATTGCACATATAGGTGATTGTTTTTTGGGCAACGTTCATTTTTGCTCCACTATTATATCTAACAATATGTCGCCCCACTTCTTCATCACTACAATCAAGATGTTTTACTACCTCTACTGGACAATTATTAAAATCTTCCTTTAATCTTTCTGGTAATTGAGCATAACTTTTTCCTTTTAAGTCAAAAGAAACGATTTCATATACTGTATTACCATCTTCATCTTTAACAATTTTTCCATTTTCATCTTTTTTTACTTCTTGATACTCAATCACTGATGGATTTATTTTTTTGCCAAGTGCAAATTTACCTGCTTTATAATTTTCTATTGTGGTGCATCTCTGTAATCCATCAATCAGCCACAAAATAACACCATTATCTGTAAGCTGTTCACAAATCTTAATTGGATCAAAATCTTCATTCTGAATAACGGTTACTATAAAATTATCTCTAACCTCTTCTTCCCATTGACCTGATTTTCTCTGCTGTGGATGATCATTTCTCAGATCTTCTCTTTCAATCATTCCGCATATTTTAGATGCCATGCAAGTATCTTTTTTTACCTTATCTCTTATTAATTTCATAGAATTTTTCCTCCCATCAAACTCTTTAAAGGCTTAGTTTTTTCATCAGAAGTAATCTTTTTTAGAAGATTGTCATAATGAAATGATTCAATATGTAAGATTTCACAAATCTCTTCTTTTGTGTATTTATCAGCAAGCATCATAATTATCTTGTATTGCAAAGGAGACAAACTATTTAAGTAATCATTAACTTCTTGATGCCATTCAGATTTTGTTTCTCTTATAAAAATATTCTCCACACGAAAATCTGAAGCTATCGTATCTCTAATTTCCTTTCCTTCCTCTGTCGTTACATCTAATGTTAATGGTTTAAGAATTACTTTTCTTTTTTTCTTCTCTCCATTCTCTTCGTAGTACTCATAAATAATATCTCCATTTCTATCCCTTGCATAATTAACACGTTTATCTCGCATTCTATCTCTTGTCCAATCTAAATACGAACGTTTAATATTTGTTGTCAAATATGCTCCGAAATTATCATTCCTTGTGCAATCATAATTTTCAACTGTTTCAAGCAATACCTTCATCGCATCACTTAACAAATCATCAATTTCCATATCTGCAACACCCTTCATGGATATTAGCGGCAGACAAATTTTCTTTAATTCTCGTAAATCATTGCGACAATATCTATCAACTATTGCCAACTGATCGGGTGATAAATTTATTTTTTTTACTGTCACTTTCGCATGTCTCCAATCATTTTTGTCTCTAATATCTCTTTAAAATCCAGTTCATCATCTTTGATTTGACTATGTTTTGTCTCTGAATAACACTTTGGGCATCTACAAAACTTTTCATGCTTGTCCTTAGAAAATGACATCACACCAACCATAGATGTGTAACACCTTTTACAAATCACCATTTTCGTCCACCTCCACAACTCGGTATGTATATTTACGTTCAAACAATCCATCAATAGCCTTTTGTGTACGTTCTCTGCTGATTTTTGTATCATCAATTTCTTCTAAAATACTATGTATAATTAACATTTCATCTTTAAGTTGTCTTCTATTTCTTCTATTCTCTCTTATCTTTTTATATACAAGCCAAGCAGAATAAAGATCCTTCGGTGTTTCAAGTTCAATACTATGTAAAGCATCCATCAAAGCCGCATCAGAAGTGCGCAATTTATCTTCCAACTCAACATATCTTTCTCTTGCTTCTTTAAAAACATCCGAACATGCACCAAATTTTTCAACCCATTGCGTAATATTGTCAGAAGGTTGATAATCTGTGTTTTCGATAATTTTCTTCGACTCTTCTTTTACAATTTTCTGAACAGGTGTTTCCATTTTAATATCAGGAATACACTCTATCCGAAAATTCAGATTTTTAAGAGTCTTTGGAAGCGACTTTAGAATATTCTTTGCTTTCTGTTCTGTAAATCTCCCCATATTTTTTTCTTTGCATGTTTCGGCTTTACCATTTTCACTTAGTCGGATATATACATTTTTATTATTCTTTATAACAAAATCCAACTATATCATCCCCTCTCTTTTATTTTTTAATGGATCATGTCTGACTCGAACAGACGACTTCTCGGTTATGAGCCGAGCGTTCTAACCAACTGAACTAATGATCCAGACCGACATATGGAAGGTATATATCAAATAACGAAACAAAAAGTATATGTCGGTTATGTAACTCGTTAGTGAGTTATTCTCTATAAGAACTTATGCAGCTTATAGACTGCACTTACAGAAAAAACATCTGCGTTCTGAGGACTTACTGGGTAGAAAATCCCCATAACAGGGCATACTGGATTCGAACCAGTGAATACATGAGTCAAAGTCATGTGCCTTACCTCTTGGCGAATGCCCTATAATATTATTTTCCATATTCAATTGTGCAAATTAGGAATTTTAATTGCAGAAAACGCTTGAAACTTGACTTTCTTTCGAAATATATGTAAAATAAGTACAAGCGATATTTCGCTTCTGCAATGGCTTAATGCTGTTGTATGTATTTGGTTGATAGAGTCAAGTAGAAAGCTGTTGGCGCAGCGTTTGAATCGCTTGGCTCTATCTTTTTTGTCGCTTACAAAAATTATAATACTCCAAACAAATGTTCTTGTCAATCATTATTTCGAACAGGTGTTTGTATCATGTTCGGTTTTTGTTCGATATTTTTATTATATCATATTTTGAGTCCTATAATCAGGACTCTATCTGGGGAAATTTAATATTGTGTACCATAAATTCCTGTACTCCCTCTAATGAAAGCAATCCAAAGAAATCATTATTCTGATAGTCAACTGTATTCGCCTTGTTAATTATTCTTTTCCCCTCATCAATAGTAATTTGTCTTGGTCTTGTATGAATAAAAGTCATTCCATTAAAAGAATCAATCCATATCATACCAGGAGCTTCATCAATTATCTGTTTTGCCTTTTCTTTACTTACATACATTACGCCCTCGCCTCCTCTAATCTATATTCAGTTCCAAAAAACAAGCCGTTGAAACAAGCTTTATCTATAAGTTTTCGTTCATAAGCATCAGTAATATTTCCAAGTCTTTCAATAACTTCGTCCTTGGATATTGTTATAATTTGTTCTCCGAGCACCATAGAATACTCTGTTAAACCATTATCATCATCTGCATTAATGCAACTATGAACAGGCATGTTTATTTTTTTTAGCTTAGTTGTCAAAGGCATCACTGTAATTATAGAAGCATGTTTTGTTCCTATTGGATTGCTTATGATAACATATGGACGTTCTTTAGTCTGGACTGATCCTTCGCCTTGATATTTGATTTTCGCTTTTATAACATCGTATCTCTGTAAATCCATATGTACGTCCTCCTCTCTTTGTTATTTATGTACTTGGATTACCTTTGATACTTTGCATTATAGTCCATATATCTTAAATAGTCAATATATATCTTAATTTTTCAAGATATAATAATGTATAAACTTTTTACTTATATCTTGTATATTTTGTATATATCTTATATAATTAAGATGTATCTTAATCATTTGAAACATAGAGGGACAAAAATGGAAGTAGCTAACACTAAACAAATTCTTCTTAAACTTAAGACCATAATGCTTGAAAAAGATATAAAGAAAAAAGAACTTGCCGAAAAATTAAATATCTCACAGGCTGCATTAACGTCACGATTTAAGCAAGAAAATATTTCAATCAATAATTTACTCGAATTATGCGATGCATTAAATATCTATTTAGATATTAATTTCATTGATAAGGACGAAATCACATAAGTATGTCCTATTTTTTTATTTTATTACATTGGCAATCCTACATTTTGTTAACTAACATTTGCCAGTTCAACATTGATTTTAAACTTTGGGGTACAATTTTTTTGATAAATTGCACTCGTTGAAAAATATTTGCTCCCCGCAAAATCTCGCAATCTTGCTCTTTCACTTAATCCACCATCTACCGGCGAATACCCAACTTGTTTCATGATGAATTTAATCATCCATCCTATACTCCGCCTATTTGGAGCATTGTGATCGGGAGCGTCATGATTCAAAGGAAAACCTTTGCAATTTGCAAATTTCTCTTCGAGATCTTTCACAACTCCCGTAAGCGCGGGTAATCCCAAATCCGACACCACTATCATCTTATTGATGGAATCTGCCGAGGATAAAAAATCCACAATTGCCACAATGTCACTGTTATTCACGTCTAACTTTGTTTTACTTAAGAAAGCCCTACCTATTTGATTCATATTAATCCTCCAATCTTATGTCGTTTATTGTCATTAACTAATAGTTATTATATTCATAAGATTCATAAAAGTCAATAGAATATCACAAACATATTTATAGGATATCGCAAACATATTTATAAAATTCTCAGTTCATTTGCCATATTAATTGCAGCTTGATATTTATCAACATCATCAGTAAGCATTCTTATAATCTTTCCAAAATCATCAGACTTTAATGAGACAACTGGCATATTTTTAACTATCTCATCTCCCTTACCAGCAAGCACGTTATGAATGAATTCTCCATGGTCATTAATCAACTGTCTATTTTTCTCTTCTGTTAATCCAATATAATTCATTGTCATTTGTAAATCAGTATGATTGAACAATTTCTGCAATGACAAAAGACAATCAGGATCAAACGGGTGTGTCTTATGAATCCAATACCCGAAGCTTTTACGAAGGCTGTGACTTGATATAGGATATCGAATACCAACATCCTCAACCGCTTTTTTTAGTTTCTTTCTATAATCATCTGTTTGCCACTTTACAACATCATTGTATTCTATAATATAATATAAATAATCTCCAAGACTCTTGTATTCTTTTTGCTTATGAAAGTCATCCAAAATTTTCTGCTTTCTCTTATCAGAAAAATCTTTATTTAAATAACCACACCATGTTTCAATATTCATATAAAAAGGTGTATTAGGATGTCTTAACAGCCATAATGTTTTAGGTATATAACTGAATATATATTCATTATAATGTTCCATTGGGTCAATTTTTACGTGTGACAAATAATTGTCAACCGCCTCCCAAACCATATTACTTACAGGAAGATTAGTGATCTTTCCAGTTTTCTGTTCCTCGATGGTATCAATTTCACTCTTACGATTTCCGTTCTCGTAATACAGATCCGACCATTTCATCATAACTGTATCACCAATTCGTCTACCAAGAAGCAATTCTAATAATGTAATAAGATATCCGTCCCATTCTTCATTTTTTTCAAACCACTCAATAACATTCTTGATATCTTCCATGTTCCAAAATGGCTGCACCTCTGTTTTACCTTTTTTCTTAGTCGCATAATCTCTTGTCTGTGCCATATTAAATAACCTCTCTTTCTATATGTATTATTCTCCGTTTTTATAGTATCTATCTCTAATTTGTTCGGCTCTATCATATGCCTCCAATAAATCGTCACACCATCTAATTTCTATATTCTTAGTTTGTTTTCCGCAACAAGGTTTATTAAAACAAGCTAGATCCTTTATATGCCATTTTTCACGCTGATGACCTCCACGCTGAATTCCAGATCCAAGTTCATTTATTTTCATACAATTTAAACATAAAAATTTTGAACTTCTCTTTGGATTTCCCATATTCATTTTTCGTCACCTCTTTTCTGTAATAAAAAAAAGAAGCAGTTGATTCCTGCCTCTAATATTATTATACTGTAGTTCTATTTTATTATTTTTTCAAATCTATCATCTATAATCATGTGTTCTAGTTCATCGTTCCATACGTTTAAGATAACAGTTTTATCTTTTTCTTGAGTTAATTCGTACCAATGACAATGATTATCATCAGGATAATCATCTTTATCGGTTACTATATAAATATCTCCAATATTAATTGTAAATTTGGGGTTACTCATCTCAAGACATTGTGAGTTAACTTCTTGCTTACATTTCAATTTGTCACCAATATTATATAACATATCTACCTCCACTTGAAAGCAATTTTTCTTTGGATTATCAAAGGTATTCGTAATTAATTTCTCTATTATCTATAGTTGTTATTCCATTATCATCAATATAACAAACTATTCCTTCTTTTATTAAGTCTTTTATGACAGCACGCTCGTCTAACTTCCTCTGGTTTGTATTATGAGTTCCAGTGATAAAATTGTTTATATTCATTTGTACTTCATTTAGTAATATCTATAACAATATTATTTTATCATGAATATAATCTTTTTCTGTGCCACAATACATTATATTGAATCTACCTTCCTTTTTGAAATAACTCATTCGTTTTATAAACCTATTTATCTAAAATCAAAAATATCTTATTCCTTGTTATATCTACATTAATACCATAATTCTTTTTTATGTTTATTTATCCATTCATCCAACTCTGGAATAGATTCATCATACGATGCATGTTCAGTATCATATGAAAATCTACATCTTGGACATTCAAGATAAGAAGCTCCATTAGGATGCCCGTATGATTTATTGATTATTTTACATAAATACCCATCTTTATTAATTTTTCTACTCCACTTCCCAGTCGTATCGACCGACAATATCAACGGGCATCCACATTCAGGACATTTAGGATATTCATTCTTCATACTTTTCACTCTAATTTACCTCCCATTATCTATATAAATATAACTATATCATTATTTTCAACAACGTTTTCAACGGCACTAATCGTTGTTGCACAAATTATTCCATCTTTTTGCCTGTAAAAACCACCTGAATAATTATAATATAATTTTGATAAGTTTCTATATTTTTTTATTAAATAAATATTTTAACATTTGCAAATAGCAGCTAAATGAATTTCGATGAATTTCTACCATTTCTTTTGATATAAAATTTTCCCTTTGCTTCTCAAAATCTAATAACTCTGTTTTGTTTTTAAATTCCATATCGCCTCCTCCTCTTTCGTTTGAAATCAATTTTTCTTTGCTCTATAAATTTTCTATCATCTTCTTGATTCGTTCAATCTCTTCATTTGTATGTGGTGTTCCACCTGCATTCATATCCACATACCACTGAAGAACCTCTTTTTCAGTTTTCAAATCATTTACATTGAAAATTAAATCTATACTTAGTGGTATTTTATCTTCAAAATCTTTGTAATAACTACCAAAAACTTTAATTTCATTTTTTAAGAATTTAGTTACCGCTGTAATTCTCTGTAAACCATCAACACATACAAAATCATCATAACCATTTACGGTTTTCGTCATTTGCCAACTTGGTTTATTAAAATAAATTACCCTCGCTGATTTTCCTCCTCGAAGTAAAAATTCAACAAATAGCATTTGTTGTTTTTCCGTCCATACATGTCCACGCTGAAAATTAGGATTCAATTGTAACTGATAATATTCATCTTGTTCCCATTCTGAAATCGTTTTTAACATGTGAGTTAATGGAATATTCGTGTTGCATGATCCAGCTCTTGTCAATTGTGGAATATCTTTAAATTTTGTTATTTTCTTCATTTAATCATCTCCATTCTATGAATTAATTAAAAATAATTTTTCATCGGGTTAAATATGGAATTAACTTCTGACCACAATATTTGCATTTTGTAGATTCCATAGCAACACCAGTTAAACAAGTAGGACAATAGACTCCTCTTGCAGTTTCACTCCATTTAATCTCAGCTGGAATATTTTTATCTATTCCAATTTCTTTTAAATATTCCTCATAAGTCATAGATTATTACCTCCCAATTTTCAAAAGAAATCGTCATTTCTTTTAACAATAGTTATCCATTGCTGGTATGTCTTGACTTGCAACAATATGTTCATCTTCTATTTGTTGAACTGAATCAACAAACTCACCGTTAAAATTAACTAGAGCTATTGTATCACTTTCAATACAAATAATTCGTGCTTCAGGATTATATACCTGAATCCTTTTTAGAATATATTCCATTTTATCAAAGCATTTTTGCATATCACGAATATCTTTCTCTTTAATGCCATTGGTCATTTTATATCACCTCTTCCAATCTGTTATAATTCTAATATTTTTCCAAAACATATAGCCTGCATTTTAGTTCCATCTGTCATTTCTGTCGTTGAAATGTACGCAATTATTCCTTGATCTCCGATTTCATCATCAGGAAAAGTTTTATTAATTGCATCAATTAATTCTCTCTTTGTTAATTTGTCATTTGTTACTATTTCAATTTCATTTCTATTTTTCATTTATATCACCTCTTGCAATTTTACCAACAAATCATTCTTTCTTAGTTGAAAATAAACTGAAAATCTTTATCATTTATTTCCACTGTGATAAGTTCTTTATTGTTGTCAAGAATATCTACAACTGCACTTTCATATTTTGCATATGCTGGGGTGCATTCATATTCCTTGCCCTCTGTAAAGTGGTCGTCTGTTTTTCTACAAATAGCTTTATTATTTTTCATTCATATTACCTCTTCTAATCTTCCTAATAAATCATTTTTTACTTCAATTATCGCATTCAACCTACCTTTAATCTGTAAATCATATGGACTATCAGTATTTTTTAATAAATCTTCAAGTCTGCCAATTTCTGTATCAAGCTCATTAATATATTCTCTTATCTTTTCTCTCATATCTGGCTGATTTTCATACTGATACAGTTTTTGTAATGGTTCTTGCATTTTTTGATTAGAATCTAAATCAGCATCTGCATATACAAACATACACTGATTTTTTATAAATGGCATATCCCAATTTAATTTCTGTATTAATTTACTAATTGTCTTTCACCTCAATTCCAAATATCTCACAAAAATCTTTGTCCTTAATAATATCAGCTATCTTAAAATATCTTCTTGCAATCTCATTAAACATATCCCTTTCACAAATTGCTTCCGCTGCTTTAGGATGATTGCTTTCTATAAAAGACTTATATTCTATTACTAAATCAGAAAATAACTCTTTTTTATTTTCTCTTTTACAACTAACTCTAATATAACTATCATAGCATTCTTTTAATTTGTCATTTGGAATACCTATAAATAAATTTCTTCTTAACATAATATTCTCCATTTCTATACCAAAAGAAAGTTAAATTTACTTGCCTTATTCTGATTCAATATCAACTGGATTTTCCAATTTTAGAAACTCTTCTCTATGTTCTACCAATGACGCATTAGCAATTGCATTGATTTTATTCTGACAGAATGACTCAATTTCTCCCTTTGCTTCCATAACAGTTTTATCCATCTGTTCATTGAACTGATCTGCAATAAATCCAATATTGCTTCCAATATCGTAATTTAACATATTGAGCTTTTTTAAAATATTTTCTTTATCTGCCTTTGTAAGTGTCTTTTTTGAAGAAAACAATTCTGCAACTTCATTTATTAATTCTTTTGACTTTTCCATTGCCTTATCAGTCTGCTCTTTAAATTCTCCTGTAAATTGCTCTCTCTTGCTAACAAAATCACACGGAGGTATTTTCCCATCTTTTTCAGTATAGCAAATTGTTACTGGAATTCCTGTTCCTTGTCCAAAAGATGTAATTGCCTCAGCAAATTGTGAATAACTCATTTTAACTTTTACAATAGGCTTATCGCCAAAAATATCGTCACGATTTAATCCTCTTGTGATATCAGCATGTCTAAGTTCCATTGTAATTACATTACTATGTTCAATACTGCTTCCGAATAATGGTGTCTTTCCACCATAAGCTCTGTTAAATAACAAAGTACCATAACTAGGATGACTTGTTTTTGTTCCAAATTTTGTCTCTTCTACTTTATATTCATTTTCCATATATTCCATTCTCCTTCCATAGTAAACTTAGATTTCTCATTCTTCTATTTCTATTGTAATTTTTACTTTTTGACCTTCTTTTATTCCTGGTTTATTTTTAAAATTCGCAATCTCGTCTAATGCAATTACAATACTGGAACTAAAATAATCATCAGACAATAATATATCTGTTGAATTGTCACTTTCTACTACAAATCCCCATAAATTATTACTTTCATCTATTAACTTTGAATGTCCTACAATCGAATATTTATCCATTTTACTATGCCTTTCCATTCCACAAGAAAACTTGGTTTCATTAGCTATTGTTTGTCTTCTAAGTCCAGAACATTTTTTATAGCATCTTTTATATAATCCATTTCAAATTTGTAATTCACCATTTCTCTTAACGATTCTTCTAATTTATACGAAATGGATTCTTCAACTACATTTCTCACATAGTTTATCATAACCTGATCCCATTGATTGTTGCAGCATTTAGACACATCTACATCGGCGGCTGCATCCATATTATAATCACTCCAATCATATTGTGTATTCATAAATGTTGTAGATAAATCATTGTCTTCACACTTTCCATACAACCATTCTGCAACAGAAATCGAATGTAACTCTTTGCCAATTTTATTAAACACATTATCATCTGTAAATAACCAATATTCTTTATCACTTGACAAATAACAGGTTTCTTCATTATTTAATTGTTCCGTTACTTCGTCTGTTAGCCATTCAATACTCACAATTTTCATATATTCTCTCTCCAATCTTCCAATGAATCTATTATTTACTTTGTTCTCTTTGTTGACCATCAATCTCAAAATTAGATTGTTCTTCCATGATAATTCCAATACTTTTCATATAGTCCTCTTCTAACGTAAGCACTGTCTCAATTGTATCTTTGTCAATATTACATCTTTCTGCAATAAAATTTATTGCATCTTCCCATTCATATACTGGCGTATCATTCATAATACTATTCTCCTTTCTACATTCTACACAATATCATTTAACAACTCAATCGCTTCATCAAGTTTTTCACTCGCTTCTTCCATACTATCAATTGCATCTTCAGAATACATTCCTCTATAACTGCTTTGTAATCCTTCTGGCATATTGTCAAATGCATCCTGTTCTTCGCTTAATATAGAAGACAACTCACTTGATATCTGTTTTAGTTCAGATTGTGTACTTTGAAGTTTTGCTTTGAGCATATTTATCTTTTCTCTTCTATTCTTATTCATTTTGCTACTCCAATCTAAAAACAATCAACACCCCATACTTTATTTAATACTTTCGGATCATCTGGTATTTCGCCACATGTTTTTGTCGGGATATTTAACTTATTATACTCATCCTCACTGATTTCAATTCCGTAATCACCAGGAGCAGATTTATTAAAATCATCTCTATAGTGTGGCGATTTCTCTTTATAATAAAATTTATAATAACGCCCATTTGCTCTGTTGTTGTCATATCCCTCACATAATGTAGCGATTACTTTTCCTGTGCTAATTTCTGTTGTTACATTTCTTCGAAATCGTGGATCATACTTATTATAAGCAAGATATCCATGACTTAAGCTCCATTGTTTATTTTTTTCATCATTAGCTGACATTCGTTTTACTTCATCGTCAAAATTATCCCGGTAAACCTTGCCGGAATTTACACCTATTGTAAGATCATGTCGATTTCCATATTTGTCTTCTTGTGTCCATCTATATGTTTCTTCTCCATTGACATAATACTTACCTGTTCTACCTATACAAGTTACATTTCCATTTGAATCTAAGGCTGTCGTATTTCTTTTCGTTTTTGCATCATCAACTGCACGTCCTACGCTTGCAACACCTTTTAATCCTAACAATGCTAACATTTCTACTAGCATATTCATCAACCACCTTCCTATTTATTATACCTATCTGCCTTATTGTCAACATAATCTTTAAAGTCGTAACGGTTTTTTCCATCACCAAATTTCTGATTGTTTTGATTTTCTCCGCTAAACACACCTGAAAGCCATAAATAAATCAATATCGCTAATACAAACCCAATCAACTCTGCCATAATAATTACCTCCGTTTTTCTTTATATTATATCATGTCTTGTATCCTATTAAAATAATTTGAAGTTTCTGATTTATCGGTTAAACATAATTGTAATAGTATATTCATGTTCACTTTCAATCATTGCCATTTTAACTCTAGTGTCTTTTTTAATTTCGTCACACAACATTCTTAATTGTTCTCCATTTAGGTTTTCTTCTGTTTCCATTATGGTTGTCATACCTTTGTATGTATCAAATTCACCTTCAAGCCATTTAATTCCATATTTAATATATTTTTTTGCTAACAATTTATAATCCATAAAATTAACCTCACTTTCTAAACCAAGTAAATTTCCGATTCATAGGTTTATCTTATCCTTGCATAAGTTGTAAATAATACCTCGCAATTCTTCGATCTCTGTTTCTGAGAGATATTCGTTTCTATCGGATTCTGGAATGTCATAGATGCTGCAAGTATCATCATCTTCAAACCAAATTTCAAAGATATGATGCCACATTCCATTATCACAATTATATTCGCAATGGATAAAATACGGATTGTCATCTTTATCGGTCAACTCTCCATCACCAATATCCAATGCAAAGGAAGTATCATCATTCCAATATGAATGACACTTGAATTTTCTTCCATTGCCCCAATCTATTTCATCAAGGACGGTTTCGGTTTTTACATATTTCATTTCAATCATTCCTTTCCTAGTAAATCATCGTTTCATTAACTTTTTCCGATATTCCAAATATGCATCCGTTTATCTTCACTTACATATTCATCTCCCTCTTTCGAGGATTTAGTCCATATAGACACTTTTTCTACTTCTTTCTTTCCATATACAAATTTGACATCGGCAAGAAGTTCTGCTAACGTATCTGTAAAACCATAACCACCGCTTCCTGTATTTACTTCAATTCTATATTCATCATTCATAATGCTTTCCTCCATTCTTCACAATAAATCCTCATTTCATCTTCTAAAAAATTAATCAAATTTCTTCGATAAATAGTCTCTGCAAGCTCCAACTGGGACGCATTCACAAGCTTCGGAACAAGTTGTGCATTTACATGGACATTTATCAAAATCAATTTGTCTTATTTCTGTGTTTGTCATGTCTTTATACTTTTTGTTTTCCATTTATTTCTACCTCCTATTTTCTAAGGAAACTCTTGTTTCATACTTTGCATTCTCTATATTCTTTTTCAGTTAATAGTCCTTCATCGCACATATCTTCAAGCGTTCTATATACAGCGTTTGCTCTCCAACTTGCATATGAAAAACCATCAAACTCTCCAATAAGTGCATCTCCGTTTTCTTCACTTTGTTTTCGTAATTTTTCTGCTAATGAAAAATTACGAAAGAAATATGCTTTATACATAGCTGCTTTAATTCTAAGATTCTCAACTTCGTATTCCTGAGAAACTAATTTCTCTTGAGCTTCTAATAACTGTAACCCCATATTCCCTAATGGGCTTCTTTCAATTCTGTTTCCAAAATAAATATAATTCATAAATCATCACTCCTTAATCTACCCGAATAATCAATCTGATCTGCTTTCCACCTATACAATCAATAACAATTCCGCTATCTATTGTGATATATTCTTCCGGATAACGACCAACTCTTTTAATTTCAGGTGCATTGCCAGTTTTCATTTTGTCATTGAAGAAATCAAACAATTCGTTCTCAACAGATTGTCTTGTGATTTCCATTACAACTTTGAATCCGTCATGACAAAATCCTGTCTCATCTGATAGCCAATCTGAGATCTCTTCAAGTGCGTATTCTCTATCTTTCTTGTACAGTTCTTCCAATTCATTTGGAATAATCATTTCCGTTGGAAGTTCATTGAATATATCCTTGTTTCCATCTGTGTCCCATTTAATATTTATTGCTTTTAACATAATCATCAACCGTCCTTTCTAATTTACTGAAATAACATATTTTTTACCCGTTGCGTTACACTTTGGACATGTTTCAATTCCATTTATATAATTTTCTGCTAACCATGCTGCGCCGCATTTTTTACATCTCATCTTCGTTGACCAACCACCATTCTTTTCACTATCAATAGTTCCATAATCAACAAAGCCTACGATTGCATCACAATCAATTACTCTAATTTCCATTGAATCAACTCCTTTGAAATTGCTATTTCTTTACCTCAATAAAATCTTCACCAAGCTTCAGCCAAAATGCCCTATCTGCATCATAATGGTCAGTTACACCATATCCATTGTAAATTTCTCCATCTTCATCAATACCAAAATCAAGTAAATCTTCAAACAGTTCTTCTGGTGTGTAATCAATAAATGTTTCATCTGCTGTATCAATTCCAGCATCAAGAATTTCTTTTCGTTTCGCTTTTAATTCGGCAATAAATATTTCACACTCTTTTCTACCTTTTTCTGTTAATATATATTCTTTTTCATCCATATTACTCAACCTCATTTTCCTATAATACTTTAATCAAATGTTTCGTCACCCATCGTTTCGCACCTTGCAACGAACCTGCCACATACAAATAATCATCTCCGCTTGCCTTATTTGTAATTCCATATGCACATTCTCCGATCTTGTCAATCCAAACAAACTGACCATCTTCAGTTAACTTGCAAGCCCATTGCGTAGGTTCTCCATTGTCGTTATCACAATCATGTACTATATTCCATTTCATTCCATTCAACCTCGCTTTCTATGCTATCTTTTCCCATTCAATATGTGTATCTTTTCTGTGTGTCTCCCTTGATACGACAAGAATTTCTCCCTTATAGTATCTAAACATAATGTCATCTAAATGTGGTCTTGCTAGAATCTTCTGCCTAATATTTTCAATTTCTCTTCCACCATGTTCAGCTTCATATTTCTCTAATACCCATTCTAAATCCTCATAAAAATCTAACAATGCACATTCAACTGCTTTTCTGTGTCTGATTTCCTTAATCTCATTCATTCGCTTTTCAGCTTCGTCATAACTTTCAAACACTTCATTTGAATATCTGTCATTATGCCTTCCATAACACTGTGTCCATGCAGGATATTTTTTCACAAGTCTATATGTATTGTGATCAAACTCTGCTTCAATAATAGGTTCTACATTTTCCATTTTTACAAGAAAACCATTATCAAATAACCACTGAATATCTGAAGGATTTTTGATGTATCTACCTTTCATTGCAGTATTGATTTTATCTTTCTTTTCCAGATCCTCTGTGACTGTATATAAATCTGTGCTATAAGTCCATCCTTTAGGAACTTTCTTAAATTCCGTTTCTGACTGGAAATTATCAAATGGAATTCCGTTTATTAGTCTGATTTCTGGTGCTTTCAACCGTGATACTTTGTGAGTACGCGTTGTTTTATACTCATATATTCCATATGATACATGCATTCCAAACTGACTATCTTCAATGTAATAACAAACTTGATTCTGTTTCATTTTGCTTACCTCCTACAATAATTCATTCACATGTTTCTTTAGCCATACATATGCCTTTACCATTGAATCAAATGGTTCAATTCCAATCCACATCAAAACACCATCTCCAATAACTGCTGTTGTCTTTAAACAATACTCTTCTTTATTAATTTCCCATTTTCCATCGTATCGCTTTTCTACGACATATTTACCTATTCGTGGAGCAATTTCTCCAAAACAATTCCGTGCAATCATTTTTCTGTTCTCCTTTCTACGTAATATCTCACTTTTCCATGTTTTTCATCTTCTATCCATTCGCCATTTTCAAATATATCTCGTAAACATTTATTAGCTTCGTGTTCCGTATTAAAGCAAAAACAATCTTCTTTCTCTGACAAATCTGTGCTTAAATAATCGGGAAGTCCATAATATTTCCGTACAATCGTGTAATATTCTTTACTCATTTTGCTCACATCCTTCCTAATAAATATAAATAAGACAGACACATATGTTTGCGTCTGCCTTATTATTCTCTGTATTAAGCTTCAAATCGTTCCAATATTATTTTAATCGCTTCATCTGCTGTAATTAGCCCTTTATCCCTTAGTTTTACAGCCTTATTGATTTTTGCAATTGCCTTATTTTTTACATTACTCCCCATTAGATTATTTTCTTCAATTTTTCTCTTACAATCATTTGCATACTCTTTTATGTATCTTTCTGCCATGTTTATCACCTCTTAAAATTACAATTTCCTGCTAATCTTCAAGTGTCCAATTACCAACCTTATTTCCGTTGATATCCATTATGCAACCTTCGTCATATCCATTTGTAATTTTTCTGCAAATATCCATAAGATTTCTCTGTAACTCATATCTACCTTCGGTTGTAAGCACATCATCTTCACTATAAGCTGCACTACCTGTTTTAATTTCAATTTTCAACATAACACTCAACCTTCCTTTCAACTCTAAATCTCGTATTTTCTGGATGCATTTCATAAATCAATCTACACCAATTTTCATCCTTAATACATTCACTCAAATACTTGTTATCAGGTGTAAAATAATATGCCTTATGTCCCACTTCTGACGATTTATCTGTTCTGTCTTTCCATTTTGTGATGATCACCATTTCATATCTTTTATCTTTATCCCAAGACTGCCCAGCTAATTCTGCTGTATACAAATTATTCTGCATAATCAACTAACCTCCTTGATAAATTTCTGAATCATTTTTCTGTATGTAGAAATCATGCGATTATAAGTCCAATATTTAGAATCAGAATAATTGTACTTATTGAAAATTTCTTTTGCCTTGTCGTTATATTTTTTCATAATGTCATATGATACCGTTTTACCTATACAATCATAACCATCTAAAATTGCATAGTCCCCAAATATATAGGCATCACACGCCCAACCTTCAGTTCTTGTACAATAATAATCTGCATTTTCAAACTGTAATAAATTCTGAAGATTTCCGTTTCCAACATTTATAATATGATAATTCTCTTTAAGAAATTTCTTTGTAATTTTCTGTTTACTCATACTAATCAACCTGCCTTTCCATGTATAACAAACTTGTCATAATTCCCTTCAATGCATACCAACACTGTTCTGCGTTCATATATCCAATCAGTGAACCAGTATCTTTCTTTATGTGGAATTGATTGCCACCTTCAATACTGATTACTACAGATATTTCCGTTTTGCTTATTGCATTGATAGCACTGATTTCTCTATCAATCTTTTCACACAGTTCTTTTTCGCTTTTGCTTAAATATCCTGCAACTCCGTTATCCCATTTGATATTTAACATTATGAACACCACCTTTTTACAAGATATGTATTTCCGTTATATCTAACATTGCACCAACCATCACTATTCGCTGTATACCAAAGTTGTTCCCATTTTACGTAGTCTTCCATATCTTCTGTATATGCGAATGGGAAATTTATATATCCCAAATCATGAAGTACTCTTCCATACCATTCTTCATCAGCTATGACTCCATTGCCTCCGTTATACTGTGAAGTTTCTGCATCAAAATCAACAATTGTATAATCTTCAATCTCCATTGCTTCTTTAGGTATAAATGCCTTTGCCAATATACAAAAGTCATCTTCTCCAATTTCGCTTATACGATTATTTAGGTCGATTATGTTTGTTAATTCATCAGGTGCACCATCAACAACAATCCATTCATCATCACCTAATATATTCCGCAATTTCTCTTCATCCATAGGTAATGTAATTACATGGTCATTATTAAAATCAACCATTGTATCTTTTGTAATGTTTCTGATTACAATTCTCATAATTCATTTCCTCCTTGTAATAAAATAGGCAGCTAGGTATTTATTCTCCTAACTGCCTTTGCGTTTACTATAAATTTATTGCATTTCCGTTCTCGTCATATTCAATCGGTGCAATATGAACTGCATACCCGATTTCCTTTTCTTTATCGTAAATCTCCATTGTGCCGCTTGCACAAAATTCAAATGAGAACCGCTTGTCATCTGATTCAAGTAATTTAATCAAGTGATCCGTAAGTTCATTTAAGTTCCGTGCGTCCTCTTTTGACTTTTCAACACTTGTCATTTCGCTTCACTCCTTCCAAAGAAATCTTAGTTTCATTACTTCTTTTTCCTACAAGAATAACATCTGCAAGGTGCTTTCATATTTCTATCAATAAACCAGTTTCTTTCTTCATCCGTTTGCCAGAAATATTCTCCACATTCCTTACACTTTTTAACATCTTTTAAGTCATTTTCATTATGGGTTTCTACAGCCTCATCTGCATATTTTTTGTTAGCCATCCATGAAACAGTTGAATCGCATGGCATAGTCTGAACTTCTGTTGCAGTATTATCTGCTACAAATTTTTCTCCATTAAAATGAATTCTATATCCTAACATATATTGTTCCCTCCAATCTATATTATTCGCCATCATAGAATACCATCGGCATTTCAAAATCCATATCAAAATGATGCGTTCTAATCCACTCATGGGCTTCCTCACTTGTTTTAAAACCCCTCATTACTTTTTGTTCTCCATCAATATCTAACCATTCAACTCTATACATATTTATCTACCATCCTTTCTAATGAAATGCGAATTTCAAATACTACTTCTATTCTTACATATATTCGTTCATTTCACGTTCCATATCTTTTTCATATTGTTCATCCCACCATGCAGCATCTTCTTCCTCTTCCCATTTCCATTCCTTTTCTCTTGTTTCCTTTTCCTGTTCAAGATTTTTAATCTTACCTTTTATAAAATCTGGAATATAAATGTGCTTATATATCGTAAGTGGATTATCAAATCTCGTATAATCATCATCTGTCCATATAATGAAACCACCAAAAGGAAAAAACTGCACCTTATCTCCTTCACTAATTACTAAAGCACACGAAGCTGATAAATCAAGGTGAATCAAACTCTTCATTTTAGGATACATATATTTTGCATTATATGATTCCTTATCAGTTTCATAATCTCTTCTAAAAGGATGTTTTGTAACACAGACATACTTGCTATACATAAAGAATTTCTTTTTTACCTTGTACTTATATTCTCCATTCTTGTCTCTCCATTCTTTATCAAGCTCACTTCGTAATCCCATTGAATTAGTCTTACATTTTACTTCTGTAAGATCTTCCGATAAAGCTCTGTAGAATTCAAGCATTGTATTTATCGCACATTTTCCGTAATTTTTCTAAGACTTTTTCAAAATTGTCTTCTGTTACCGTAATTTTTCTCATATCCGTTACCTCCGTTTTTTCTAATGAAACACGCATTTCACGAGTTGAATAAAGGAATACATTTTCCCATCAACTCAGAATTGTAGCAACCGTAATTTCCATCTTGTCCACTGCATAATATTTCACTATGCTTATCACAAAATCCAGCAATCACTTTTTTATCTATATAATTACCTAAAGCCATTTTATCTTTGGCAATTACATAACCATGCCACATTTTCGCTGTATTTCCACATATAACACATTTCTCCGTTTTTAAATGCTGCATATAATCACTTTACCTTTCCAAAAGAAATATCCATTTACTTGCCTTTACCACCATTCTTCTTCGTCATCATCAGATGTTTCCCAACCTTGATTCGGATCGCCCAATGATGGAGCAACTTTTTCATATTCCATTTCTCTTGTGGTAATCTTGATTGAATATTCAAGTGCTTCATTGTCTTCATCGTAACAAGCCATTACAATTCCAAGCCAACGAAGTTCACAATCCAATTCTTTTCCTTCATAGTATGCTTGCAAGTTTGCAATATCTTTTTCACTTGTACTACAATGCCAATTTTCATTCTTAATTCTACGAATGATTTCAGGAATCATTTCTTTGTTCCATTCTGGAATCAAATTGTATACATCGTATCTTCCGAAATTTCCGTATCCACCATAGCAGCCTTCATAAATTGCCTTTCCGTATTTCTCTTGAAATGGTTTTGGCACAAGCAAATATGTATCTGCTATCTTATTATCTACAAGCTGTTTATTTGTATCTGAATATATCCAACTGAACTGTCCCATATTTATTCCTCACTTTCTTAAACTCTCTTTATCCACAATACAATAACAACCAAAAGCGTCTCCAACCATGTCGTTATCTAAATCAAGTGACTGTAAAATTTCATTGAATGTGCCTTCGCTATAGTCTTCTCTGTAAATTTCAAGATACTTCTGTCCCTTTGTAACATAATTGCTTTCTGTTTTGCTTCTAAAACAATCCAGAGCATTCTGTAAACAATCGGCTTTTCGTTTTGTATCATTCCAATAAGTGAAATATGTTCCATAATTCCACTGTTGATCTTCAGACTGCGTTGGATCATAATCATTTGCTACGCAATATTGTGTATTACTTTCGCTTTGTAGTAATGCATAGCCATCTTTCCGTAAAATCTCTTTCCATTTCATGCTAATCAACTCCTAACTTTTTAATTTGCCTATAACAGTCATACCACCGACAATACTGTGTTTCCGTACTTCTCTTTGCCACAACATCCTGTTAATTGATTTCGGCACACTAATTACTTCTCCGTTTGCATTCACAAATTTCGTATGGCTTCCGTTACAATTATGCCCATTATTTAAAGCAAAATATCCGTTCGCTTCAAGAATAGGCTTGACAATCCGTGTATCATTTGTCCATCTTCTCTTTCCCATATCAACCAATCCTTTCCTTATTATAATGTGACCGTATAGCCGCTATCCCAGCTTCGTATTTATATGTTGTATGTATTTGGTTTGCTTTTCTGATATTTTTCTTACCGATGTTTCATATTAATCACTCGCTTTCTATATTTTTATTCTCTGTTTACTTGCTGATTTCTGCTGAAAGAATATCATACAGTTCTGCATCATTTTTTACGGGTAATACTTTAGCCTCGTAAAATGAAGCACCTTTGCAATTCTGTAACATTTTCTCTTCAACATTGATGCCTTTATTATTTGCATAAAGTTTCTTAATAACTTTTATATTACGTGGGGTAATTGCATTCTTGCTTGAGCCAGTCCAATTAAGGTCTTTTATCAATGCAACAATTTTATTCATCAGTTCATTTTCCTTCTTTGCCATACGAAGCATTACTGAAGATGGATTTAATGATCCTATTGGATTGTCAATAATTTCTTCCTCTGATGGAATCTGAATATCATTTGCCTTACAAATATTCCTAAATGCAACATAATCAGGCTCATTTTCTTCAACAGCAGCTCTATACATGTCATTGTTTGACATTGTTTTTCTGCCTTTCTTCTGTGCAAGAAATACCTTTCTTGCTTCTTCTTCATCGCAATTGAGGACTTCAACAAGAATCATTAACTGCTTTTTCATACTGATATTTCTAAGAATAAAAGCAATTAAGCGATGTGCACCATCAGCAACATACAATTTTCCATTTTTAATGTACACCTTAATCGGATCAAACTGATTTTCGTCAAAGTTAATACTAATTTCCTCTGCTGTAGCAAAATCTGTATCTCTCTGCCATGTTGGAATATGTATAAGTGTCGGATCAATTTGAATGTATTTCTTTCCTGCAATTATAATTGACTGTCCTGGTATTAATTTTGATTCAATTTCGCTTAATTCCTCTTCTTCACTTTTCTTTTTATTTTCTAAAATAAATGCGTTTACCAGACTTGGTTTTCTATATTTTCTGTCTTTTAAACGTTTTCTAGCAGCACCTACAACCTTGCTTTCTCCATGAGTAAAATCATATCCAACATCGTGTATCTCGATTTCACCACGGTTGATTTTAAGAAACATGCAGATTCTATTTGCTATATCTGTTGACGGTTCGCTTTTTCCATACTCGTAGTTCTGAACAGTACTCACAGACATTCCCAATTCTTTTGCAAGTTCCTTCTGTGATACGCCTGCCTTTGTCCGTAATTCTCCTAATTTCTTTCCATTGATTTTGCACATAATTTTTACCTTTTTAACCTTTCTTGTTTTAATTTTTTTTGCATAAAAATAACGGCTTGCTTTCGCTTGCCGTTTAGTTGCTAAACTTCTTTAAATACACCAGATTTAAGCATATCTGTTTTCCAACATTCAAAATCTGGATATTCTTTTTTGTCTGCCATATCTCTATAAACTTCATGCATCTGATTTTCTGTGAATGTTTTGCCTTTTAGTGGTTCTTCGTAAGTAATATATTTCATTTTTCTTCACTTCCTTTCGTAATATATTCATTTGCATCTTTGCAACTCTGTATTCCGTGACAACAAATTCTATCGCCACAGTTTACACAAAGGTTGTCTTTGATTTCTCTTATCTGGTCTTCAATCATGCCGTTCATATCTCTTCCTCCATTAAAAGATATTCGTGATAAGCCTTTTCTGTTTCAAAAAGCTGATACTTTCCCCTCGTGTATCCCATATATCCATCTGGGACATAATAGCCTTTACATTTAATCATCTGTCTGTACCTCCTTGTTTATAATAATCCGCAAGCAGCCATTAACTTCTTTGCAAATGGATGTTTGTTTTTATGTAACTGCTCTGCAAATTTTTGCTCTCTTGTATAGCATTCTTCTGCATACTTCATGTTTGAGTATGCAATTTCAGCTTCAGGTCTTGTATCTACAATTTCAGTTCCATTATAGGCACGAAATATTATTGTTTTCTGCATTTTATTCTGCCTCCCTTGCCGTGCGCAAAATCCGTGTTATTTCGTTTTCTGATGTTGCTATTTTGATTTTTTCAATTACTTCTTTGCTGTAACATAATTTTTTTTGCAATACGAATTGCGTCATATCTTGCCTTTCCCATTTTGTTATTCTCCTTCTGTGCATTAAAAAAGCGATGCTAACGTCTGTGCTAACATCGCTCTACTCATGTTATGGGTTTTAATTCCCTGTGGTTTCCGTTTAACCTCGGATCGTACCGAATAAATCCGTGACGGTTGTTTTGCCTTTGCTACTTCGTAGTCACAATATGCATTGTGAATTGCTTTTGCTTTTTCTGACATAATTATCACTCCTTTCTTTTATTATCTTTCCCAGTAATATCCTGATCCATCTTCAAGGTATATCTGTAATTTACTTTCCGTTGCTGTAAAATCAGTTATCTTTGATATATCAATCATGTTATTTCTGTAAGTCATTGTTTCGTTCGGAATATCTTTCAAAACATCCGTATAACTTGCATTTGCCTTGTCGTCAAGTTGACGTGTTACATCTTTCAATTCAACCGTGATATATCCGTCTTTTACATACCAACATGCTACATCCGACAATGGAATTGCCTTTTCTAACTGAATAGAATTGATAGCTGTTTTAGTTATAATCTGCTTTGGTGCTGTGGATTTGCCTATTAAAAAAGCACTCATTACGAGTGCTGATGTGATGATAAGATATGTAATTTTGTGTTTCATGGTTGTTTCCTCCTTGATTTATTACGTGCTCCCTTGTATAATTATTTTACAAAGGAGGCTTTTATTATGGATAAAATTAAAACAAGCGAATTGATTTCAAAATTAGCTTTAGCTTCTGAGGAAGCGTGTAAATGTGAAGATGAAAACTTTCTTCGTGTACTCACTGAAAAAGTACATAAGAAGGAAACGGAAAATGTTACCTATGCAGACGTTATTAATGTTGCTCGTGTTGTAACTGATTTTTCTCGTTTTGCTTCTATTCGTGCAATATGTAAAGTATTACAAGATTTAGATATTACTGAGAACGATGTTGATGTTTTTAACAATGATGATTTCCGTAATACTTTAGCAAAAGCATTAAATGTCAAGTAGGAAGATAGGCTGCCTTAATCGGCAGTCTTTTCTTCTCTCGTAATTCCTGTATAATCAAGCGTTTTCTTGATATCTGTGTGTGAGAAATGGTCAAGAACTTCCTCAAGTTCTCTGTCTGTTTCTGCCTGTGCGACATATGAACCATTGATGTAAGCCATTGTGCTACTCTCCGTATGTGTGATCCCAAAAGTTTCTCCGTTTTTGTTTGTATACTGATACATAATAATTCCTCCTTATTTTTTGTTTTTTGGGTATAAAAATAGCACCCGAAAATTGGGTGCTTTGTTTGGTGTTGGGTGTATTATTTTTGGCGCTTTACTCTTCATCATATTTTGCGTCTATATATGCAATCTGCTCATCGTAATAAGCTCTTGCATTCTCACAACGGAGTTCATAGTTACTTCCGTTTGCTGGATAACCTTCAGCTTCACACTGTTCAGCTATCTCCTTGCATTCATTGATGTATTGTTGTTCAAGTTCGCAGATTTTATCTATATCTGCTTTTGAATATACTCCTGCATCAAGCATTGAGTTACGCATTTCCTCTATATTATTTGACATAGTTGTATCCTCCTTATTTTTGTAATTCTTTTTTCTTTGCCATCAATTCCGCTATTTGTGCGTCAATTGAGGCAATTTCTTCATTTGCCTTGTTATATTCTGCATCAGGTATCCATTCCATAATTTCTGAAGGTTGGACATGGAGATATTCGCAGACTTTGTTTATAGTGTCTGTAGACACTGTTCTATTTTTTGTAAACTTAGCAGTCATAGATGGGCTTAATGCAAGTTCTCTTTGTAAATCTATATATTTCATATTTTTTGACTTTAAGTAGTCACCTAGCTTATCATATACTATCACACATTTCACCTCCTACTTCTCTTACAGTGACTACATTTTAACATAGTTATTCCATTATTGTCAATTTTTCGCAATCATCAATCAAACTTCTAATAGCCTCAAATTGCATTTTGATAAGTTCATTAGAAGTCAGTTTGCCTTCAGAAATCCCTATTAAATCTCTATTGATTGCTTTAATATTTACATCAAATTTTTTCTTGTTTTCGTTATTCATGATTGTTATACCTCCGTTTTCTAGTCAGCAACCACCAGTTCAACTGGTGGTTTGGTATTAGCCCTCAAAAGGGCATTTTTACTGCTCGCCCAAAAGGGCGGTATCGCAAGCACTTTTACTGGTCCGCTATAAAGCGGTACTTCTTGAATCTTCTTTCCTTGATTCCTCTGCCTGCTCTTTTATATACTTTTGTACTGCTTCATCTGTGATATTACCAATTGTTTCTACATAATACCCTCTTGCCCAAAATGCTTTATCCCATTTACTTTGCAATTCTGGATGTCTATCATAAAGCATTAATGTACTTTTCCCTTTTAAGTATCCCATAAAATTTGCAATGCTAATTTTAGGTGGAATAGCTACACTTAAATGTATATGATCCACGCAAACTGCTCCTGCTATAATATCCACATCTTTGTATTTACATAACGTGCTTATTATTTCTCTCACATCATTTCTCACTCTTCCATACAAAATTTTCTTTCTGTATTTCGGAATAAATACAATGTGATATTGGCATTTCCATTTTGTGTGTGATAAACTTTTATTGTCCATATGGACCACCTCCTGTGATTAAGTTTGGCTTGCGACACCATTCTTAATATATCACAGGAGGTTTTTTATTGATATCCTCACCGCTTCCAGCTATTCCATTCTCCCCAGCATAGCTGGGGGATTAGACTTTTCATTAATTATAACATCGTCTAAAATCGTGTAAAGGATTATTAGTGCATTCATAATCAGTAATACTTCCGTTATAAATGCGTGATCCGCCTCCACCTCCTTTATGTCTTCTGTCATGACGCATCATATTTTCATATTTACGGAAATCGTGGTTTCTCTTCTGCTGATGCTTGCGGTAATAATCCCACATCATTTCCGTATATTCATTCTTTGCGTATGTGCGACACCATTTTTTTTCGGTTGGTAGCCACACAGTTAGTTCTAAATTATACTTGCGTGAATGACTAAATTTATTGCATATAAGTATCATTTTGTTGTCAAGTTGCAGAATAATAGAACCCATACGAAATTCTTTATTGTGTATGAGTTCTGTATTGAGTGCTTTATAAATTTGCATAGTTATTTTACCTCCTTATATTTACGTTGTGTTAAAATGCACACTATTAAAGGGCAGAACTGAAATTCTGCCCTTCGTACTATACACTTTATATTTTGCATTATGCGAAGTAGTGCTTGATTACAATGTTACTGATAGTGCTTGCAAGTCCTGAATAATCGTATGTGATATCACCAGTCTTGCGGTTCTTCTTTGCTTTTACAAGTGTATTGATCTGTCTGTCTTTGAATGTTACTGTTCCCTTCTTGTCGTCCACATCGAACTTGTTAGAGAACCCACGCACATAGCAATCATTGAGCAACTTCTTGTCCTCTGCTGTGAGTTTTACTCTTGTTTTGTCCGTGTATGGAGTCTCAAAAGGCAAACTGAAAGTTGTCTTGATAATGGTTTCCAACTCCTGCGAAGCCTTCTTATATGCATCCTTGACTTCTTTTGACATGGTAATATTGCCATCTTCCCCGGCTTTAGAATTGATATGAATTGCTTCCAATGCTTCATAGAGTGCAGGTGACTGAAAAGCCGGAATGATGGCATACTTCACAAGTTTAGAGTTGTCCCAAGTTGCAAGCACACGAAGAACGGTACGAACTACGTCCTTATTATTTCCAAAATGATCCTTGTTTTTCTCAGACATGGCAGATACAACCTTGTTGTAAATATCTAAAGTTTGAGCCTGAGATTCTTCACACTTAGTCCGTGAGTCCTTGTTATCGTTGATAGTCGCAAGAATACCGTCAAGTTTCTTCTGCTTCGTACCTGCTTCATCGTCCCCATTGTCATCAATATCCTTCTGAATAGATGAAGCATGCTTCTCTAACCGTGAAATAGAATCATTGAGAGACTCAACATTCATTCCTGCTAACTCGTGATTAATAGCCTGCATAAACTCATTCTTGAGTTCGTCTGTGATGTTAGTTGCATAAAAGTTGATTGATAAAATGTTAGTGTTTGTCATAGTGATGACCTCCTTCATATAAATAAAATTATTGTGTTTGTAGTAGTTAATGTTATGCACACTATAAAAGGCTAGAGCCAGAGCCAGTGCTACAATGACGCAAACTATCTATTATTTGAGTATTCATACCTAAAAAGTAGGTGCTTTATAGTGCGTTACAATGTTTTCTGGATAGACTTATTCTAGCCTTCTAACTATGTATAACTTTTATAATAGCCATATAAGGGAATCATTTAATTTTACAAGTATTTTTATAATGCAAGCATTACCCTGCTAAAACAAAAATAATCGGAGGTATTACCCTTTACCCGATTAAAATTAAACAATTATTATACTTTTGTTTGTGTACCTACCCTGCTAGTACCAACCGTGCTATTATCGGTTGAATTTTTAAATTAATGGACTTTTTCAAGTCCTGCCGTTGTTCTTCCTATTATTGACCACACCTAGAATATAATCTAAGGTCGAACCCGTTCGCATATAGCTTATTTGCTACCTTCTCATATAGAGGTGGGATACAGGATTTTTATATCCTGCGTGGGTGCTGTCCACTTGCTTAAAAAGATATTTCAATCTTTTATCAGAGCTGTCCTAGGTTTCTTCTATCAAACCATTGTAAACTTTTTTTATTCAATTTGTATAACGGGAACTCGATGAGATAACACGTTAGAATTTTATATCAATAGCAATCTTTCCGCCCCTGCGATTCTAGGAATCGTGAGAAAATAGCTTTTTGTCACTATCTGCCTGCGACTTTTTTAAAAGTGCCGTAAAATATAAAATTGTTTTTTTTATGGATTGTAATTGATAACTAGAATTGATATAATAGACTTGTCACGGTACTAGATTATATCTATCTAGTTATCAATCGGGCTTTACTTAGAGTAGTCCTCTAAGTATGCTATAATATCCTTTATAAATGTTATAGCCTGCTGAGTGTTACCATTCAGCAGAAGCCCTATTACAATCTTTAGTTTGTAAATTATGTACTTTTCAATCAGCTATCAACCTTCTTTCTTGTTTCGTTGTGATAACTATATCATAGTATAGTTTTCTTGTCAACTACTTTTTGAAATATTTTCAAAAAGTTTTTTGCTACCTGAAAAAGTAGTTATTTAGTTGATATAGCTATATTATCATGTAGTTATTTAGTTGTCAATAATAAATTTTCAAAAAATACGATAAAATTATAATACAAACATATGTTCGAATATATTCTGCTCTAATAGTCCAGATCTGATTTTATCGAACATTTGTTCTATTATCAATTCCACGGAAAAATATAGAAAAACCGTAATAAAACATGTGCTCGGGGTAGCAAAAACTAAAAAGATAGTTGTATTTTATCAAATTGTACATAGCAGGTTGTTCTATACACCAACTCTAAAAATTTATCTCCTCTTAATTATCAAAAATCCCATAAAAATAAGGTAAATCTGTCATTCAGATAGAATTTATCCTTTATCGTACCTCATATCGTCAAATCCAACTAAAATTAAGCATTTCAGCCACTTCACAACCCAAAAATCAAACTTTCATCTCACCAAAAATCCATCCACAATCTCAAAATCTTCCTTATTTATAAGCGTTTTAACCGATAACGATTTTCCCAGTAAAAATCCCAAATCATATTATCAATATTAATCTCACCACACATATACCTCTCATCTCATACCCCAATCTCTAGCCCAAATCTCACGAAATCGACTCAAATTCATTTCAAAATACCTCCAATGATAAAATCCTTTCCTAAACATAAAACTCTCTTATTTCTCTCTCAGAACAAATATAACCATAATAATATGTGGGGGGGGTACTCAAAAACTATATACAAATTACATTACTAAACATAGAATATACTATTATGAAAGGATATAAAAAATAATCAATGAATTACAAAGACAATTGTGATATAATTATAGAAAAAATATTAAAGGAATTTGATTCTATGGATAATACATCAAAAGAAAAATGGGAAGTACCAAAATATACAGGAAGTCAGATAAATAAAGCTGGTAGAAATTTTGTAAATCCTAATTCAACTGCCAAGGAAAAAGATGCCGCTTTAGAAGTAATCAATAATTGGAGGGCTTCACATGCTTATCCATTACAAATCATATGTAGTAATTTGCGTAGGAACAATCCAAATGCTATTGTTGTTCAAAGATTAAAAAGGCTAGATTCAATTATAAATAAACTTAATAGAAATAAGGATCATGTAATGGAATTATATAGAATGCAAGATTTAGGTGGTTGTCGTGTAATTGTAGATTCTATTGACGATGTATATAAAGCAGTTGATAAATATAAAACTTCTAGTATACGTCATATTTTAAAAAAAGAGTATGATTATATTAAATGCCCCAAAGAATCAGGATACAGGTCTTATCATATGGTATATAAATTTTGTAGTGATAGCAAAGAAACATATAATAAAAATATGCTCATAGAAATTCAATTTCGTACAAGGTTACAACATATATGGGCTACTGCTGTTGAAATGATGGGAATTTATACTAAGAGCAACCTTAAGGCGAGCCAAGGGAATGATGAAATACTTAGATTTTTTACTCTTGTATCTTCAGTTTTTGCCGCACAAGAAAAAATGCCACTTTGCCCAAATACATCGCAATGGGCAGATGAGCTGATAGTAGAAATAGAACAATTAGATAAAAAACATAACATTCTTTCTACTTTAAGTGCAATAAATGTTACTATTAATTATACAAGTGAATTAAAAATTAAAGGTAAAAATTTATATTATCTTTTGATTCTCAATTATAGTAAAAAAAATGTTAGAGTCAGAAGTTTTAATTCTTCACAAATCGAAGTTGCTACCAAAATATATGATACTGTTGAAAAAGAATCTAATCTTGATGCGGTTTTAGTATCCGCAACTTCATTTGAAACATTAAAATTAGCTTATCCAAATTATTTTGTAGATATTTCTGCTTTCATTGATAATTTAAGAGATATAATTAATCTTTATAAAAGTTTAATGGAATAAATAATATTATTATGCCAAAGACAGATGATTGATTTCGTCTGTCTTATTTTTTATGCCAAAAATAAGAAATAAGCAGAGAATATATTATTGAGCAGTATTCTACTTCTATCCCATTACTTACTCATAGAAAGGAATTTAGTATGAAACTAATTGACAGCAAAACAAAAAGTGATATCACAAAATATCTTAAGCAGAAAGAAAGTAACATCTCAAAGAGTAATCGTAAATCAAAGCACAAACATCATTATGAAGAATGTCTGATTCAAAATTCATTTTCATTTGCAGGAAAGAATAGTATACATACACAATTAAGCAGTTATTGTACTATTTGTGGGAAAATAGGTGGATATTTTAAAAGTGGTAAATATTCAAAAGAATTTGAATCATTGCAAAAACAAAGACAAGAAGAAGATAAACATTTTCGTGTAATAAGTATATCAGGCGAGGAATTATATGAAAAATATCATGATAAATTGCCAGTATTCTTTGTAGAGGATATTTACAAAGAGAAGTATGTTGATTTGGAACAGAATAATAATTAAAAAAGAGAATAAAATTATAGCATACATGTACCCAAATGAAACCATCAATCCAAAACAACATGTACCCAAATCAACCAATAACAATTAAACAAAAAATTATGGAGTTTGTATGTAGCGTTAGCGAAATACAAACGGAATATTCTTCTCTTGATAATATGAGTCTATATAGATATAGACTGCACAAAATTGATAGCTGGCATGTACCCAAATGAAGTAAATTTTTACTTTTGGGTACATGCTGTATGTACCTAAATGAATTTTTAACAATTTCATACAAGTGCAACTTTTAATATTTTTGTGAATTCAAATGGAGAATATACTATTGAACCACTTATCACACTCTCATCTCAAAAATTGTAACTGTAAAACAAAAATATTTTTATTAAAGAAAGGAAGATTAAAAAATGCAACAGATTAACATTAACGAATTAAAACCACATCCAAGGAATAATGAATTCTTTGATGATATGACAGGTGATGCTTGGGATTCTATGATTCAGTCAGTAAGATCATCAGGAATAACAAATGCTATTACTATCACTGATAAAAATATTATAATCAGCGGACATCAAAGAGTAAGGGCTTGCAAAGTATTAAACATAGAAATGATTGATTACAAAGTTATTCATTACTCTGATGATGATTACAAAAAAGAAACTGATGTAAAAGATTTAATTGAATCAAATCTTCGTCAGCGTGTAGTTGGTAATGCCAATCCTATCAAACTTGGCAAGTGTTTCCAGTTTTTAAATGATTGGTATGGATTTGAAAAAGGTGGTAATCATGGAAATCAATACACAGTGCCAAAAGAAAAAATTTTTACTTTGCCAAAAACATCAAACGAGCCTACTACCCAATCAGATCTTGCTACTGCATATGGAATCACAAAGCAAACCATGAACAATTATATGCGTTTGGCAAAAGCAATTCCTGAATTAGAAAATCTCGTAGATACAGGAATTGTAACAACACATACTGCCCTTGCCATGATGAAAGAATTATCAGAAGATGAACAGATCAAACTTATTTCTTCAATGGCTACTACCAAAAAAATAACACAAAAACAAGTTCAACAGTATATTGATAAGATTAAACAGTTAGAAAATAATAATCCAAAAGTAAAAGAGTTAGAAACACAAATCTCTGAACTCAAAACAGAGAAGAATATATTGGAACGAAAAGTCAAACTTAATCAGGAAGAATCTGATAAATATAACAAGTTAAAATCTGATATTGAATTTCTTACAAAACAGAAAACCGATTTAGGTCGTCAAATCGACTCTGCTACTGAATTGGCAGGTCTGACTGTAAGATTACAGAAATTGTTAGAGACAGAGCTTGCTCCAATTAAATTCAAGCGTTGTATGGAAAGGCTTGATTCTAGTGATGTATGTGTCGGAAATTTAACAGATATTATTAGCAGGATTGATGATTGGTCTGATGAAATGAAGAAACTTTTAAATAATAATATTGATTATGTCGTAGACGTACAGTAAGAAAGAGAGGAAATTACATATGGAAAATTTTAGAACAAAAGCTATCGCAGAAATGACAAAGAATGAAAGAGACTATCTTAGAAATGAGTTGAATGAAGTTGACAAGAAAGACATTAACGAACAGTTAGAACTAATTAAAGAACAAAGCGAAAAGCAAAAAGCGAGAATTGACATTATAGAAAAAGAGCATGAAAAGACACAAACAGAGGTAGAAAGCTTAAAGAAAAACACAAATGTTATTTGTTCGCCATTTCATTCAAAAAGAAAGAGAAATTTTAATAAATTATGTAAATCAAGAGTTTGGAGTTTATTTAATAATGACATAGATAGCTGTGAATATGTATTATTTAGTTCATTTTTATTTAAAAAGATTTATGGAGATATTGCTACTAAATTTGATTTAGATTCGTGGCATGATTTAAGTATGGAAAACTATGAGCAAGAAAATAGTATGTATTCTCAAGCAAAGGAATTTGCGAGCTATTGGACACCGTCTGGATGGTATATTAGACATTGTATTGATAGTTTAATTGAAAAAAGAGATAACGGTGTGCTTAGTTCTGAAAAATGTCGTGCCTTAACACAGTATTTAAAATCTACTAATAACGGTGAAATAAATCCATTCGCAGCATAGTGAGGTGATACGTCTTGCCAAACTATGTAAAAATTCCACGAGAAATCATTTATGATAAGGAACTCTCATCTAAACGTGTAATAATCTTCTCATATCTTTGTGCAAGGCGTTCACTTGATGACACAGTGGCATTTTCTATAACAGAACTTTGTCACTGGTCTAAATTGAAACCTAATTACAGAGATGGAAAGATAAATCAAAAATATTATGAAGTTCTATTACTTCTCTCTCATTATGGATACTTTGAATCGTGTCCAGATTTTGAGAAATGTCTAAAAGAAAAGACTAATTCGGTCAAATACCAGCAAGTAAAACTTAATATAGAAAAATTTGATGTGCCTGACAAGTTTGGAATCATTTACTTTGATGAGTTAGATGCAATATTAAATTTCAAAGAAGAATTAAAGGATAAAGAGATTGATACCGCAAGAATATCATCAGCTTACATTCTACTTGTACTCTCTTATATTCGTGTTAATTTAAATCGAATGGATGGCAAACCACTGTGCTGTTATAGATATTTTAAGACTATTTCAGAAGATATTGGACTTTCTGAAAGATATATCAGTCGCATAGTTAATATTTTAGAAGCACTCAAAATTGTGAAATGTCAGCCTATGAAGAGAGAAAAATATATTAAGGATGGTAAAGAAAAATACGCTACTACCCCAAAGGTATTTGCCGATTATAGGCATTTTATTCACGATGAACATGGTCAAAGAATTGATAAAGAATATAGTCCTGATAAGGAAATAAAAAAACAGATAGAGCTTTTGGAGAATAATAAAATATAGAAACTATAAACGCAGCACTCAAAGGAGCTGATGCAAAATGAACAAATTATTTTTAAACAGAAAAGGAGAACTAATTAATGAACAGAACAGTAACAATTACATCAAAGAACCATAAATACCAGAATACATATGGTGGACTAATCACAGAATATGATTTCTGTACAGATTACCCTCGAAAAGACAAAGCACCCTCTGTTGCAGATCGAATTTTTAAAGATTTTGCTTTTGATAAGCAATGTAGAAAGAATGCAGAAGGAAGAGATAGAAATGAAGAAAATAAACACGAAAAGATTATTCAAATTATTTAGCTTTGTAAAGTAAATAGAAATTTCATTTGGAGAATATATAAGTGGAGGTAATTTTATATGAATAATAATTTTGACAATGTTGGAGAAATGAAGGAGTTAATTGTAGATGAACTTTCGGAATGTGAATTTGACAATAATTTCAGATGTGAAGAATGTTCTGAATTGGAGCAATGTTATTACAAAGCTTCTACAAAATCATCTCATGAGTTTGCAGAGAGTTTAGATTATGGTGGCTATGATTCTGAAGATGAATTTTGGGAGAATTTAGGTTAAGGCGGTGATGATATACTGAATGAGTGAATATGGAATTAAAATAAAAAATATTAGTGCTGGTATGTTGTATGATGTTAATCTTGGAACACGAGATTATTTTACATATACTGATGCTATGTTTAACAACAGTTTATTTAGTTTTTTCTTGCAAAAGAACGGATTAAATATTTATAAAGGAAAATCTGGTAAAAAAAATGAAAGTACACGAGATATAATTTGTCTTGATTATGAATTTGGAAGTCGCTCTTATGATAATGAGCATACTCGATTAGAAAAGTTATTTAATGATACTGATGGTGATTCTAAGGAACGTATTAAACAGGCATTACAAAAAGTTGAAGATAGAAAAGATCTGTATGATGAAAAATCACGAGATGAAATTCGAGAGTTTTTTTATGAGAATGGTGTTAATGTTACATATAAACGTAAACGCAGAGACGGAACAATTAAAGAAGAAACAATTCATTATGAGATGCTTTTTCGTACAAGTGCCAAAGCTAAACTTGGACAAGTTATTTTCATAAATAGTAAATTATATGACATTGCATATGATTGGCTAACAATTGGACTTGGAAAAAAAATGAGTCATGACAATGCGAAAATCGTTGAAATGTCAGCCTATGCTCCACTTACCACATCTACCATTATTGGTACACTTCATATACCTGTTGAGGATATTCTAATTCTCAAAGATCAGGATTCCTTTTTTGAAACAATGACAAAAGTTGTTAAAGCAGAAGAATACGAAGTAGAAGTCAAAAAGAAAAATAAAGAAACTAACAAAAACGAAAAGGTAATTGAAAAACGTAAAAAATGTGTTGTATCCGAAGAAAAACGTCAAGTCAAAAATACAATTTGGGATGGTATGGCACTAATCGAAGCTGATTCTAATTATCTTCGTCTCCCATCTTATATTAACGGTATGGCATTACTCAGAAATCACCTTTTTAAAGCATGTGCCTTTAAGAGTTATCTTCAAAAATTCTTTAAAGATTGGTGTGAGAAGAATGGATATGATTACAATACATACCAGGTTCAAGATATGTTTGGTAAATGGCATTATTTAAAAGATATTAAAATGATAACTACTGATAATGCGATTAAATGGAAGAAATTTCAAGACCTCATGGGTAGTAATATTACTGAAGCATATGAGTATTGGTGCAAAAGAATTCATGAAGATGGTGATATATGGGGCATTGTTAAAACTGATCATCCAAGTAAATTAGGACAATATCAGCAGTTGAGTTACCAAATGATAAATACTCTTCCATGTACGAAGGACGATGTAAAAGACATTGCTCAGATTAGTATTGATTATGTTGAATTACTTAAACGTGACAATGATGAATTTGAAAAGTTTCTTAGAAAGAATGCAAATGAGGTAAATCATTATGAGATGCTTGCCGATTTATATGCTCAAAATCATGAGTTTGGAAATAGTACATTTTTTAGAGAAGAAAAAAAGAAAATTATCTTTGATTATGTATACAGAATGAGAAAAGGAAAAATTATGGTCAATGGTGATAATTTGACTGTATGTGGTAATCCTTATGCACTTCTGCTCTATTCTGTTGGTGAAGATTTTGAAAAAGATCCAACACTTTCTCAAGAATATAATTGTATTCAGTGTTATACTAAACGTTTCGATAACAATGAATATCTTGCAGCGTTTAGAAACCCACATAATTCCCCAAATAATATATGTTATTTGCATAATGTCTATTCAGAAAAAATGGATAAGTATTTTGCATTTAGTAAAAATATCATAGCAGTTAATTGTATTCATACGGATATCCAAGATAGAGCAAATGGGATGGATGAAGACTCGGATTTTATGCTTGTCACAAATCAATCAACAATTGTCAAATGTGCAGAAAGATGTTATAGAGATTTTTATACTATCGTAAATGCATTACAAGAGTCTGGTATTACCTACAATAACACAAAAAAAGATTATGCTGCTATGGATAATAAGTTTTCAAAATCACGTATGGGAATCGGATATTCAAGTAATTTGGCTCAGTTGGCAATGACCTATTATTGGACAGAATTACAAAAAGATAGTCCTGATGAGAAAAAACTTAAAGAACTCTATGATAATTTTATCATTTTGTCTGTTCTTGCACAGGTTATTATTGATGGATGTAAAAGAGAATATGAAATTGATGGTAATAAGGAAATTGATAGAATTAGCAAACTCTCTTGTATGAGTATTAAAAAGATTGTCGGTTATACTGAATCTGGTAAACCAAAGTATAAGAAACACGATTTCCCTGAGTTTATGAAATACACAAGAGAAATTAAATATACCAAAGATGGTAAAGAACTTCCGCAAGAGGAAGTTGATGAATCAAAAAACAAACTTAAAAGTCGTATTAATAGAGAATTGTTATGTCCTATGAATTGGCTTGAAGATTGGATAAATAAAATTCAAAACGCCTCTACTTCGGATACATTATCAACCGAATCTTTTTTTATTAAAATGAAGGGGAAGGCTAATGATAAACAAATGACAAAAATTATGCAATTAGTTCAGGAATATGACTCTTTTGTAAAAAATACAAAATTAAAATATATAGATGATGATGAAGAGTATAATAAACAGATTTGTGAAAAATCAAAAGAAGTAACTGAATCAATAAAGAAAATTAAAATAGGTAATATAATTACAATAAATAGACTGATTGAGATAGCACTTGGTTTAAGCAATGAAGAGGGGGCATCTAAAAGGAGGAAGTATTCGCCTGAAAAATATACAAGAAAAATTCTCAATCTATTGTATAAAACCAACAAAGAAAAGTTTATGCTAAGTTTCAATAGTGATAAATGTGTATAATTTTTTCGGCAACTAATTGTGCAATTTTACCAAAAACATAGTAAAATCAAGGCTTTTAGCGTTCAACTTAACGTCCGTAATATGGAGGGAAGAAACCGCAGAGTTGCGTTAGTAAACTCCCACGCCATTGCCAATGCGTGTAATAAATAAGGGCTTGCAAGTTTAAAAAGTATACTAGGGGCAGACGTATCATTATCTGCCCCGAATATAAAACAATGAAATCAGCTTTTCTTGGCTGATAAAACAGAGAATATATAATTGTCGATAGACATTATAATATTTCGTCTAACATATGGATATATTTTAGTTGCTGTGAAGCCATGTGAAAAACTTGTGTATGGTGTGCAAAACCAGTTAAGTTCAGCAAGCGAGACTGTACCATACATTTCTGTGGAAGATATATAGGAATCAAACCTATGGGGAACGATTCGAGGCGTTTTCAAACAGAACAATTCTAAAAATCATTTCTAAGATTGGTACATATTCATATTGTACTCCTCTTCTTATATGTGTCGGTGACTGTGCTACAATTCTTGCAGCATGGTTGCCGATTGTTCTCTATTATCGCAACGTGGAGAAGTTTGGTCTATCTCGCCAGAGTAATAATCTGAAGGTCGCAAGTTCAAATCTTGCCGTTGCTACTCTTCTGCTACTCAGCAGGAAATAAATCAAGAAAGAAGTGAAAATTATTAAGTACATTTCAAAAAATGAAATTGAAAAGCTATTATCCGAAGGTGTAATCAGAAACACAAGACGAGGATATATCGACAAAAATGGAAATTCAGTCGGTTATTATCGTACTAAAGGTGTTGCTAAAAAGCGTTACATCGAAGATAAATTTGTCAAGTAGGTTCTGCCTATGAAAAATAGAATTAAATATAAAGGTTTTTATATAGACAAGACTGAAAATGGCTATCGTATCTGTAGACAAGAAGATACAGAAAAGCATACCCATCTCTCGAATCTTAATCCATCGTATAGGCTCATAGACAATGTATTATCAAATAAAATTCCAACTCGTTGTGGATGTTATTATTTTGAATCACATATTCGTTTGAGTTATGATGAAAATTATATTAGGAAGATTCGTGAGTATATTGAAGTAAAACAGAATAAAAGAAAACAAGTATATTACAATCCTGGCAGAAAACGTTCTGGTGGGAATTTTTAATTTTATGGAGGATTTAAAGGATTATGGTAGATAGTAAAATTAAGAAAGCAACTGTTAGTGCGGCTAAAAAGAATATTACAGCAAGTGGAGTAAGAATTGAAAATGGAACTTTCGTTGACGATGAAGGTTCTATTGTAGAGCGTATTGCAGAGAAATTACCAGAAGGTACAACTATCTTTGATATTAAAATCAGTATTGAGATTTCAGATGAAGAGTCTGAATCTGCTGAATAGAGAGTAGGTGGATGTTATAATCGACTTACATAGATTGGAAAATGAAACAGATTTTGAATGGAAATTGAGATGTTGTCTTGCAAAAAAGCGCAAGGAAACAGATATGGATTGGATTGAGATTCGAGATATGCTTGGATTGAACATTACACCAGATCAGCTTAGAAAACAGGCTGTTGGATATGAAGAGTATGATAATTATATTCACAACTGCGAGGGTGCATCTAAAAGAATTTTATGTGTGTCAGATGTTCATATTCCGTTTAATTTACCTATTGATATTTTTGCAAGCTATAAGGGAATTGTAGACACTTTAATAGTCAATGGTGATTTATTGGATTGTTTTTCATGTTCTGCGTTTCCTAAAAAATTCAAAGTAAATCTTGATGAAGAACTTGTTTTAGGAAGACAGTATATTATTGATTTAATCAATCTGACTACACCTAAAAAGGTAATGTTTGTGATGGGAAATCATGAATACCGTATGCAAAGATACTGTTCTGATAGATTATCAAATGAATTACTTGGCATAATCCCAACAGATCCGCTAGGAATGATTGTAGACGATGGATTCAAAGTTAATGATGAAAGAAATAAAACCCAGACACAATACTCTTCTATTCGTGAAGTGTTTGAAGATTCGAATATTGAAATCGTTTATGATAAAGAATGGTGGATAAAAGAAGGTAATGTAATTTTCTGTCACCCATTAAATTATTCATCTGGCATGTTAAAAACAACAGAAAAGGCAGTTAATTATTTCTTGCGTGTAGATCGCACATTTACTGGAATCGTAATGGCTCATACCCATAAAGTAGGAAGTTTTACTCAAGGTGGAATAAAAATGTATGAGCAAGGTTGCGTGTGTGATTTGGATAAGCTAGATTATAACAACGGTAAACTTATAATTCCAAATCAGAACGGGTTTATGTATCTTGCATTGGATTCAGATGGTAACATTATTGATTCCAAGACAAGAATTATTACTAATTTCATGACAAAGTAGACCAAGTACGAGTGACTTGGTTTTTATATTATGCATAAGTAACTATGAAAATTGGGCTAATTTTCTACTTTAAATTAGTCCGATTGTATAGAAATTGTGATGTTACTGTCACAATTGTATGTATCAGAGGGAGTGCACTCAAAGGAGACGCTACCATCTTTTGTATTAAAAAATAACAAATGGTTGAGAAAAGGAGAAAATTAAAATGACAAAGAACGAGGTATTAAAGGCAGTAGCAAATAAAGTTGAGGGAGCTTCACAGAAGGACATCGCAGTTATTCTTGATGCTTTTGCTGATGTAATCACAGAGACATTAACAGCAAACCACGCAGAATCAGTTGCAGTTGGTAAGCTTGGTAAATTTAAAGTTAAGACAGCTCCAGAGCGTAGAGGAAAAATTATGATGGGTGATCGCAAGGGTGAGGAATATGTAACTCCACAGCATGACGAGATCACATTTAAGATGTCAAAGACTGCAAAGCAGCTCTAATCTGAAAGGTCGTGAATTGTTTGAAGAAAAATAAATATGAAGACATTCAGATGATTGATCTTGAGGATAAAGTTGATGACATTATCTCTATTTATATCAATAGATTATATTATACTGATAAAACAGTTGGTGTAATTGTAAATAAAGAAATTGCTGAATATATTTTGGATAATCTTATTAGACTTGACGAGACAAGTATTAAAGAGATTGATCTTGTTGATTATATGGAAGTCAATGAATATCTTGTATCTGTTGATGATGGTGGTGTAATCACCGTTGTTCCTATTGAGGACTTTGGTATTCTTGATAAAACAGATATTTTTTACATTGATATGGATGGTGATATCGAGCAGAATATCATTGATTACTGTGTAAACGAGGATAAGGAAGTTATTCTGTTTGGTCAGGAAGATAACTGCGAATGTGATCGTGAGTGTGAAAACTGTCCTGCGCATGATGAAAGTTATTTACATACTTCTGAAGATGAAGATGGAAATGCTCACGGATTTACTGCTAGTAGGTCAGATGGCGACTCTTATATGAGTTATTCTTACTACTCTAGCGACGAATTGAGTCATGAAGATATTCAAAAGATGTTAAAGGCTTTTGGATTTTAGATTATTTAGAGTGTGTGGTTTGTACTGCACACTCTTTTTGTATGGGTAGGTCGTATAGCGGCAATTACACCTGACTGTAAATCAGGCGGTTTTACCTTCGATGGTTCGAGTCCATCTCTGCCCACTAATTTGATGTTTCTGTGAATGGAAACCGAGAATAAATATATTTACTCATGATCGGTGTCATAGCTGATGGTGGGATTTATGATGAATATATAAAAATGCGACAAGAAGCGGTTAGTTAATGATATTACTGCTTCTTTTTGTTATGAAAGGAAGTGATTTAGTGGCACATGTAACAAGGGTAAAATATTTTACCAAGGATAAGGAGAAATTCATAAATCCTGATAACTTGAAGAAATATAAGAAATATCTCCAATCAAATATTATTAAAAATCAGGATGTTAAAGACACTACATATAAAAGATATGAAGGATTGTTTCGTCATTTTCTTATGTGGTTAGGAGAAAACTATGGTGATTTAGATTTATATTCAGATGAGTTTATGGAGAATGCCGTTGATATTATGGAGAACTATATTATGTTCTGTCAAGAAACACTTCTGAATCATAAAAAGATTATTAACATGAAAATCTCTGCTGTTAGTTCATTCTATATTTGGTCTATGAAGCGTGGTTTTGTAAAATATCATCCTTTTGATGGAAAACTCGATAGAATGAAGAAAGCTAATGAGGAACATATCTTAAATTCGTATTTTCTTACAGAAGAACAAGTTCAGACAATTCGTAGAGAGTTATCTGAAAATGATAAATATTCAATTCAAGATCAGATTTTATTTGAGGTAAGTTTCGATTCTGCAAACAGAATTGGTGCGTTGTTAAAACTACAATTATCTAAGCTTGACTTGGAACATAATATGTTTGTTGACATAAGGGAAAAAGAGGGTTATCATACGCAGGTTGTTTTTGGGAGTGTTGCAAAAGAACTTATTCAAGAGTGGCTTGAGATGAGAAAGAATGATTATGACCATTTAGAATGTGATTCGTTGTTAATTACAAAATATAAAGGAAAATATAAACCTATGGGTGACAGTGCTATTAGAGACAGAATGAGAAAATATGGTGAAATCATTCAAATTTCTGATTATCGTCCGCATTGTCAACGAAAATCCCGTCTAAATTTGGTTTATGAAGAGACTGGTGATTTAGCATTAGCAGCCGAGCTTGCCAACCACAAATCGACAGAAACAACCCGTTCCTTCTATTGTAAACCTAAAACTAAGGCAGAAGTTATGGAAAAAATCAATGCTTTAAAAGAGAAAAATGAGGCAGAAAGTAAATAAATCTGAAAAAACTTACTATATAAAAAGATTAGGTTGCGTCTTTACAGACATGTTGGATGGTGGCATTCAATAGCGTAAAACCTATGTCAACGTAAACCGACATTAATTCCCTAATCTTTTTTATTTTTAAATGGAGAATAATTATAAGCCGAATGCTCTGAGTTACACATTCACCAAGGCTCTGTGAAAATCAGACGGACTAACAGACCGATATAACTGTATTATCCAAATAAAGTCCTTATAAACAGGCACGAAAGGCATATATAAAAAGGTGGCGACAATGTAGAAAATAAATAAAAGAACCCTTTAATAGGTAACCAAACAGAGAATATATAAGTATCACATCTTGGCATTTGCTATTCATGTAGTGTTGTAAGTCCTACTTCTTTCCTACCGACATCTAGGATTATCGGTTGCTCTCTCAGCCTTAGAAATGAGAAGATGTTCGTGCTTCTCTGCGTTAATGAGAACCATTAATTATTAGAAAAATCATTAGGTTTTGCCAAGGAGATATGCTTATGTGTATTAAAATTGGATTTTTGACGAATAAGAGTCATTAAACCTTATCAATTGGTCTTTGCTCCGAAGACTGAAAATATATGGAGAATAATATGGTAAACGGTTACTCATATACATATCATGCATTTGACGTGTAAGACACACGAGTTAGGAATGAGTAAAATGTGAAAGCATGAATTTGGTTGCGGATAAGCGACCTAATTCTAAAAAACTGGATGCGTACAGTCCAATATCAGCTAGTTAGTGCTTTATGCTGATTTTTTATGGATCGTTCGCCTAGTTGGTTATGGCACTACCCTGTCACGGTAGAATAACATGGGTTCAAGTCCCATACGATTCGTTAGAGATGCTTGACTTTATATTTTTCAAAGCACTCTGTAAAGGTTATGAAAAATACAACATTGGGGTATCGTCAAGCGGTAAGACATAGCACTTTGACTGCTAAATTCGTAGGTTCGAATCCTACTACCTCAGTTAGATTAAAAGGAAAACGAAAAATAAAAGAAAGGAGTATTTCATGACTAAGAAATTAGATATTATAGAAAACCAGATTAAATTAGGTCAAGTTAAAACTATAACATCAAATGGTGGCACATTTATTGATTTTGTTCAGTTGCTATTCTCTCCTACCACTAAGGCTCAGTTTGCCCCAAGTGATAATTTGAAGGAAATTATTTTTTCTGTAACGGATAATAACTTGGATTTGCCACAATTAGAATGTAATATGTCGAAAGATACTTTACGTGATCTTATTATAAGTTTGAAAACTATATACAATGAATTGGAGGAAGAAAATAAATGAAATTAAATGTCAAGAAAATAATCGAAGATAATATTATTACTGTAGATATTTCAGTTGCCTCATTAGGTACATCTACAAGTACAGTTGATGAGGAAAAATCATTATTGGCAGATTTCCCAAGAAGTGTTCGCTTTTCTGATATAAATTTTAAAGCAAATGTAAAACTGGATGAAAATGGTGATCCAATTGTAACAGATGAAGAAGCTAATGATTCCACAATTGTTTCTGTTGAGTTAAAGAAAATTATCAACAAAGAATATCCTATAAACGATGAGATGAATATTGTTATGCCATTTGATGTTACAAAGATTGCTACTACTGAAACAAATACATTACTTGACACGGTAGAAAAAGTTGGTAAAGCGTATGCTACTGTATTTGCAACAAAAGTACAAGCTGAAATTGCAAAGAAACTTGCAGAAGTAAGAAGCTTAAATACTAAGTTTGAAGGTGAAACAGAAGTTATTCTGTAAAATAATGGGTGGTACTTTCCACCCTAAATATGGGGCATTAGTCAAAAGGTAAGACAACGGGTTTTCATCCCGTGAGTATCGGTTCGAGTCCGTTATGCCCTATTGATGATTTCGTAGCCAAGTTGGTTAAGGCATCGGATTGCAACTCCGAGAGCGTGAGTTCGACTCTCACCGAAATCTTTTCATGCGGTAAACCTGATGTCAAAACCTATTTTTTGGATGCATACGAAACTTAGGTGTGTAAGCTCAACACTTACTACCGCCCTATACAGTTATAATCAGTTTGGCGACTGATTGGTAAATATTTTAAAGAAAGAGTCATTTCCTTTGGAGATGGCTCTTTTGTTATATACACCTTTAGCTTAATTGGTAGAGCAACGATCTCCAAAATCGTCAGGTCTATGTTCAAATCGTAGAAGGTGTGCTAAGTGAAGTGAATTGCACTTTCAAAGTATTTTATAAAAAAGAGAGGCGTTAGCCTCTCTTAAAAACTGAATAGTATTTATTTGCGCTCCCTTTACACCCAGTAAATCCGGATAACGCTTGCATAAAGTGCTTCGTTCGACTTGCATGTGTTAAGCACGCCGCCAGCGTTCATCCTGAGCCAAAGGCTAGACAATCTTTAGCTCAGGAACTGAATTTACTTACAACACTACTTGTTTGAAAAAGTAGAGAATAATTATAAAGAAAAATATTTTTACAATTCCTCTAACCATTTCATCAAAGAAGCCATTCTTTTGTAAAAAATTATAAATGGAATGTTTCTTTGTTTTTAAGTATGAAGCAATTCTTTTTACTGGGTGTTCCATAGAAGCCTCCATTCTTAAATACTATTCAGTTGTTAAGTTTCAATTTATGGGTTAAGTATACACTTTTCTCTACCCAAAATCAAGACAGAAAAGAGAATAAATATATAGCCAACTATAAGAGGATTGTTGCTGTTTCGATTGCAGATAGTTGGAATTATGGCAGTAGACATAAGAACTGATCATTCTTGTGTATGTGGGTTTTACACCTAACCTCCTCACTTCTACTGCTATTTTTAGTTGTTGTTTGAGGTTAGGACGAAAGGTTATAGGTGAATAAATGAACAACGAAACAAGAGATATTGATAAACCAAAATTTTCAGGAATTTATGGAATAAGAAATATAATCAGTGGAATGATTTATATTGGTCAAAGCCATAATATCCATAAAAGATGGATACAACATAAATACGAATTAAATACACAAATCCATCATAATAGAAAATTACAAAATGCATGGAATAAATATGGTGAAAATAATTTTTTATTTTTTGTAATAGAGAAATGTAAACAAAATATTATTAATGAAAAAGAAATATTTTGGATTTCGTATTACGATTCAAACAATAGAAATAAAGGATATAATTTATCAACTGGTGGCGAATATGGTTCAACAGGAAGTGTTTGGACTAATGAACAAAAAGAAAATGCCTCAAGTTTGAGAAATCCTAAAAAAGTCGTACAAGTAGATATTTATGGAAATATTATCAATACTTGGAGAAGCATAAGTAATGCAAGTAGGACATTGGGATTATCAAACGCTGTAATAAAAAGATGTTGTGAACATACTGGAAAACATTGTGGAAATTACTTGTGGTTTTATGATGATGACGAAATGATATATGACAAAAATAAAATAAAGAAATTCGTAATGGACAATTCATCATATTTTGATATTCCGATTCTACAATTTGATTTGTATGGGAATTTCCTGAATAAATATTCTACTTTTAATGAAATACAAGAAAAAATGCAGTTTGAAAGTATTGTAGAGATACGTGCATGTTGCAGACATAAATATAATTGTTCAAAAGGATACATATGGTTATTTGAACTTGATGATTATAAGATTACTGATGATTTTTTATTAAAATGTAGATTGTTATCTGAAATGTATGAAGTTGAGCAATATGACTTCTTTGGTAATTTAATTGGTACTTATAATAAATACACATTACCAAACAAATATAAAATACAAACTATTATATCTAATTGCAACAACATATCAAAAAGTGCTTACGGTTATGTTTGGAAATATAAAGGAGACAATAATAAAATCATCAATTTGGATTATATAAAAAGCAATGATATACATGGAAAAGAAAGACCATTGTATGTATATGATAAGAATAACGAACTTATTAAAAAATATGACTCTATAAAATCTGCTAAACAAGACGGATATAGTGCATATATGATACGAAAATGTTGTAACAATCAAATTGAAATATATAACGATTTAATTTGGAGATATGAAGAAGTGTGCTAGGTTTATAGCCACTTCTTTTTATATTGGAACGAAAGGATGTGATTACTATCGCTAATTTAAAACAGGCAAAAACAGATGATGATATTAAACGTCTTAGTGTAAATTCGGTAAAAACAGCTTACCATGAATTAGCTTTAGACTATAATCATCTTCTTGATTTGGATTATATCTATTGTCCTCATTGTGGAAAATGGAAATCAACTAAAGGTAATGGAAACTTTTATAAATCTAACAAAAGCAAAAGCGGATTTGAGCATTTTGCATGTAAGGCTTGTATTTTAGATTTGTGTACTGACGTAGATCCTAAAACTGGCATTAGAACAGACAATAGAGAAAAAACAATTAACACTTTTAGACAGCTTGATTGGAAATTTAGCGAAAGTGATTATAACGCACAGTTACAAGCCATTAATGAAGGTGTTGGTGAAAAAGTTCGTGGAACGGCTGTTCAAAATCTTATTGTAATGGTAGCTTCTCTTCCACAGTATAATAACACTTCTTATAAAGACTCTGAGTTTTCTATTGATGATATAGATAATAATCCAGAAACAAATACGAAAATCGTTCAAAAAACTCTCAAATCTGCAAAAAAGCGATTTGGAAATAACTATAATAATGAAGAACTTATGTATCTTGAGACGGAATACCAAGACTGGACGACACGTTATCCATGTGAAAATAAATCCCAGGAACTTTTATTTAAACGAGTATGTTGCAAGGAACTTGAGATAGATAATGCTCAGAAAAATGGCAAGGATACGAAAGATTTAGATGCTACTTTACAGAATCTGCTAGGAAGTTTAAATATCAAACCTAATCAGAAAACTGCATCTGAGTTAACTGACAATCTTACATTTGGACAGCTTATTGATAAATGGGAAGGTGAATGGGACGGTGGAAAACCGATTCCAGAACCAGAAGGTGAATTCAAAGATCCTGATAAAATTGGACTCTTAATTGATGTTTTCTTTAAGGGACATTTATCTAAAATGATGGGATTGAAAAATGCTTTTTCATCTACATATGAAAAATTCATTTCAAAATATACAGTTAAGAAACCTGAGTATGATGAGGATACTGACTCGGAAGCATTATTTGATAAGATATTTGGTCAAAAAGCTGAAGAGGAGGTATAGCTTATGCCTCAATTAAAAACTCAGACGGAAATAGAGAAAGACAAACAACAAAAGATAATGGAGACGATTGCATGGAAAGCTGGATATTATCGTGCCAATCCACATAGGTATGTATCTGAGGTCTTGGGATTATCTCTTAAGTGGTTTCAGCAAATTCTCTTGTGGTGCATGATGCATTACAATTTTGTTATGTATCTTGCAGCAAGAGGTCAAGGAAAAACCTATCTTACTGCTCTCTTCTGTTGTGTAAGGTGTATTTTATTTCCTGGTACAAAAATAGTTGTTAGTTCTGGAACTCTAAAACAGGCTAACGAAGTCTTGTTAAAAATACAAGATGATTTCATGAAACAATCTTCCATATTACGTTCTGAAATAGAGAAATGTAATATTGGTCAAAATGACGCTTCTATTTATTTCAAAAATGGCTCATGGATAAAAACAAGGACAAGCTCGGAAAATAGCCGTTCAGCTCGTGCAAATTGCATAGTCGTGGATGAATTTCGCATGGTTGATGAAACAGTTATTAACACTGTATTGCGTAAATTCTTAACAAGCCCAAGACAGCCAAAATATTTGCAAAAGCCTGAATACGCACATATGCAAGAAAGAAATAAAGAAATCTATATGTCCAGTGCGTACTTTAAAAGTTCATGGGCTTATAGAAAAGCACAAAGTTACACTCTTAATTTCTTTGATGATACAAAGAAATATTTCATATGCGGATTACCTTATCAGGTGTCAGTGCGTGAAGGATTACTCTCTCGTTCTCAGCTTGAAGATGAAATGAGTGAGGCTGATTATAACGAACTTGTTCAACAAATGGAAATGGAATGTTTGTGGTTTGGAGATACAGACGGTAGTTTATTCAAGTTTGATGAATTAACGGCTCGCAGAAGACTTCGCAAGGCATTTCCACCATTGAGTTTCTGTAATGACAAAATAACAATTCCGAAATTAACAGCTACTGGTAAAAGAATTTTATCTATTGACGTTGCACTTATGCAGTCTACAAAAAAGAAAAAAAATGATGCTTCTGCTATTTTTATCAATGATTTAATTCAAGTAAATGATACTGCTTATCAATCAAATTTCGTATATGGTGAAACTTTCGAAGGTTTGAAAACAGACGAATTAGGAATGATTGTTATGAAATATTTTTATGAGTATCAATGTACAGATTTAGTTTTAGATACAAACGGAATCGGCTTGGGGGTGTATGATTTTATCACCAAGGATCAAATTTGTCAAGAAAACGGCAAAAGATATCAGGCAATGACTTGCATAAATGATAAAGATATGGCTGAACGATGCAAAGTTCGTGATGCAAATAAAGTTGTTTGGTCTGTAAAGGCTAATGCTAATTTCAACAATGAGATATGTGTGTTACTTAGAAATGGTATACAGAATGGAAAAATTAATTTCCTTATTCCTGAACAAGATGCGGATAGCTCATTAAAAGAAACATATAAAGGATACTTTAAAATGTCTCCAACAGAGCAAGCTAAATTGAAAATGTCATATATACAGACAACATTTGCAGTTTACGAATTGGTCAAATTGGATCATGAAGTTAAAAACGGAAATATCAAAGTCAAAGAAGTTGAAGGTATGAGGAAAGATAGGTATTCTTCTATTGCCTATTCTTATTGGTGTGCTTGTCAATTGGAATTAAAATTAAAACCTAAAACACAAGATACACAATCATTAGTTTCAAAACTTACAATCCGTAAAGCAAAATATAATTAAGGAGGTGCATTATCAAATATGCCTAGACCTAAGAAAGTAGATGCAAATTCTAATGCACCTGCTAAAATAAATAATTCACAGAAGAAAACCACTTCTTCTACTTCCAAACAGCCAACCGCAAATGAAATGCGTGAATGGTATGAGAAAAATAAAAGTAGACTTGAACGTTATGAAGATGCAACAAGTGCTATCACAAGTCTTCGAGATATTCAGAAATCATCCAGATATACGTCAATCAGTAACTATTCAAAGGAAGATGTAAAATCATACATAAAGAATATCTCTTCTAATGAAAAGAATCTACGAAGCCTATCTCGTTATCTTTATTATCGTTCAGAAATCTATTATCGTCTTTGTAAATATTATGCAAATCAGATTGATCTTACAATTCGTAATATAGTTCCTCCATTTATAATCTCAGGCGAAAACGATGTACAATCCACATTGCAAAAGTATCAAGAAACAGTTGATATAATTGACACTCTAGGATTGAATTATGAATTTCGTAAAGCTGCGTCTATCACTTTAAGGGAAGATGTATTTTATGGATGTGCTTATTATACAGAAGGACAAGGAATGTTTGTTCTTCCATTAGATCCAGATTATATGAAAATAGCAGGTATGTTTCCTGATGGTTCATTTGCAGGAGCTATGGACATGAGTTATTTCCGTAGCCATCAGGAACTTCTCGAATATTGGGGCGAACCATTTAATAGCATGTGGAGTACATATCAGAGTACAAATGAAAAATATCAGCTAATTCCAGAAGAATATAATGTATGTATTAAATTTAGGTCTGAAGACTGGGAAACCATCGTTCCCGTGCTTACACCTATATTTTTATCATTGATTGATCTTATGGATGCTTCTGATTATCAAGCAGTTCAACAGGCAGCTAATATATATAAATTAGTATGGCTTGAAATGAAGACAATGGGTAATGATGTAGATGATTGGGCTGTAAATCCAGATATAATGATTCAGTATTTCAATCGTATGCTTGAAGAAGCATTACCGCCTTATATCTCTGCTGCTATTGTTCCTGGTGAATTGCACGAGATAAGTTTTCCAGATGATGCAACTGGCGATGTTACAAAAGTTGAAAAAGCTACAAAAGAAATTCTCAATACGGCTGGTGGTGCTCAGATATTAAATCTAAACTCCGCTTCTAACTCTACTGCTTTTAAATATGGCGTACTTGCAGATTCTACATTTTCTATTTCAACTCTTATTCCACAGATTCAAGCGATTGTAAATCGACTTTTATCTAGTTGGATATCTGAACCTTGTAAAGTTAAATTCTTTGATGTCTCTATTTATCAGAAAGATGACTTTAGAAAATCAATCTTGGAATCATGTACCAATGGATTGCCAAACAAAATTCTTTATAACACACTAAATGGTGTGTCTGAAAAAGATACGTTATCTATGAACTTTTTGGAAGAAGACTGTTTGCAGCTTAGTTCAAAATTCAAGCCACTATCTAGCACTTATACTCAGACAGGTAATGATAAAGGCGGTGGTCAAGAGAAGGATGATTCGGAACTTACAGATGCGGGACTTCGTACAAGAGACGAGAATTTAAATGATAAATAGGAGTTGATGGAATGAATCAAAAATTTATACAAACGCAAGATGCACCTACTGCTACTCTCTTATCTCAATTAGGATATCAACAGGTGCAAAATTCTAATGGTATTTATGTATTTTTGAATACTGATACTCTTCGGTTTTCAGAAAATATAGATATAAATAAATTAAAGTATACAAGTATGCTTACATTTTAGTCGTCTTCCTTGGGCGACTTTTATTATGTCAGAAAGGAGGAAAAGATTAAGTAGATGCCAAAGGTTATTAAAAAGAAAATTTTAACTGAAGATGATTTACTAAAATTCTGTCAAGAGCAGAAATTTGCAAAATTCAGTTCTAAAGATACTGGCTATCAGTTGGCTTTAAAAGTACCTACTACTTTTGAGATAGACGATACCGTAGACGAAAATCATCGTGGAATGATGCGTCTTAAATTCAGAATTTTTCATATAGGACTTAACAGAAATAAGAGTTATGTATCAAAGGATGCTGCTGAGAAAGCAATGAATACAATTGCTGACAGACCTGTGTTGGCGGCGATCCATCAGCTTGCAGACGGAACTTGGGATTTCGAAGGTCATGAGATGGAAATTGTTAAAGACGAAAAAGGTAATGAAGAACTTAGATATATTGAATCTCAAGTTGGCTCTTTCTCATCTGAACCTGCGTTTTGGGAACATGATGATAATTTAGATAAAGATTATGTATGTGCTTATGCTTATATTAGCGAAGAATATACAAAGGCTTGTGAAATTATTCGTGCAAAACAAGGTTCAAAAAATAGCTGTGAGCTTTTCATTGATGAATTATCCTACAATGCCAAAGAAAAGTATCTTGAATTAAACGATTTCTATGTAAATGCTTCAACTTTGTTAGGAAGTCATGATGATGGTACAGAAATTCAGGAAGGTATGGAAGGTTCTCGTGCTGATATTGCAGATTTTAGTGTAAATAACAATTCAGTAAAATTTGATAAAGATGAAAAAATGATTGAACTCTTAGAAAATCTTAACAAGACACTTTCTAATTTCAATAAAGAACAGACTCCTGTTCAAACACAATCAAAGGAAGGAGGAACAAATAACAAAATGACAAAATTTGAAGAGTTACTTGCCAAGTATGGTAAAACTGTTGAAGATGTAGCATTTGACTATGCAGAAATGTCAGATGAGGAACTTGAAGCAAAATTCGCTGAGATGTTCGATGATGATAATTCAGACGGAGACAATTCAGATAACGGAGAATCTGGTGAGCCTTCCAATGACGGAGAAGGTGATGGCGAAGGAGCTTCTGATCCAAATGGGAATGAAGGTGAAAGTCAGACTTTTGAAAAGATTGTTCGTACATATGAGATTTCTCATGAAGATACAAGATATGCACTCTATAATCTGTTAGCACCATATGAAGAGTCAGATAATGATTATTACTATATCTCAAATGTATTTGATTCTTATTTTGTATACGAGGGTTGGTGTACTGACAAAATTTACCGACAGAACTATACAAAAGATGGAGATAATGTTTCATTTGATGGTGAGCGTATAGAATTATTCCGTGAGCTTTTGACAGCAAGTGAGAAAGCTGAACTTGAATCCATGCGTTCTAATTACGCTGCCCTTAAGGAGTTTAAAGAGATAGCAGAAAAGAATGAACTTCATGCACAGAAAGAAGCTATTATCAATGCTGATAACTATTCTGTTCTTACAGAGAAAGATTCAGAAGGAAATTATGTAAATACTGATTTCGCTGAATTAGTAAAGACTATGGATAATTATTCCGTAGAAGACTTTGAAACAAAAGTAAAGGTTATGCATTCAGATTATATGTCTGCACATGCGAACTTCTCTTCTGTTGACACAAAGAAAAACACAAATTCAGTTAAAATGTTTACGAATGTGAATAGCACAAAAAAGAAAAATAATCGCTATGGAAATTTAAAGTTTAATTAAAAATTTAATATAACTAACAATCAATATGCTCGTTGCCTTTTTGCAACGAGTTTTTTAATGAAAAAAATTTTAAGGAGGAATTTTATTATGGCAAATATGTCAATTAAGTATGAAATTGCCAAACATGCAACTGCTAATCCTTCTAATGTTTTAGCAGCAAATTATGGCGAACATATGTTTTCTGTTGAACTTACAACAGATACTGATAATGGTAATTTAATCGCAATCGGAGATTGGAAGAGTCTCGATCTCTATAAGGAAGCTGCTGTAACTACTTTTACAGGAAAAATCGTACAGCAGATGAGCAATGGTAATTATCTTGTACTCGTTACCGATCCTGGAGATGCAGTTTTAGTATATTCCGTTCCTGTTGGGGCTGAAGATTGGACTAATACATGGAAGAAAGAGTCAAACCTTTACAATCTGGCTGGTGATAGAGTTCGTTGCTATGGTTTACACAAATATGACACTTTTGAACTTTCTACTGAAGGATTCAATGGAAAACCAGAAGTAGGAAAGGCAATCACAGGCGTAAGTGCTAAAAAACTTACCGTTGAAGTTTAATTATGGAAGGAGGTTTAAAATAATATGTTAGTATTTTCTGATAATTTAAAAAGAGTATTCTCTAAACCAGAGAACGATTTCGAAGGCTTTAGAAAGCTTTTCTATGATTATACACATGGTATAACAGTATATGATGAGGACGGAAATGAAGTTCCTAAGAATGCTGTAAATGCAAAAATTAACAGTGTTTGTTTTGATATTTTAGGATTAGATCCTACACAGAAATATTTAAAGAGAGATATTAAAAGAGCAATGAAGAGAAACGGTCTTGAACTTATGGAGGTTCTTGAGGACACTCTTGATATTAAGGTTACAACTGGTTTACAGGAAAATGAATTCTTTAATCAGTTTGTTGAGTCAAAGAATATTTCTCAGGGAGATAAAAATGAGTTCTGGACAGATAAGGATGTAATTCTTACTGTTGCTAAAGTATCTGGTGATCATCATGACTTATCAATGCAGAAATTTGCAGAGGGTGAATCTTTCTCAGTAAAGACATCCAACTACGCAATCAAGGTTGGTATGGATATTGATGTATATCTTACAGGTCGCAAAGATTGGTCTAAATTTGTTGATGCTGTATCAATCGCTATGCAGGAAGAAGTTCAGAATGATATGCTTACAGAGGTAATGTCTGTAGGTGATAAAATTCCTGCACAGGAAGTATTTCATGTAACAAAGGAGATTACTGCTTCTAATAAGGAATCTTTTGATCAGTTACTTGATGATGTTTCTACTGCTAATGGTGGAGTTGATGTAACAGTATTCGGTTTAAAGACAGACCTTAAAAAGCTTAATGCATTTACAGATGTTGATTGGGCTACAAATGCTCAGAAAGAGGATATGGCAAAACTTGGTAGACTTGGTACATACGAGACTACTACTCTTGTTGAAATTCCACAGAGATTTGTCAAGAATGATGTTACAAAGAAACTCATCAAGCCTGGTACTCTTCTTATTGTTCCTAATGTTGACAATAAGTTCTGCAAGTTTGTAGATGTTGGAGAAACAGAAATTGTTGAGGTTACTGAAAAGGCTGATAGAGCTGACGACTTCATGACATACGAAGTACAGAGAGAAATGGGTATCGCATGTATCTTTGATAGATATTTCGGTGTTTGGACTATTGCCTAAATAAAAATAGAAGTTGTAAGAGGTTGGTATAATCCAGCCTCTTATTTTTATGGAACGAAAGGATTATAAAATGGCTTATACAAAGAAAACAACAACTCCAAAGACGGAGAATATAGAAGAAAAAAAATCTATAGTTAAAAAGGAAGTTAGAAAGTTTGATGCAACAGATGCCATTGAATGTAAATCAATTGTTTCTGGATGTCTTGGTATGATTGGAATTAAATCAGGTGTGAATTATGAATGGGCTGGTCGTGGCGATGTGACAGATGTGGAGTATCAGGATCTTGTAGCTGCTATTCGTTCAGGTAAGAGACATATTACAGAACCTTTCTTTATTATTCAAAACGAAGATTTTCTTGCAGAATTTCCGCAGGTTCAAAAAATTTATACAACTATGTATTCAGTTGGCGACTTAGAAGATTTGTTAATTAACCCAGATGCAGATACCATGATTGCGACAATTGAAACACTTCCAGATGGTGCAAAAGAATCAATTAAAAATATTGCGGCAACTTTGATAGCAAACGGACGTGTTGATAGCGTAAAGAAAATTAAAGCGCTTGATGCATTTTATGGGACGAATTTTACACTGATGTCTGAATTATTTGAATAGTAAAGGAGGCTCACAATGACGCTTCCATACGAAACAATTTTTTCACGAACAAGAGGACGAATTTCAGATATGAAAGAACTCTCTCTTGACGAAAACGATCTTAATGAAACATTGACTGAACGCTTACGCATGGTTGCAGGTGATGAACGAGTTATTAGAAAATTCGCTTCATTTAATATGGATGACGAAATCCAACAGATTGAATTTGAGATGCAATATCCTGTTAGCGATTTTGCAGATAAAGAATATGTTATAGGATTGTTTACTCTTGGAATGACAATTGAATGGTTAAAACCACAGGTTGACTCTGCAAAATTTACTGCTAGAGCTTTAGGAACAAAAGAAGAAAAAAACATGCAGAATCCATATAAAGATATGCAAAGTAGATTGGATACATTACAGCATGAATTTAGTAGAAAGCTTGCAAGTCATGGATATATTAATAATTCATATGTGCGAGGTGAATAACTATGAAATATATATATGGTTCGTTCACTAAAAGACAAATTAAAGAAGCTGCACATGCGATGCACAACGATGTCCATAAGTTATTACTTTATAAGGATAATCGAATAGAAGAAAAAATATTTGAGAATGATGAAGCTTTTCTTATATTTTTTCAGAATGTCATGTTTAAATTTAGTGGAACAAAAACTCTATTTAATAATAATGGAATTATGGTCACATTAATGGCTACTTTGCAAGCCGCTTATGACGAAGTTACATCTGATGAGTTTGATTACATGACATTTCGTAGGGCTATTTTAGATAGCCACAATTATATTAAGCAGATGTTTGAAGGAGGTGTTGGTGATGCCAAGCTTACAGACAGCACGGCGAATCGCTAACGCCAAAACAAATAATGCGAAAACTTTAGGTCAGATTTATAAAGAAGAATCTGATTTTTTGATGGAAGAAACTTGGGATAACAGTATCACTTCCAAGACTTGTTACATTTATGACTACTTTCATGATGACTTCTTCACAGATGAACATGGAATTACACGTTCTCTTGCTGAAGGTATGACTTATGAAAATACCAATAAGACAAAGATTGACGCAAAGTTTATTGTCAAATCTTATCAGTCAATGGACAAAGATCAAGTAGAATACTATCTTATGTTTCGTCCAAGTCAGCCTGTAAGATTCAATGAAGGTGATGACCTTTATTATTATGAGACTGATTTTAGGAAACGCTATGGAGCGACATTTCCGATAGGACTTTTCGTGGACGTTCCAGATGATAGAGGAATTTATCATAAGTGGATTATCTGTCGTGATGAACCTGCAAATCAGTTCCCAAAGTATCTCATTTTACCAGTAAATTATGAACTTACATGGATTGAAAAGAATAATGATAAGCGTATAAAGAGACGTATGTGGTGTTGTTTAAGGCAGCAAAGCTCCTACACGATTGGAACTTACACAGACCGATATTTTACACACACAGATAATCAGGATAAGATATGGTTGCCAATGAACTCTATTACAGAGAAGTTTTGGTACACTTCTGAAGATTCTAAAAATATGCGAGTTGTAGTAAGTGCTTTAACAGAACATCCTACCGTATGGACAGTGACCAAGGTTGAAAATTCAATGCCATTTGGTATTCAAAAACTTACTATATATACGGCATTTTGGAATGAGCATACTGATTATGTCAATCTTGAAACAGGCGAAATGTATGCGAACTATTTCGATTCAGAAATCGCCCCAACAGATCCATCTACTCCGATCACTCCCCCATCTTCCGTTACAGCAAGAATTTCAGCATCCACTTCAACTATTAAAGTTGGTGGCTCTTACAAAAATCTTACAGTAAATCTATTCAATGATTCCAATGAAGATATTACAACTGAATATGTTGATTCAACCTTTACATGGACTTGTTCTATTGACGATGAAGATTGGACTGATAAAGTAACATGGCGAGCTGGTACAGAGTATAACCAAAAGAAAGTAAAGTTTCCTAGTGATTCTTCTACTATTGGCAAAATATTGTCTGTTAAGTGTGATGTTATTAAGGATAACTTGCCGATTGAATCTGAAATTTTGCCGTTGGAATTAACAAGTTAGGGGGTATTTTATGACTGAAAAACTAGTTACAAAAAATGATTTGGTAAATAAACTTCGTGCATATATGGAGATTCCTGATGATGATGTAATTCTGTATAAGCAAAAAATAAAGGATGCTTTAATATCGAATCCATGCTTATTATATGCTCTAAATGATAAAAAATTAGAATCGGAATTATTTGATAAAAACGGCAATATCAATTGGGAATGGAATGAAGATACCAAGCAATATGAACCTCTTGGAGAATGGGATAGATATTTCGGAAGCGATTCTCTTATTCGTCCATTTTTATTTATTCCAGACACGCAGACAACGGTTAAATGTTATGTGTGTTATCAAGTATCTTTCAATGAAATGCCAAGATATAACAATATTGAGAAATATACATTAATCACTTTTACCATTTTTGTTCATGGTGATGATAGAGTAGATAAACTCACAGGTATTCCACGTCACGACTTAATCGCATCAATCATAAGAGAAAAGTTCAACTGGTCTAATATTTTCGGAATGCAGGCAAAATTAATCTCCTCAAAAGAGTCAACAACAGACAATAATTACATTTGTCGCACTCTCACATTCCAAGTCCTTGATCTTAATGGAATTGTAAATACCCCTTATGGTCAGGAAACTCAGATAAGGAACAATGAATATTGGACGTAGATAGAGAAGAATATTTCAACAATGATGAATTAAAAATATATCGAGGAGAGGATTTCATTGTTTCAAAACATATCGTAATTCATCAACCTACTCTTGGTGAAATATGCGATTATGGTGAACAAAAATATTTTTCTATGCTGTACAGTTTAACTTCAACTCCACAATCTATGAAAGCTCAATTATGGAAAGCAGGTGTAGATTATACGACAATTACGCCATATAGTTTATTTTTATCTTTATATCAAATGTTTGAAAGAGAAAATACTTCATTGCTTTTTGGAAATTTAGATTTTTCAAAATTTGAACTTTATAAAAAAGATGAGAAAGACATAATTCTTGGACAGGTTGTGGATGGTGATTTTGTCGCAATAGATGAGTATACATACGGCATTATTGTTGATTATTTATGTAAATCTCATTTTATAGAACGTGATCTAAAAAATCCGATGAATGAGACTACAAAAATGATTCTTATTGAAGATGCAATGGATGAATTAATCAAAGTGTCAAAAGAAGAATATCATTCACGATTAAAAAATTTAATCTCCGCTATGATAAATAGCGAAGGTTTTAAATATAATCATTCCCAAGTTTGGGACATGAAAATTAATGCATTTATGGATTCTGTTAAGAGAATTCAAGGAATTAACAATGCAAAATTATTACTCCAATCTGCTTATTCTGGCTTTGGCATAAATATGAAAGACATAGATAAAAAGCAATTAGATTGGTTAGGAGAACTCACTTAGTTGGGTTCTTTTTTGTTGCAAAAAATTAAACAGAATAAAGGAGGAAAATTAAATGGCAGACGCAGCTACATTTAATCCAAATGAATTAGTAATTGAAAAGGTTCGTGCTGTTGAAGAGTATGACCCAGAAACAAAAGAGCTTATTGGTCGCTATACACAGATTGAAGATCCAAGTCTTTCTCTGAGTGCTGATGGTACAGATGTTACAGACGCAATGGGTGCTCCTATCACTACATTTTATAATGCACAGTCAGGTACATTCGGTTTCTCTAACTCTCTGTTCTCTATGGACTTAGCTGCATCTCAGTTTGGTACAACAAAAATCGTTGCCACATCTGAGAACAAAGTTACTGTTCCTGTTTCTGAGACAATTGAGATTGGATCAGATCACACGGTAACTCTTAAATATGTACCAGTTGGAACAACAGGCGCAGAGGTTACATATGTAAAAGTAATCAATTCTGATAACACCTTTGGAGAGACTTATAAAGTTACTTCAGGTGATGTTACAGCAGGTACAAAAGTATTTAAGATTGAAGCAGCAAGTAAAAAGATTACACTTCCTGATGATGTAACGGGCAGAGTTTTTGTAAATTACAATAGAGAGTCCGAGAAGGCAGCTATTGTCACAAAGACGACCAATGATATTCCACAGGTTAAGTCTCTTTTGATCCATGTAATCTTTCATGATCCATGTAATACAAATAATATTATCGCAGGTGTCATTTCTTGTCCAAGGGCGCAGATTGATCCTTCTAGTGTAGAGATTAATCTTACATCTGATGGTAAACATGCAGCAAGCTATTTACTGAGAAAGGCTTACTGTGATGAAAGCGCAAAACTGCTTGATATTATTGTATCAAGAGACTAATTTGTTTTTCTATAAGGAGATTAACTTCTCCTTATAGAAGTATGAAAGGAAATAATATGTCAGAACAGTACAATGCAAAGTGTGATATATGTGGAAAACCTTACAAAGTTTGTCGTTCATGTCAGGAAATTAAAAGTTTTCAGGCATGGAGAACAGTTACTGATACATTACCACATTATATGATTTATCTAGCTTTGGTTGAATATTCTCGTACAAAGGATAAGTCTAAAGCAAAAGAAGAACTATTAAAATGTGATTTATCTGAAAAAGATAATTTTAATGACAATATAAAAAGTGTTATTAATGAAATTTTCGAAGAAGAATTAAAAACCGAAGATAAGTCAAAAACCGTAATTAAGAAAACCAATTTACCTCACACAGATAAAAATATAAAGGTATTAAATAAGAAAAATGATATTGAATAGTAAGTTTGTAAAATTTTAGGCTATGCCATTTACTATTCAGTATTTGGTGTAGCCTATTTTTTACGATTTATATACAGAAGGAGTGAAAGGATATCAAAGAATATAGTGAAGTATTCAATTGGGAATACGATACAGAAGATGTTAGATTTATACCTAATATGGCACAAAATTACATGTATTTAGATTCACCTCTATCAAAAGGACAACTCGTAGACATTATTCCAGGTCAGAATAAACGAGTTGTTTTTGTTTGGAGGAAATCTAAAGAAATGAATAATTTATATCAGATTTGGTGTAGCTCAAAAGAAGAATCTGAACATCTGTAATAGAATGTTTTTATACACAAAAATAGGTTACTCAAGACAATGAGCATAAAAGTAGATGTCATACCTGTGAGTGAACGATTACGTAATCAATAGTCAGGTCGCTACTACTCTCCTATGGAAAGGAAAATTTATGAACAAAATCAACTGGAAAGTTCGTTTTAACAAAGAGAATATTTTATTTATTACACAGGTTATTATTTCTGTTGTAATTCCAATTCTTACATATTTCGGATTACAGGCATCCGATTTAACCACTTGGACAAAAGTATGGGAAACGTTTATACAGGCAGTAAGTAATCCTTATGTGGTTGTAATGGCATTAGTATCTTTATTTAATGCAATTACTGATCCTACGACTAGAGGTATTGGAGATTCTACTACTGCCCTTACTTATAAAAATCCAAAGGAATAATTTTGAAAGGAGGAGTTTGTTATGGCTGTATTATGTGCATGGGCGTCTGCAAATGAATATGGTAAAACAACCGGAGGTAAATCCGGTGATCAGACTGGCAGAGAAGTAAAATGTGGAAATATTTATAATTTTGGTCAGACAATAGTTTATAGATGTGCTGATAGAAAATACGCAGTTAAGATTGGTGCGGCTGCCAAAGCTATTGCATTAAATAACAATTTTGGTTATTGTCAGGGACACAGGACTACATCGTATAACGCATTAAAAAACGTTAATTGGATTGTAGCAAATGTAAAGACACCTGTAGAGATTGATTGCTCCGAATTAGCAGCATGTGCTGTAAATGTTGCATATGGAAAACCTGTCATTTCTTCTGCTGTATATTCTGGCAATATTGGTGGTGCTTTAGTAGGAAGTGGATTATTTAAAGAATTAAAAGCATCAAAATATCTTGGTAAATCAGAGTATATCGAATGTGGTGATATTATTGTTGCACCTGGCAAACATGTAATTGTTGCATATACAGATGGTTCTAAAACATCTCAGAATACAATTATCACAACTATCCAGAGTGTCACATCTGGAAATAAATTAGTAAAACGTGGTCAACGTGAAGCTATTAAATTCACAGGTGTAAAAATTGTTACCGATGGTTTAGTTGGTGGAGAAACAAATATGATGAAAGTAAGAGTATTGCAACACGCCATCAACTTAGATTATAAAGCAGGTCTTGTTGAAGATGGTAAACTTGGTTCTGCAACTAGGAAAGCACTTGGCTCTCATTATGTTAAAAAAGGAGAAACACAGAATATGGTTACTGCGCTTGAGATATTATTATATCTTAATGGTTTTGATCCAAATGGAGTTGAATATCCAGGTACATATGGAAATGGTCTTGTCACTGCTTCAAAGAAAAAATTCGGAGATGATGGATTAAAGGTTACTGCATCTGAATTCATTCAGTTATTATAAAGATTGGAGGAATTTGTATGTATGGAAGCAATAGAAAATTTAGCGCAAATTAATTATGTGTTGGTAATTTTAGGATTTTTTGCAATTTTGTTTGGGGCGAAAGAAATTATTGAAATTATATCGTATTTTAAAAATAGATTCCGCATTAAAACTGGTGCAGAAGAAGATAAAGAAACCATTGACAAAAGAATAGCCATATTGGAAAAACATGATAATTGGCAATACAAAGAAATTACTAAAATGTCCAAAGGTATAGAGAATATTGAATCTGAGTTATTAGATAATAACCTAGAAAGAAAGCGAAAATATATTTTAGATTTTTGTTCTTCCATCTCTAATGGTCAGAAACAGAATAAGGAAGCTTTTAATAATGTATTCAAAACATACAAGAATTATGAAAAGCTTTTAAGCGATCATAATATGGAGAATGGTCAAGCAGAAGAAAGTATGAAATTCATTTCTGAAAAATACCAAGAGTATTTAAGGAATGATAATTTTTAGTGTCAACAATTCTAGCATATCAAATAAATTATCAATTCAACTTATAAGTTTCTTTTATATTATATGCATAATAAAAATAGTTCTATACATACTAAATACATGAAGAACAAAGTTGGAGAATACAGATATAAACATAATATGTCTATTGCGGAATTAGCAGAACGAAGTGGTATGTCTACTACTGCTATTTCCAATTTGGAAAATGAATATACTTCTGATATTCTTTTGTCCAACGCAGTTTCTCTATCACATGTGTTACAAGTAGATCTATATGAACTATTTTGTATTAAGCGATAGGAGGGATTGCTTATGAGAACATATTTTAATTTGATATGTGAAGAAGTTGAAGTAACTGGTGGGAAAGTAATTCATATTGACAAGAATGCAGGTGATATGGAAGAAGTACACAAAATTGTTTGTGAATACATTGAAAAATATCCCAACGCCAAGTGGGAACTTTATCCTATGATTATTAATAATTAACCAAGTACATATGACAATTGAATATAAGAATTATGAAAGAGCGGTTTCTTCGGAAGCTGCTCTTTTATTATGTAAAGGAGTGAAAGGAAATAGCAAAAGCTAAATCGAAATATCATGTAGATATTTCAGAACAAGGTAAGAAAAATCGAACATATAAAGGTGTAACTTATGACAGTCTTACTGAGCTTAGATTTTTACAAGAATATATAGAACCTAAGATGAAAAGTGGAGAAATATTATCATATGAACGCCAAGTAGAATATGTTCTTCAAGATAAATTTAAATATAAAGGTAAAACAATTCTACCTATTAAATATAGAAGTGATTTTAATGTCGTCTGGTCTGATGGCACTTTACAGGTTTTTGACGTGAAGGGTAATCCAGATAGTATGTCACTTTTAAAAAGAAAAATGATGTGGGCTAAGTACCCAGAAACCAACCTTACGTTTATTTGCAGAAATCTCAAATATGGTGGTTGGGTAGAATATGACGCTTTAAAGAAACTTCGTAGAGAAGCAAAGAAAAATAAGAATTAAAGGAGAAAAAGGAATATGAGACTTTTAGAATTTGTAGAGAGATACAATAACATGGCGAATCAGCAGTTAAAGGATAGATTTGTTAAAGAGACAATCAAAATTACACCATATGTATCATTCATTAAGAAAGATGCTTACGCACAGTTGATTGTAGATAAGACAACATTTGAGCAGGAATCTTATGATGATAACGGAGTAACAAAATATCGTAAAACAGATAAGATTAGAGTAAATTCTGTTGCTCAGTATGTACAGTTTTGTCGTGCTGTGATTGAATTATATACCGACCTTGAGATTGACGAGGATGATAAAGGCTTTATTAATGGATATGATGCACTTAAATCTTCTGGTTTGCTTGATATTTTAATGGTTGGCTCTGACAAGGATGATCCACTTATTCCTATGAGTGAATTAAGTGAATTTAAAACTATTTTAACAATGAAGCAGTCAGACACTCAGTTTAATGAGACAACTACTCAGGCGTTTATTAGCAAACAGATTGGAAGAATCTCAGATTTGGCAAATGCTACTCTCACACCACTTGTTGATGTTGTGAATAAGAAACTTGATAGTTTATCCAATGATGAGTTGAGAAAGATTCTTGATGATTATAAACTTAAAACTACTGAAAATCTTAAAGAGGTATAGAAATTCAAATTTCTTGTGAAATAAACAAGCTCTGTATGTGTCAAAGCATATAGGGTTTTTTAATTAGTAAAGTAAAAATATTTATCATATAAACAGAGAATATATAGGAAAGAGGTGAATACAGTGGAAAAGGCTTATAAATATAGAATCTATCCAAATAAAAAGCAAAAAGAAATTATTGTAAAAACATTTGGATGTTGTCGTTTTGTATATAATACATATCTTGCAAAAAGAATTAAAACATATGAAAAAGATAAAATTACATTCACATATAATATGTGTTCAAAGGATTTAACAAATTTAAAGAAAGAACTGAAATGGCTTAAAGAAGTGGATTCCACTGCACTTCAGTCTTCGCTTAAAAATTTAGATATAGCATATCGGAAATTTTTTAAGGAACATACTGGTTATCCCAAATTCAAAACAAAGAAAACACATAGATATTCCTATGAAACAAAATATAGTCATGGAAATATTCAACATTATAACAAACACATTAAACTACCAAAGCTTGGAATGGTAAAAATTAAAAATAATTTAATTCCACAAGGAAGAATCTTAAATGCCACAATATCACAAGAACCAAATGGACACTACTACTGCTCTCTATGTTGTACAGATATAGAATTTGAGCAGTTACCAAAAACTAATCAAAATATTGGAATAGATTTAGGTTTGGTAGATTTTGCAATACTATCTGACGGAACAAAAATTGAAAACCCTCGATTCTTTGAGAAATCAGAAAAGAAACTTTCCAAATTACAGCGTGAATTATCAAGAAAAACAATTGGTAGTAATCGTTGGAATAAGGCGAGAATTAGGGTTGCAAATCTACAGAAACATATTTCTAATCAAAGAAATGATTTCTTGCAAAAACTTACTACAGAAATTGTAAGAACATATGATGTAATTGCTATTGAGGATTTGGATGTTAAATCTATGAAAGAGACAGACTCTACCATTCGTAATAAAAGAGTTGGTGATGTATCATGGTCTGAATTTCGTAGAATGTTGACATATAAAACTCAATGGTATGGAAAAGAATTATCTATAATCGACAGATACTATCCTTCGTCACAAATTTGTCATTGTTGTGGTCATAGAGACGGTAAGAAATCAGAAGATATTAGATTTTGGATTTGTCCTAAATGTAACTCAGAATTAGATAGAGATATAAATGCTGCGATCAATATTCTGAATGAAGGATTAAGAATTATAAATGTTTAAGTAATATATAAGAACCGTAGGAACTATGGGGTTGGCTCGGTAAATATTCTTACAGTGGTAAGAAATTCCCAAGAATCACATACTTTGATTATGTGAGGTTCAAGCGTGTCACAGCGTATAAAGTTAAAGTGGTTATACTGCTCTCCTATTTTAGTGTAAAAATAACGAAATTTTTGGAGGTGATGAAATGGCAAAAGGTGATTTAGTATCAATGATTATGGCAGATGTTAAGAAAAAAGAAAAACAGTTAGCAAAAGAAGTTGCACCTGAAATCAATCAGTTATTCAAAGAGTCTGTTCATAATTCGTTGATTGATTGGTATAACGATTATTCTCCAATGACTTATGAAAGAACAAACAATTTTATGAACGTATATCAGTCAGCAAGAACAACTGTAAGTGGGAATATTTTAAATTTACAGGCAGATTGCTTTTTGATGGATACATATCCTGGTTGGTTAGGACAACCGTTAAATATTGCGACAGCGTTTGATTATATGTTTATGAATGGCGAACATGGTCATGGTCGTTGGATGATGCATCAAAGTATACCTCCATTTGAGGTTGTAGACAAAGATTTTCAAAATGGATTTGGAGGTCATGTACAGAAAATTATTGATAGAAAAGCAAAAGAATTATTTAGATAGGAGGGAATTAATATATGTCTGGAATGGCGAATTGGAAAGCCAAAATTGAATTAGATATAAAGGATTTACAAAAACAGCTCATTGACGCAGATAAAAAGATCGACAAGTTCACCAATGAAGATCGAAAATTAAAATTAGATATAGATACAAAGACATTAGAAAGTGCTATTCAGAAGCTTGATAAGATGCTTGACTCTCTTGGTAAAGGAACGGGAGATTTTAAACAGTTTGAGAATTTATCAAAAGAGTTATCAAGTGTTGTATCAGAAGTACAGAGTTTAAGTAAGGCTTTTGGTAAAGTAGATGATTCTGGTGCGAAGACACTACTCTCTTCTATCCAGAACATTGATAAGTCACTTTCTGAACTGAGTCAGAATATTCTCAATGTTAATAAAAACATGAACAATATGGGTGGCAATACGAGCGGTGCTGTCAAACAGGTGGAGAATATTGGTAATGCATATCAAAATGCTGCAAAAGAAGCTGAGAAATTGGCTGACGCACAAAGTAAACTTGGACAGAAAACGAATATTTCATCTGGAATGAAAGACACATTTCCTAAGACTTCTGAAAACTTAGAACAGGTTGCACAATCTGAACAAAAAGTACAGCAAGAAGCAATGGCAATCCAGTCAAAATGGGAACAAGCCGAAAAAGCAATTCAGAATTACATGAATGCTGTTACAAAACTTAATAACCTTAAAGCCTCTGATAAAAGCACTGGTAAGAAGTCATATGAAATCGCAGGACAAATTGAGGAAATTGAGAAGTTAAAAAAAGAAGCTTATGATGCAAGACAAGTTTTATCTTCTATGATAAATCCTCAGAATGTAGATACAGATACATGGAAAAGATATGTTGACGTGATAAATCGGCTCGATCAGGCATCAAATGGATCGGCTGAATCGGTTAATAGATTAAAAGACTCTTTAAAAAATACTCTAAATTCAGAGCTGAATTCTTTGCAAAATTCTATTGATAAATATCAAAATATCATTACTCAAGCACAAACATATCCGTCCGATTTTCACCCAAGTACAGAATACAATACAAAACTTGCAAATTTAGATAATGCAAATAATGCACTTAAAGACTATAAAGCTTCATTGCAAGGTGTTACTGAACTTACAAAAGAACAACAAAATCAGATTAACAGATTAACACAGAATTGCGAAAAAGCTGCTACAGAATTCAAGAATCTTTCTGCTGCTGAAAAAGGTACAATTAAAGTCGGTGTTGAGAAAGCTATTCAGAGAATCAATAAAGATTTAGCAGAGAATACAAAATATTCTGCGGAAGCCAAAGCCGGTCTTAACGCATTGTTAGAACAATTAAAATCTGGTGATCCAAGTATCAATTTAAGAAAAATCACAGAAGAAATTATTAAAATTGAAAATGCTGAAATTGCTGCTGGTCGTGCTGGAAAATCTCTTTGGGATATTTTTAAAACAAAGTCTACATACGGTTTCATTGGTCAGATGCAAAGCTATTTGAGTATGTATGTTGGATTCTATGGGATGATAAACGGAGTTAAAAAAGCCGTTTCTACTATTATAGAACTTGATACTGCTTTAGTTGACTTAAAGAAAACTACAGCGATGAATGAGAATCAGCTTGAGAATTTTTATTATGATTCTAATAACGTAGCAAAACAGATGGGTGTTACTACAAAAGAAATTATTGATCAGGCAAGTGCATGGTCTAGGCTAGGATACAATACTGCTGAAGCTTCTACAGAAATGGCAAAACTTAGTTCTCAGTTTGCTTCTATTTCTCCTGGTATGAGTGTTGATGAAAGTCAGAGTGGCTTGGTCAGCATTATGAAGGCGTGGTCAATAAATCCAGATCAAGTAAAATCTGAAATTATGGATCCTATAAATAAGCTGGGTAACACAATGGCTTTATCTAACCAAGATATTGTTGAAGGTATGGAACGTTCTGCCGCCGCCCTTGCCGCTGTAGGAACATCGGTGCAAGATGGTTTAGCAATGTTTTCAGGTATACAAGAGGTATTGCAAAATGCGGAAAAAAGCGGTACAGCCCTTCGTAGTGTTGCACTTCGTATTCGTTCATTTGACGAATCGACAGAAGAATACTCGGAAGATTTAGCCAATATAACAGGAGAATTAATTGATCTTACTAAAACAGCAGAACACGCACAAGGTATATCTATCTTTAAAGAAGGTTCTACTACAGAATTTAAAGATTTAACTGATTACTTTGGTGAAATTGCTGACATCTGGGATGAAATGTCACAGAAACAACAAAATGATTTCATTCTTAAAGCTTTTGGTCGTACACAGGCTCAGGCTGGTGCTGCTCTTATTCAGAACTATAAAGGCGTTACCAAGGCTCTTGATGAAATGGAACAAAGCGCAGGATCAAGCGACAAGGAAATGGAAACTATTGAGCAATCTTTAGAGTACCGTATCAACGCACTCAAGGAAACTTGGGTAGGTACAATTCAGCAAATGGTCGATCGTGGATATTTAGGTACTATTGTTGATGGCTTAACTAAATTGTCTGAAGGCATTGGTTTTGTAACAGGCAATCTTGGATTACTTAAAACGGCTGCTTTAGGAATTACAGGCGTATTAGCTTTTAAAAACATCGGTAAATGTTACGTGAGTGCGTAATTTTTCAAATCATTGTTATTGTTTTGAATATGCCCACCTAACTCAAGACAACAATCAAGAGTTGGGAAGATTAGGTCTAGTCAACCTATAGATGTTTCAAAATAAATCGTAATTGTGAGTTGCTATCTCACAGTGCTGGGAAGAAATAAAATATACCGTATATATAAAATAACACACTACAACGTGGCTAGAAATGGCGAGCGTGAATGTATTCCGAAAGGATGTTGGTGACAACAAGAAAAGTCAAATTCAGAAATGGAGGTTATTTGGGTATATGGGGAAACCCTAAGTATCATGTCCTTAATGGACTAAATCGGCAATCAGCAACGGATTCTACTGTAATAGAGAATATTATAGTGGAGGTGTTCAGAGAGTCTAAACGATTTTGAGTTATTATTAATAGCTTGTAAAAGGGACTCCATGCGTAGTTATCGCACTACTCTCGTGACTGAGATATAAAAGCGTAAAAGAGTGTTGTTACTCTCACCCTATTAAACAGCACATTGTTAATAGGATAACAGTAGGGTTCGTGTGTACCGTAAGTTTGAAAGAAACACACAATAAACAGAGAATAAATAAAATAGGAACTGCTCTACTCAGTCCCTAAATCATTTTGCTCGTGCAAATCAACCTCTAAAGAGGTATCATCGTACTGAGCTTTTATGCTAACTTCTTTATATTCACAAATTTTATCTGTAATGTGTTGGATTGTATTGCACACAAAGTATACAGATGTTCCAAGCAGAGCACATACAGAGATAACTGCAATAAGTTTATATAAAGAATTGCACTTAACAGCATATTTAATCATCTTACTCATAACAGTCATCTCCTATCATTGTCTTTGTTTTGAACATCGTACTATTGATAGGTTGGTGTTTGTTTGAAAAACACCGTTTATAAATGGAGATGACAGTATTTTCATTTGAAGCTGTAAGTGTATTATACATCATATTGGAATATTCTGGTAGAGAGAACATATATTCCAAGTAAATCTCGATTTCTTGTCGAGAAAAACAGAGAATAAATATATGACAACATAAAAATAACACCGCATTACACGATGTTATCTTTACTACATTGTTGGTGTGTACAATGTAAGTGAAAAATTATATAGCGGAATACGAAAGTATCCGTTCGCAGTATAACACACAGTCTCTATAATTGAAAGTAGTTTATAGATATTTTGTAAAATAAATAAAATAGAGGACAGTCGTGATGACCTGCCCTCTATTAAGGAATAAAAGGAAATAAATGACAAATACAGAAATAGAATTATTTACGAAAGATTTTTCTAGTCTTGGTGAACATTTGTGATAAAGACTTGGTTTGTGAGTCCGTATAGTCTTTGCACTTATTAACAGTATAACACTTTTCAATTGTATCAACTATGACACAAAGTAAATGACAAGCATATACTAAAAGTCCACCACTTACAAGTATTTTAAATACTTCCAATTCTACCCTCCCTTCTTTGTAGTATTTCTTAAAGTTGGGAAATGTATTGCTCAGAACGAGCTGAATTTATTTCCGATATGAATCGTGCCAAACTACAAATATGGCACTTCGTATGGTAAATACCGAGCATTCTGTCGTGCTATTGACCTGAGATACGATGGCTCAAATACAGTTTGCTTGGTATTATATTACCATATACTTCCAACTTCATAAATCCAGAACATAGGTTTTGTCGAATTTTGAGTTACGAAAAATAATCAAAAATTTTCAAAAATCTTTACAAAAAATTCCATCTGTGTTATCTTCAAAATAGTAAAAATTTTCAATTTTTTGAAGGAGGTAACATAATGGATTATACAGCAAAAACTCGTTCTTTACAGTCGCTTGTAAAGGATATGAATAAAGGTACAATTAATCTTTCTCATAAATTACAGCGACCAGAGGGACAGTGGAATCGTAAGCAACGTACAGATTTGATTGATTCATTGCTTCGTCACTATCCAATTAATCCTACTTATGGTATCGTAGAGGAAGATGGAACATTATCAATTATTGATGGTGTACAGCGTCTTTCTACTATAAGAGATTATATTGGTAATGTATTTGCATTATCGAAAGATATGGGTACTATTATTGTTAATGGTGAAGAAAAGGATTTGTCTGGTTTAAAATTTGATAAACTCGATGAAGATACTCAGGATGAAATTTTAAAATCAGAATTACAAATTTATAGAATGACAGATTGCACAGAAACAGATATTCGTGAGCTTTTCCGCAGACAGAATGCAGGAAAACCATTGTCAAACAAGCTCATGCGTGTAGTACATGAATCAGATGAGTTCAGCGAAAAGGTCTACTCTCTCGCTAATCATCCATTTATGGATAAAATTATGTCAAAGACACAACGTAAGAATGGAACAGATAGAGATACAATTATCCAAGCTATGATGCTTATCTCTTCTAATCAGGAACAGGAATTTACATCTTTTAGAACAAAAGATATTGATGCTTATGTAACTGATTATGCAGATAAGTTTCTTGATAGAGCTGACACATTAAAAGAAGCTATGGATAGATTTAACGAATCATTTGATGGTGAAGTAAAAATTCCATCCACTTCTATCCCCCAAATTTTATATAGTGGTTATAGAATTGTTAAAGACAAGAAATCATTCTCTCGTCTTGCAGAGAAGGTATCTGAATTTGTTGCAACATATGATTCTAATGAAGAATATAAACAATATGTTCTGAGTGGTACAGGTAGCAAAGAAAATGTCAAGGGACGCTTCGATTATTGGCGTGGAATTGTAAAGACATTACAGTAAATATTTGAAGAGTAGTCGGTTGGCTACTCTTCTTTCATGTCCATTTATAAACACACGTTCTGATAGAACTCTGTCGATTATTGGTATATAATGAGACTATAATACTAAATTTGGCGGTGAAAATATGAAAGAACATTTCTATCAAAAAACATGGTTTAAAAATACTATATTAATTTTGATACCTTCTGCAATTTCTGTAATAGGTGTAATTATCTCTATTGTAACAAGTTTGATTGCTAAAATAATTTTTATATTTGCTACAATTATTTTGATGATAATATTAATTGTATTTGTTATTTATTTTAGTAATTTTGAAGAGAAGATTTTCCAGGAATTGCAAGAAGCGAAGGATAAAAACTTTTCATTGACAACTATTCTTGCTCATATGGAGAATAATTATAAAACGGTTACATCAGAAGTTTCTGCTTTTTCAGATATGATTGAAAAATGGGCAGGAACAATTAATTCATTTGCGAATAATATTAAAGAAAACGGTTATGTATCTGATAAAGCATGGAATAAAATTAAAATAATTGATGCTATTTGTGTATCTACTAAAAATATAATTCAACAATACTGTAATGATTTCAATAATGCAAACATATCAGTTAGTTATGTATCTTATATAAAAGATAAAAATGATGAGGAGTGGATACACATGGTTTCTCATTCTAGTGGCATGTCTTTCAGACCGAATGCGTGTAAGTGCGAAGTTAAACTATCAGATTGTATTTATCATTACGCTGATTTAATACGTTGTAGATTATCAGACTTTGAAATAGCGATGAACAATGAAGAAATCTTAAGAATTTTCAAAAAAGTATCTATCACATCAGATCTAAGTAAATATACTCAATATATAGCGATTCCTTTATATTGTAAAAGTGGTAAATTATTAGGAATATTTCAAATAGTAACAAAATATGGGTATATTATCGAAACAGATAGAGATAAAATGCGAACATTTATAACAGATGCCATAATCCCATTTTCAAATATGATTATTCTCGCTGATAAAATTTACAAAGGGTTATATATTAATCCTATACAAATTAATAAGGAGGTGTAATATATTATAATGGCAAAATATAAAAAGCAAGAAGTACATATGATTGATATGTCTGGACGTTTAAAAATGAAAATTGTGCATGAAGAATTCACATCTGAAGACGAATTAGAATGGGAACGTGAAATGGAAGAGATGAATAAAAAAATGGAAGAGTGCATGCAAAAGTATGAAGAAAATTTGAAACGTTTATTTTCTTCTGCTATGGTTGATACTCAAAAGCCACAAAAAGATGCTGACTATTTTATTCGTGAATATGGTAATAAATTTATTGGAAGAAATCCAGACAATATAAAAAATCGACTTCAGCTTTATAATAAATATTTAGAGCAGGATTAATCTCCTGCTCTTTTATTAATCATCATTATTCTTTTCTTTATCCGATATCTTTTTCATATATGATTGCATTCTTGATACGGAATTAATCATTTTTATCATTTGTGGATTTGTAAATGTATCTACTATACTTTTTATTGATGGATCATTTAATTTAACGATTGCATTTATTGCTCCCTCATTACTGAACATCTTATCAATATCTTGTGTGGTTGGTATATTTACATTATTTAAATCTCTACGAAATTCTTGTAAACTTTTAATATTTTGTTCATTATATAATTTTTCTTTGAAATTTTCTGCTAAATCCTCTGGAATTTTATTTCCATATGATCTTTTGATAGTTTTATAGAGTTCTAATAATTGAGTTTGATCACATTCTTGATAAACAGGTTCTGTATTTTCATCTGGCTGAATAAATAACTGCCCGTCGTATTGTTGTATTGAATTATGGTTGATAATAATGCTGCTTTCTAATGTGATAAAGCCATTATCATATTCTAAAACAAAACTATCAATTCTTCTATTATCTCTCGGATAATCATTAAAATTTTTTATGCTACAATCAATATCTATAATAGTTTTATAATTTTCATTAATATTGCACATAAGGCAACTATTTTTCCATTTAACATATCCATTTTTCGTCATTTGAATTAATGAATATACAAACTGGAAATTGTTGCTTTCTGATGTTTTTTGATTACGCCCTATTAACTCGTCAATGGAAACGTTAAAGTAGTCTGCAATATCTACTATTTTATCAAGAGATGGAGAACTCTTTGTCCATCTACTTATAAGACCTGCTCCAAATCCTAATTCTGCTTCTAATTGAGATGGAGTAATATTATTTGATTTACAAATTTCTCGTATTGATTTTACTAATAATTCATTATCCATATAAGCACCCTTCTTTGATGTTTATTACAATTTTTGAAAATAATGCATTTTTGTATTGACTTTAACTGTTATTTAGTATAGTATGAATATATCACATATTTGACGTTTTCGTCAAATAAAAAATCCTTACTCCACCGACCAAAGTTTAGTAAGGATTCAGGAACGTGTATATCACGTTTTTACATTACATATTATACACGTTCCTTTTGAAACATTCAATATATTTTTTCAGAAGGGGGATATCATTATGAATGATGATACAACTTTAGCAGTTGTCAAAGAGACTGAGATTCTTGGAAAGAAAATTAAAGTGTATAACAGTATTGAGTCACCACTTTTTCTTGCGAGTGATGTTGCTGAATGGATCGAACACTCGCAAACTTCTAAAATGGTAAAGTCCGTAGAAGATGATGAAAAGCTGATGGGAACATTATTCCTGTCAGGTCAAAACAGAGATGCATGGTTTTTAACGGAAGACGGATTATATGAAGTATGTATGCAGTCCCGAAAGCCTATTGCCAAGCAGATGAAGAAGGAAATCAAAAAGTATCTTAAATCTATTCGACTTACAGGTGCAGCTATTCCAGAAGGCAGAGAACAGGAAATGGTAAACTATTATTTTTCTTCTCTCTCGTCAGATTTACAATGACAGATCGTGAATGAACTTATCGAAAAGAATAAGCAACTTCAGGAATTTTATGATGATTTGATGAACACTGAAGGTCTTATGCAGATAAACACCGTGGCAAAAGAACTTGGTATTGGAGAATATACACTATTCGCTTATCTTAGAATGAAGAAAGTGTTCTTCTATGACAAGGATATGGTGAATGTACCATATGAATGTTTCCGTAGAGAAGGTAAATTTGCAGTAAAAGAAACACCTTGTCATGACGGTAAAATGAGATCCGTTACATATGCTACTAAGAATGGATTGGATTACATTAGAAAACTACTTCGCAAAGACGGTTATTATAATGCGGAGGTGGCTTAGATGGATTACATAAAACTCATCGCATTAAAAATTGATGACTTCTGTTCTTCTATCTATTTCGAGGATAACTACGCCAATAGTGATTTAGGAGTCGCCAAGAAAGATATAAAGCATTTAGAGGAACAAGGATGCGTTTGTTTCTTACTGAATGTTAAAAGCAACATTGAAACCAATACATACGACAATTAAAGAGAGAATATATAAATAGACGAGTCCGTAGCTGGTGATGAACTACGGACTCGTTGATTGTACTACTCTCCTACTCTCTTTATCAATCTCTCAAAGGATGTGAATTATGAAAAATTAAAAATGAAGAATCCTACTCTTTGTAGAACGAACTATCAACTTCAATTCCACACTGGTTTGCAGATAAATGAAAGTCTTTAGTCTTTTTGGAGAAGACACTATGTACCAGATAGTAGCCTAATCCTAGTCCGACAAGTTTCAGAATAAATGTAAGCACAAGTTCTACCATTTTTCACCTCCTTTCCGTGATATAGATAACGGTCGGGAATTTGGTGTGGAGAACCCACTAGATGTTTTTCTTCCAAGAGCGTTACACTCACTTTCCTCCTAAGAACTAGGAATGTGAAATTAATATGTGACATGATAGAAGTTACGCACAAGGCTGTAGTGCGCTCACAGCCATACTTCTATACATGTCTTATTTTAGCACCTATTGGAAATTTTTGGTAATCAGAACGTATGTTTAGGTGAATAATTGGAGGTATTAGATGAAAACATTAAACGAAATTAGAGAAAGAATTCGTACAATAAATCCAATGTTTACAGATGAACTATTAGATTTATTGTACGAATATATGTTTGTAAAATATTTAAATGACTATAAAGAAAAAATTGGGACAGATGATTTACAAGATATTATTGATTATGTGTTAAATCCAATAAACTATGTGAAAGACGAGCACTAGTTCTGCTCGTCTTTCTGGGTTTCTTGAGACATCTGTAGTGCTTGTGTTGTCATTTCTGCTATAAGATTAACTATATCTTTATTAAGATCAGTAGTTAATCTTATATCTTTAAAGTTAGATATTAATTTCTGTTTTATTTTTTGATTTTCTTCTGACAATTTTACTTTCATAATAAACCTCCATTTGTGTGTTTTTTAATAAAAATATTTTATCACTTTAAAACTACAAAAGGAATATAAAACATATGTTTTGTTAAACATTTACAAATTTTACCACTTACTTCCGCAGCTATTACACTTCCAAGTTTTACCCAAATCTCCTGCTCCAAATATTCCGAATAAACCAACTTTTGCTGCTTTGCCGATATTTGAAATTTTAGAGAGATTTGTGGAACCACATGTAGGACATTTAGGTACATTCGAAGTCGGATATTCATAAGGCACATAATTTATACGTTTATTATATGCTACAGGACTAAATTCAGGTGCTTGTTTTAATTCTGGATGGTTCTTTGTATAATTATCAACTTCATCACACGTACCTTGTATAGAATCTTTATATTTTACATGACAATATGGACAATATTCTATTTTTGTTTTTATCCCACAATCTAAACAACTCGGACAATATACCCCTTTAATAATTGGTTCTAATTTCTGTAATTTATATCCACAATTAGGACATATTTCTGCTTTATCTGATACTTCTTTGTTACACTCTGGACAATTAATTAGCATACATACATCACCTTCTCATTTTTAATTAAAATTATACTCTTCAAACAAGTATAAATCAATAACCATAGTACGATATTCAAAACAATAGATAATAACGGTGATCTGAAAGTTGTTACAGTAATGAAAGCCAGAAAAATTGCACAAGATGAATTAACAGCATCTATTGCAAGACAAGAATTACAATTAATTGCGGATGAAAAAGCACTAACTAGATTAGAAGCGAAAGTTGCAAGTGGAATTCCATTAGAACAAGCAATGGCTACAGAAATGAACGGTGCAAGTATTGCTGCTAAAAATCACGCAATCCAAACACATGGTTTGAATGGAACAACAGATGCATTCGTTGCTAAACAAAAAGCGGCTCAGGCACAGTTAAAAGCTACTGCAAATGATTCTAAAAAATTGATAACAACTTTGAAAAGTGTAGCCGCAAATATTGGTGTTATGATTGCATTCACAGTAGCAATAAAAACTATTGAATACGCATGGGATAAGGCAAACACTACAGTAGAAGAAGTTCAAGGCAAAATTGATGATTTGTCCTCTTCTATCTCCACATTAGAAGATGAATATAAATCATTAAAAGAAACAGGATCGGAAAATCTGACTACCGCAGAACAGGCACGATTACAGTATCTTGAAGATCGTATTGAGCGTGAAAAAGAGTTAAAAGAACTGGAAGAAGCCCGTCTTATCAGAGAAAAATATGGTAGCAATTTTACAGATTCTTTTGATGAAGATAACCAGAATGCAAAATATAGTGATTTCCGTGAAAAATATTTCGATGGAATGAGCAAAGTAGATGTCACTTCTTTAGCATATGGAATCGACCATGATGAGAAGAACGTTATTGACATTGGATCAAAGATTGACGAATATTTAGAGAGCCAGAAAAAGATTAAGCTGTACATAGATCAGATGAACAAATATGACTCTAATCGTCAGGAATATATTTGGGCTGATGAATTAAAGACAAAAGAAGAAAATAAATTAGAAAAACTAATTCCACAGCTTCAGGAAGAATATCAGAATTACAAAGAAGCCAAATATGAAGCTGAGACAGCTATTGATGAAATGACACAGGATTTAGACAATCCTAATCTGACAGATAAAGACAAAGAAACGATTCAGAGTTGGATTGCACAGTATCAAGATGTTGTCAAAATTGCTGATTATTACATTGGTTTAATGAGAGACATCCCGGCTATTCCAAGTGATACGGATACCAACACATATCATAATTGGTATAGCAAATTATCCGATGACGAAAAAGAATTAGCTAACAGTGATGATTTCAAAGAAGCTCTTGAAAAACAAAAAGAAGGACTGGGAAAAGCTGCTTTAGCCGCAAATGATTATGATATTGCTTTACAGGAAGTAAAAAATGCACAAGAGTCTGTTGCAAATAGTGGTGATGGCATTGGAACAACTTCTTTTTCAGATACTATTACAGAACTTTCTGATTTACAAGATGATTTATCAGATCTTGATGAAGCAATGGCAAATATTGTTTCGGATGGTAATGTAGATTTATCATCTTTAGACGGATTGATTGAAGCATTTGGTAAATTAGAAGAAGCTGGTAAAAACATAGATACATCTACTATTGATGAAGCAATGAAATCCTTATCTGATGCTACTTCTATCCAGTCAGCACAGCAGGCATTAGACACTTTGTGCACAGAGTATATCAAAGCGTCTGGCATTCTTGATGATTTAAATGAGAGCAACAAAAATCTCATTGCAACAAGATTACAGGGAATGGGCGTAGCTAATGCAGAAGAAATGGTCGAGGCTCGTTTAGCAGCACAGAAATATGCTACAGCTAATGGATGTATTGATCTTGCAAATGCAACATGGGAAGAGATTTCTGCATTAATTGCTGAAGGTAACGCTTCTCAGGAGACACAACAGTATCTTGCTAATTTAGCACTGTCAAAAATTGATGTTAATAATATTAAGCTGGACACAAAAGCCGATGTAGATAACATTATTGCTATCGCAAATGCGGCAGGTGCAAGTGCAGCTCAGATTGCAGCATTAAAAACTGCGTTAGCTTCTCTTAGTAATGCGAACATCACAAAATGGGATGACGCAAATAAAGGTGGTGGTATGGGAAGTACTAATCTTATGAACCCAGCCAAATTAAATACACCTTCTAGCGGGAATTCTAAGATTGACCAGTTTGCAAAACAGCAACAGGCACAGAAGACGAAAGATGCTGTACAGGATGCTACGGATACACTTGCAAAGACATTAGACAATATAAAAAATGGTGCATATAATCTTGACGCATCCAATTTTTATGCTAATTACTCTGGTGGCTCTGCTACAAGTAAAGCGGTCAATGATGCTGCAAAAGCAGCCAAGGATGCTGCAAAAGATGTAAAAGAAGCTGTTGCAGAAACATTTGATTTTATTGAAAATGGTATCAATCGTTTTGATAAAGCATTTTCTAAACTCGAAGATAAAGTAGACAAAACTTCTTCTTCGTTCACCTCTCGTTTAAATGCATATAAAGAGGCTTTAAACGCTGCAACATTTGGCATTGAACTTCTCACAGATGATTACAACAAATATATGCAGAAAGCAAATGAAATTGGTCTTAATGAAGATATTGCTTCTGCTGTTCGTGGTGGAGCTTCTAATATATGGGATTATTCAGATGATACTGTAAAACAGCAAATCAAGGACTATCAGAATTGGTATGATAAAGCGCAGGATTGTTTGGATAAAATAGATGAGTTAAAAGATAAACAGCTTGAATTAACTCAAGCAAGTATCGAATTACTTATCACTCAGTATGAAAAGCTTTCTACAAAAGTTGAAAATGCGAATGACCGCATGGAGAAATGGATCTCTTTAAAAGAGTCATGGGGATTTTCTGCAAATACTAAGAATTATAATAGTATGAACAAAAATATCCAAAAGCAGATTGATTATATTAATAAACAAGATGAGCAATTAAAACTGTTACAGAAAACAGTTACAAAAGGTTCTGAAGCTTGGTATGAATATAATGAACGTATTGATTCAAATAAGGCATCTCTGATCGAATTAAAACAGCAAATGCAGGAAAATGCTACTGCCGCCGCTGTGTTAGCAAAAGCGACTGCTGATAAAAAGACAGAAAAATATGATTCACAAGATGAATTATATGATGCTAAAATTGACAATGCTACGTCTGCGAAATCTAAAAATAAACTGATTGACAAAAAGATCTCTAATATCAATAAGACACAGAAGGCTTATAATACTGCTGTTTCTACTGATAACAAAAATCTTAAATCTGCAAAGAAAACAATTAGTAAATTCAAATCTACCAAAGAGAATAAAAAGATCCTTGCTTCTATTAAGAAAGCTGCAAAATCTGGTAAACGTATCTCACAGTCTTTATTAAATAAAGCATCCAAGCTGAATGATAATGGCAAGCTGTATAACGCATGTGTGCAGTACAATGCTTATTTAGATGCGAAAGAAGCCGACAAAGCTACTGCTGATTTATACAAAGAAACAGCAAAACAGGATAAGGCTACTCTTGCAAAAGAAAAGTTTGATAATATTTCCTCTGATTATGAGAATAAAATTTCTAGTAATGAGCAGAAAAAGACATCTATTAACAATAAGATTTCTCTTGCACAGGAACAGGGAAAACAGGTAAGTACAGCTTACTATAAATCTCTTATTTCTGCCGAAAAAGGCGAGCAAAGTAAACTCATCAAAGAAAGAAAAAAACTTCAGAAGAGTTTGAATGATGCTGTTATTAGTGGTTCTATCAAAAAAGGCAGTGATGAATGGTTTGAAATGGTCAGTGCAATCAATGAGGTAACTAATGCTATAGACGAGTCAACTCAGTCTATTGTCGAATTTCAGAATGCCCTTCGTCAATTAAAATGGAATACTTTTGATAAATCTCTCGAAACTGTAAAACGTGTCAATAGTGAAGCTGATTACTACATTGATCTTTTGAGTCATAAAGATATGACTGATAAAGACACTGGTAATTTCACTGAATATGGTATTGCTACAATTGGATTGCACAAGACGAACTATGACAATTACATTGCGCAGGCAGAAGCATACCAGGATGAATACAACAACATCATGGAACAGATAAGGAAAGGTGAATTATCTACATCTGATGAAAATGTTATTCAACGTCTGCGTGATTTACAGAATGCTCATAGAGATGCGAAGAAATCTGCCGAGGATGAGTTAGAGTCTATTAATGATCTTGTAAAACAGGGTTATGAAGCACAAACAGATGCACTGAGTAAGCTGATAGAAAAATACAAGAAATTAAAAGATTCAGAACTTGAAGCCTATAAATATCAGAAAGAAATTGCCGAAAAGACAAAACAGATTGCTTCTTTACAAAAACAGTTAACAGCTTATACTGGCAACAATTCTGAAGAATCCCGTGCAACAATTCAAAAGTTAAAAGTTGAATTAGAGAATGCCAAATCAGATTTAAAAGATACACAGTATGAGAAATTCATATCTGATACTGAGGATATGCTTGACGATCTGATGAGTGATTATCAGGAATTCATTGACGAAAAACTCAATGATACAAATACAATTCTCGATAGTATCAAAGAACTTCTTGGTGGCAATGATGGTATTATTGCAACACTGAAATCCTTAGATTCAAGTCTGACAAATACTACAAAAGATCAGATTGATTCCAGTACTACCAATGGTGGTGACGGAGGACAAGGCGCAAAGGATTATGTAAATAATACTGTTACTAATGATCGGAATACTGTAAACACTCCTGCCGATACAAGTAGTTATGACGCTGCGGCGGCTGCCGAAGCTGCTAAACAGATAGAAGCAGAAAAGCAAAGACAAGCAGAAATACAGAAATTTAATGAACAGCGTGCTAATTTGAATGCTCAGATTGCCGAAACAGATAATCAGTTACGGCAGTTACAGGCTGAATTGAACGCTGCCAAAGCACAGTATAATGCTTCTAAAGCTGGTGTAAAAAATAAGGACAAATTACGTGCACTTAAAGACGAATACACGGAAAAAACAGTGCAGGTACGGGCACGTATGAGTGATCTTCAAAACAATAGAACTGTTTTAGTCAATCAGCTTAACTCATTTCCTAAGTTTGCAAAAGGTTCTAAACACATCAATGAAGATGGTCTTGTATTGACTCAGGAGGAAGGTGCTGAACTTCAGTATGACTCTAAGAGTGGAACAATTGTTACTCCTGATGGAGCACATTTAACTCGTGTTCATGGTGGAGATATGATTTTCACAAATGAGATGTCTGAAAACCTTTGGAAACTGGCTAAGATGAATCCTGCACAGATGTATGCGGGGCAGTTCACGCCGGTTACACCGGATTTCTCAAAGAGTGTGAATAATTCAAGTAATATTGAGGTCACTTTTGGAGATTTGGTATTACCTGATGTAACAAATAGCGCAGAGTTCGCAGACAGCGTTGAGTCTGTTATGCGTGAAGCTATTTGCAAGAACGGAAAGACAACACAGTGTATTACTGAAGCAGTTTCTGCCAAGCAACTTAAGAAAAATAGTATAGGTAATGCAAGGTTATATAAGTAACCACTTTATCCCATGTAGGTATCATAGCCTATGTGGGATTTTTATATGTAAAAAAAAATCGAAAGGAGAATAAGCAAATGCCAAAAATAGTTTTTAATGAGAATTTTGGTGTAGATGAAATTACTATCTTACTAGAAAGACGTGACTTTCATAAATACGGAAAACTTATAGATACAACTGACATCGAATATAAAGATACATTAAATGCACCAGAGTTATCATTTACTGTATATAAGACAGAAAATGAATTATGGGATAAAATTAACAATTATAATCTGGTATATATTCCTGAGTATAATGAACATTTTTCTATTACTGTAAATACTACAGAAGAAAATACAACTCAAAAATCTGTTACATGTACATATCTTCCTGTAAATGAATTGCAGAATGTAAAACTTAGAAATATTGAAATTAATACAGAAGATGATATTGCGAGAGATGATTACGATGAGAACTACCCAACTATTTTTTATCGTGATTTATCTGCTTTTTCAGAAGGAAGTGAAATGTATAAGAAATTATATAACTCTTCTCTTCTACATCGTATTTTAGACAAAGCGTCGAATTATAAAATTGGTCATGTTGATACTTCTTTGAAAAATTTAAAATCATGGTTTCAGTACTCTATTAATGACAGCAATGTATATGACGAATTAACTGGCGAAATCTCAGATGATTACCAATGTTTATTCACTTTCGATTCAACGACAAGAACTATAAATGCATATGATCTTTGTAATACATGCAAAGATTGTGGGTATCGTGGAGATTTTCATGATAAATGTCCTGAATGTGGAAGTACAAATATTGGTGGTGCTTATGGTGAAGATACAACAATTTATATTTCAAAAGAGAATCTTTCTACTTCTGCTTCTATTGAAAGTAGTGATGATAGTTTAAAGAATTGTTTTTATATTGTTGGTGGAGACGATTTAATGTCTTCTGCTGTTGCTATCGCAAATCCAAGTGGTACAAATTATATTATCAATTTTTCTGATGAAATGTATGAGAATATGCCGAGTGATTTAGTCGAGAAAATCAAAGCATATAATGCAAACTATCAAGAATGTATAAATAGCAGAGCATTTAACTTTTCTTCGAATGAAGTTAACCAATATAATCAGATTGTCAAATATGTAAATGAACATTATCCAAAAATAGATGATGACGGCAATAAAGTTGATAGATATAATACTATCTCATCTCCTATTATTGGATATAAGAATATAGCATCTTTATGTTTCGACTGTATTGATGTTGGTTTAATTTTGCAGACTTCTATGGGCAAAACAATAGAAATGGACAATCTTACAATTCAGGAAACAATGAATTTATTGACATTCGCCAATTTATCGCCTGTTGCAGTTAAATCAGATTTATCAATGGTTGCAACAAGTGTTGTATCAAATACTGTGCTTGGTTCTTGTAAAGCATTAATTAATACTGCATTGTATAAAGTGGAAATTGTAGATGCTTCATATGACAAAACAAATCATGCTTGGAAAGGTAAATTTAAACTCACAAGCATTGAGGATAATACAATTACTCTCACAGGAAATGAGATATCTATTATTGTAAATAATGATATGGAAACATATCTCAAACAGAATATCCAAAGATGTTTAAATAAGCTTGATACGAATTATAAAGACTTAAAAGACTTAGAAACATCTGATGCTGATTTTAAATCTGAATTGGCTTATTACAGTTTCGACTATTTGAGTAGTCTAAAGGATTCTTTTGGTAATGTTTTAGGTATTATTCTTGAATCTGAACAGGAAGAATTAAAGAATAAATATCAGACTTGGTATAGTAATCGAGTTGGGTGGCTTGAATCAGAAATGAATAAAAGACAGTTACAAATTGATGCTGTCCATAGATTATATAACTATGATAATAAATCTGGCACTGTATATGATATTCAAAATTCTCTGCAAGATGAATTAAACTTAGAAACATATCTTGGGAAGGATATGTGGACAAAATTTTGTGCGTTTCGTATGGAAGATACCTATCAGAATGATAATTATATCTCTGATGGATTAGATAATGGTGAGCTAGTAACTCGTGCAACGGAACTGATTGACGCTGCAAAGAAAGAGTTATATAAAGCAAGTCATGTACAATATACAGTTACTTCTACTATCAATAATCTTCTTGCACTTCCAGAATTTAAACCTATTGTGAATAAGTTTGAAACAGGTAATTGGATTCATGTATGTGTAGATGAGAAGATATATTATTTAAGATTACTCTCTTATAAAATTTTATATTCTGATATTTCAAAAATTGAGGTTGAATTTTCTACTGTTGAAAGAACATGGTCTGGTTCATCTGATATTCAAAGTGTCATTGAAAATGCACAATCTATGGCATCTTCATTCTCATATACAGCTCAAAAAGTAAAAAATAATGTTGCTGCTTCTAAGTATGTTCAAAACTGGGTACAGAAAGGAATGGAAGCTACTACAACAAAAATTGTAAATAGTGCTGATAATCAAAATGTCGTATATGATTCTAGTGGTATTTTATGTAGAACATATGACGATTTAATTGATACATACGATTTATGCCAGTCACGTTGGATTAATAGTGGTTTATACGTGACTGATGATGGTTGGAAATCTGTTAAGGCTGCTGTAGGCAAGTATATTTATATTGATCCAGAAACAGGTAATGAAGTAACTACTATGGGTGTTATTGGAGATACTATTGTTGGCAAATTAATTATTGGGGAAAATCTTGGAATATATAACCTTAATAATTCTATGACATTTAATATTGATGGCTTAAGAATTACAAATGGAATAAACACATTTACTGTCAATCCAAATAGTGTAGCAAAATTATTGAAAATTTCTAAATATAATACAGATATTTTTTATGTAGATGATAATGGCAATTTGAATTTGACAGGAAATGTCAACGGCTGTAGCTTTGATGGTGGAAAGATAAACATAGGCGATGGTAATTTCGTTGTAAATGAAGACGGATCAGTAATCTCCAAATCAACAATTACAGGAGCAACTCTTCGTGGTGGAAGTATTGGGATTGGTGGAAACAATAATGATAATTTTGTCGTAAATTCTGATGGATCTGTTATTTCTAAAGCTTCTTTGAGTTTTGGAAATGGTCTATTGACTTATAATACAACGAACGGATTGTCCGTAAAGGGAAATATTTACTTAAATAATGCTTTAATGATGTGGCACGCAGAGGACGAAGGCGGGTTTGAGGCTATGTATGAAAAAGCACTTTCTTGGATGTATACAAGTGATGCATGGTTCTTACAAGTTGGTGGTGCTGGATGTCGGATGAACTCTCTTGATGTTTCTAATTATATTCAATGTGATTTTATCAATGCATCAAACGATATTTCATGTAATAATATTGACTGTAGAGGTTCTATAAATGGTAACTCTTCCACTGCAACAAAATTAAAAACTCCACGCACTCTTACGATAGGTCGTGCTGGAAGGGTTTTTGACGGTTCAGATAATATCGGGTGGACTTTGGCAGACATCGGTGCTGCAACACAAAATGAAGTCAATAGTCTAAAATCGAGAATAGAAGCATTAGAAGGTAGAATAAATAGTTAATTATAATAATAAAAAGGAGTCAGAGGATGAAATTAAAAGGAATTGATATCTTAAATATCAGTGAGGTATTTTCGTTTCTTGCTACTAAGGAAGTAAACTTAAATACCGCTGTTACTATTGTGAATAATATAAAAATATTATCTGTACCAAAACAGGTATTAGATGAGAAAAGAAACAAATTAATATCTGAATATGCACTAAAAGAAAATGGTGAAATCGTAACAAATGATGATGGTTCTGTAAAAGAAATTACAAATAAAAAAGAATTCAACAAAAAAATGAACGCTTTGTTTTTAGAAGAAGTTGATATTGATGAAATGAAACCTGTGCCAACAAAGTCATTATCGAATATTACCATTTCTCCGCAGATGCTTGCAATTTTAATGCAGTTCAATTTAATTAAAGAGGAATGATTATGAAAATATGTACAGACTTTGAATATGCTGGTGAAATGTTATCTGATTATGGTATGATGCTCTGTTCTTTTGATAGTGGAGGCGGTATAGAAACCGTCTCTTCTGGAGCAGATGTTACTTTTAATCAGATAAAGCCCATCGGCAGTAATAGGTTTAATTTATATTCTTCCACTTACGATACAGCTTTATCAGCTACTTTTCAGATTTGTAAGAATCCATGTCGATTAAAAAATCAAGAAGAAATGAGACTTTCATTCGAGGAAGTTTCAGCTATACAACGATGGTTGTGTCGTAAAGATGGGTACAAACGCTTTAAATTAGACAAGGAAGGCTATGAACACGTATATTGGAACGGAACATTCAGTTCAAAACAAATCGTCTTAAATGACCAAATATTAGGCTTAGAACTAACATTATATACGGATGCACCATTTGCTTTTATGGATGAAGTATCTACTGAGTATGAATGCTCGGCAGATACTTCTTTTAATTTGTGGGATAACTCAGATGAGACTACAGATTTGAACAATTCTCTTAGACCAGATATGGAAATTACTATTTTATCTAATGGAATTTTTAAGTTGACAAATTCTATGGATACAAAATCTTTTATACTAAGAAATTGCAAATCTGGTGAAGTAATAACAATTGATGGGAAAAATCAACTTATTACTTCTTCTCTCTCGTCTCATAATTTAGCAAATGACTTCAACTATTTCTTCCCACGAATTATCAACAATTATAATGAGCGTTGTAATACTTTCACGCCGAATTTGAATTGCAAAATAAAAATAACCTACTCTCCTATTCGGAAAGTTGGAATTTAGGAAGGAGATGTATACAATAAATGAGTTTAGTTTTTAATCAAAAAATCACATTGGACTTGACAATATCAAGAGTGCAGAATGTGCATTGTAGTCAAGATGATGCAGATTCAAGAAATATTCTTATTACTTTGTCTGATAATGGGAAACCATATAGTATTCCTTCAGAAGTAAGAATATTTCTAAAAATTTCAAAACCAGACAATACATATGTATATATAGATGAAGACGATGCTGATCATTTGTTTAGGAATGATGATGGTACAATATCCATTATATTGTCAGAACAAGCAACATGTGTACCAGGTATTTGTGAAGCAGAATTACAGTTCATAACTCCAAAAGAAACTATATCTACAAGAAAGTTTAATATTATTGTTAAAAAATCAGTAATAAATGATGAAGAAATAGAATCTGTCATCGAATCTAATATTATTCAAAAAATGATTCGACATTTGATTGATTTTATGAATCCACATAAAGTAAATAAAGAACAAGTTGGACTCGGCAATGTGCCAAATGTTACAACAAATGATCAGACACCAACATATGAAGAAGCCGAGGAATTTGAAAATATCTCTAGTGGAGAAAAATTGTCTATTGCGTTTGGAAAAATTCAAAAAGCCATCTCTTCATTACTTGGACACATTAATAATTTCGATAACCCACATAAAACAACAAAAAGTCAGATTCAATTAGGGAATGTTGATAATACTTCTGATGTTGATAAACCTGTTTCCACAGCACAACAGAAAGCAATTGATGGTGCTTATGCCAATTCTAATAAATACACAGATCAAAAAATAGCAGATTTAATTAATGGTGCTCCCGAAACAATGGATACATTGAAAGAAGTTGCAGATGCCATCGAAAAAAACAAATCTGTTGTAGAAGCATTAGATAAATCTATAGGAACAAAAGCAAATCAAAATGAATTAGATACTCATACAGGAAATGACACTATTCACATTACATCAGATGAAAGAACTAAATGGAATGACGCAAATAACAAAAAACACACACATTCTAATAAATCTGTTTTAGATGGTATTACTTCGGAATTGGTTCAAAAATGGACTGAAACAAGTTCAAGTTCTGTTACCGGAATCAAAGGTGTAAATGAAGATTCTTTCCGTAGGGGCAATGTAGAACTCACAGCAGAAAACGTCGGTGCAGTGGCAACCGGCGGAGATACAGCAGAGAATACAGCAACTTTTACGAGTAGTGATGTGGCAGACGGATCAGCGTCAGCGTGGACGACTGTATCAAAATTATCAAGCGGCGAAAAACACTCTTCAATTTTTGCAAAGGTGTCACAGATGTTCAAGAATGTGCGGTATCTCTATAAAATGCTTGGAACGACAGACATTTCTAAGATTGGGAATGGTACTTGTACCGGGGCGATATCATCGTTAAACAGCGGTTTAGCAAATAAGTATTTTATTAAAATAATGAAAAGCGACTGGTCTGGAATTATGGGTTCGCTTATGCCAATGTTTAATATTAATAATGATAATATGATAGATCTCATTGCACACAACGAGCAGAATGATACTTATCCTGGCGTACGAGTTGCCCGTGCTAGTGCAGATTATGATGGTAATAACATTCCAGACACATATTTAAAAAAGTCAGATGCCAAAAATAATGTATCTGGCTTATCCAATACTGCAACAAATTATAATGACCAAACTCCTGTCGTGCAGTATTTCACTGTCCCGGATGATGGGTATTATCTTATTACAGGACTTGTCACTTTCAGTTCAAACGCAAATGGGTTTCGTGAAGTTTTTATAACAAATACAACATCTAACTATGTCATGGGACGAGTCAGAGTTCCTGCGGTATCCGGCGGTGCAGTAACTTT